TCTGTCGGTAATGGCACTGTTACGATTACGCAGAATGGTACGAATAAAGGTAGTTTTACACTCAATCAGTTTGGTAATGCGACTATTGCTCTTACAGATACAGACACTAACACTTGGCGACCAGAAGAAGTTATCGTTTCTTCTTCTAAGCCTAATGCAAGTACTTGTAAATTATGGATTAAGATATAGTGATAATATGAAGAATATTTTAACACAGCGCACTTTTAGTGAGGTCTGCTGGTGGGGGGCGATGTAATTGGCTAAAGCATATTATCCTAGCGGTGGGTCTTTTAAAGAGTGGACTCCAGACATGGTGGGAGCAGCAGCTGCTAGTCATAGCCATAATTATGCGGGTGCAGATTCCGCAGGAAGTGCTGCTAATGCTGTAAAAAATTATGGTACTGCAACAACAAATGCATTAAGGCCAATTTGGTTTTTCAGATAGTGGCAATGACACTCACAGAGTCCATAATGATAATTTTAAATATAATCCAGAAGGAAATGTTGTAACATGTAATATTTCTGGAACTGCCAATTATACAAAATCTCTAAATGGCACTGTAAGATATGTTACTCAATCTAGCGCTGCTAAACCATATTGGCGTTGTTTGAAAATAGAATCAGCGCAAAACTGGTTTGATGGTAGCGTTATTTTATGTGTAGACGCTGGCTATGAAAGTGGAGGATTCGGTATTCTAGCAGTCCGTTTGCGTAATGATAATGTAGCTGAAAGTACAGTAGCTACTCATGGAACCGTTCAATGGCTTTGCCGATACGGATATAATGCTAATCAATTTATTTTAAAAATACATTCAGCTAAAGCAACAACTGGATATGCTGATCTATATTTTCATGCCACAGGCACATATAACTCATGTAATGTACGTATTTTAGCAGCTAGTACTCGCGGCGCTAATGGCTCAGCATGGACATTAACGAATGATGAACCAAGGGCTGCAATGGATACAAGAGCATATAATGCACAAGCCACTGGATATGATGTTGGTAATGTTGCTTATGCCAGTAGTGCTGGCGCTGTTGCATGGGGAAACATTAGTGGTAAGCCTTCGACATATGCTCCATCATCTCACACACACGATGACCGCTATTACACCGAAAGCGAAATGAACACGAAGCTCAATGCCAAGGCAGCGAGCGATGTTATAACCATATCTGGTACAAAACCTACTAGTGATACATGCAAGATATAGATTAAAATTTAAGATTGAAAGGAATTTTTTATGAAAATCTATATTTCTTGGGGGGGGGCTTAAGCCCACATCAACTAGTTTGATTGATTTAAATGGCTGAACTTTATCTTTCTGATGGTAGTGAATTTTCTAAAATACCGCTGTTGACAGAAACAGTAACAACTGATACGAATCTAGATAATCATACCAAAACTGGTTATTATGTTGTCAGGGGAGTGCCGTCAACTGGCGGTAACGCATCTTCTCCCGTTAGTCAATGGGCGAGTGTATTCACCGATGCAGATATTGGCACTCCTTTTCAGATTGCGATTCCAGACGGAGCCGTTTCTTATTTATATAAAAGAGCGTTAGGTTCTAGCACATGGAAAAAAATGTCTGCGGCGTACCTCGTATCTCCCCTTATGGCTATGGCGTAGTGCCTAACTTCGCTACTCCTTGTGGCTGCAACGGAGTTACTTTTTAATCCTATCTATCTTTAGGAGTTTATTATGGGCATCAAAACAGTAGGCAGATTCACTTATGATAGTGCTACTGCAATTACGCTAGCTGCTGGCGACACCATTCCAGTACCTAACTCAACAGTATCTAATAAGTGCGTCTCGTGCGATGGTAAGAACATCACTATTAACAATAGCGGTCTTTATCAGATTGTGGCGAATTTCACATTTGCCGCAACAGAAGCAGGACCAATAGAAACACAAATGTATCGCAACGGCAACGCTCTTCCAGCGGCACATGCTATCGACACAGGTGCCGCAGCAAGTAATCTTGTGTCTCAGGCGTTTTCCGCACTTGTCACGGTTCCTTGCAATGCTCCGCAAGCAACAATTAACGTCAAGGCGTTAAGTGCTACGAGTGTCCGTATTGCCAACATTATTGTGGTAAAGATTGCGTAATGGAAATTTTTAAAACGCTACTTGACCAAGTCGATGATGAAATATGCGGTGCAAAGGAGTATGCGGAGCTAGCGCTGTCATTGAAAGACGATTCACCGCAACTGTCTAGTATGTATAATGATTTGTCTAAGCAAGAGTATTCTCACATACAGATATTACATTCACATTTACTCAAGGTTTATGAATCTCTTGGAGAACAAACTGATATAGTGCAGAATCTATTTGATTGGCAAAACAAAAAACTAATTGACGGTGCGGCACATGTCAAGACATTAATTGATATGTACAAGTAGCTTAAATTTTTGGGCAGAATTATGTAAATAGTTCTGCCCATTTTTTATGTATAATTAGTAAAATACGATTTAAAAGGAAAGGAGGAATTGAATGGGCTATTCTTATTATAGTGCTTCTGCTAGCGCTAATCAAAATACCGTAACGGTAGTAGTAACTATGAATAACAATGGCATAACTTGGGACGAGGGCGGCGTCACTTTTTGGGCAGAAGTACAAGGATGTTCTAGACAGTCTATTTCAGGAGTTGCCATTCCATATGGTCAAAGTATATCAAGAACTTTTAGTTTTTCTGTTGGCAATAGTACGTCTGCAAGGACACTTTGGTTTAAGGGCGGCGGTGGCGCTATTGGTTCTTTTGGAGCTACAGAAGGTTCTGGAAATGTATATGTTCCTGCAACACCTCCATCTGTCACAACCCCTCCTATAGTAACTAATCAAAAAGCTGTATTATCTGGTTCAACAGTTACTATCTCTTGGACAAATAATGGTTCTGGTACAAGCAATCCAACAGGTAATTACGTAGACGTGAAAATTGATAATGATAACTGGAAAAATATTTTAAATACAAAAGCTACCAGCACGACATATACTGTCTCTGCTAATCATAGGTACCAATTTAGAATTAATTCATATAACTCTGCTGGGCAGTCAGCGTATCAAACTACAAACACTATTTATACTGAGCCATCTGCACCCTCTATTGTTAATGCAAACGCTACAATTCTGCCAACAGCCGGTAATGTTAGTTTTACAATTGATAACAATAATACAAATTATCCTTCAAAAAAGAACGAATGGCAATATTCTACAGATAAAGGTTCATCTTGGTCTACTGTACAGGCAAATGAAGGAACCGTTGTTAATCATAGCTCTTCTAATTCATCTCTTAATTCTTTTATTATGGGATTAAAACATAATAGTAATGCTCGTGTAAGGGCAAGGACTTATAATGCAGATAATTCAAGAGCTTCTACTTGGTCATCAGCTGCTGCAATTTCTACGTATGCGCAACCAATAGCCTATGTAAACATTCCTGCCGGGGCTAAAATTAAAGCCATTTATATCAATAAAGGTTAATTTTTTAAGAAATAAAAGGAGTATAAATGAAGATTTTAAACGAAGAAGACGTTGAGATTAAAGAATCTGACGTTGATACAATGAAAGGCTATTTAAAGCTTGATAAGAAATTTGTCATGCATCACGATGAGCAACTTGAAATTCCAGAGAAAAAACATTATGAAGTTGAACGTTTTGTCTTTGAAGATGGCTCGCAAATGCTTATCGAAACCAACGAAGACCCGCACGTAAAGGTTATTGATGACCAAGCTGGCGTCTTTGAATACGTAGACAAAGGTGAAGGTAATGTTTATCACGGTGCAGAAATTAAATCTGTAATCGACCACGAGCGTGTAGAACACAAAGACGCATATGATGAATATGAAGATATTCAACGTTACGTTCTATATACCGAAGCCGAACTTAAAGAACGTAAGGAAATGAAAGAAAAGCAGGCAAAGCAGGCTGCATTTATGGAAAATGGTCCTGACCAGCTTGAATCCAATACTACATCTATCGGTGATTTAACTATTATGTTGTCTGAAATCGTTGCAGGAAGTGATGAATAATGGTAGTATCTAAAATGGCCTTTAAAATCGTTAAAAGTGCAGTACAAATCCGTCTTGAACGAGGTGAAGAACTGGAAGATATTCTCGCCAGCTATCCTAAACTGTCTGCGGAACAGACTGTCGAACTTCGTGAATTCTATACTCCAAAAGAAAGTGAGTAATTATGGACTTTATTCTAGGTGCAATTGCTTGTGCATTGCTAATTACCATTATCGGCACTGTTAAGAAATTTGTCGTTAATCGTTTTATTCAGATGGAATCTGATATTAACGACCTTAATGAACTTGTCTCTGAAATTGTATCAGGAAGTGATGAATAATGGCACGTCCCACTAAAGGTGTTTCCGCACTCGCTTTTAAAATCGTTAAGAAAGCTGTTAAGATTCGTCTAGACCGTGGCGAAACTCTTGATGATATTCTTGCTAGCTATCCTAAGCTATCTCAGGCTCAAGCTGATGAAATTCTTGAGGAATTCAAGAATTATAAATCTGAATAGGAGATTTAACAATGTTTGATTTATCAACTATCTCTACCTATTTCGTTCCTAGTGTAGTTATTCTATGTCTTTTGGTCGGCTACATTATTAAGAACTTGATTCCAAATGATTCTATTAACCGTTTTATTCCTCTTATCGTAGGTGTGCTTGGCGTTGCCGCCACAATCTTTACTGCCGTCACAACAGGTGTTCCAATTACTGTTGATGTTGTAGTTGCAGGATTAAGTAGTGGCTTGGCAAGTACAGGTCTTTTTGAAGCCTATAAAAATCTTCTCAACGGTTCCGATAAAGAATCTAAATAATGTTACACAAGGGAGCCTAACGGCTCCCTTTTTTATTTCCAACAGAAAGGAAAATTATGGATTGGAAAAACATTCAAGCTGATGTAACCAAGATTCTGCCTTGCGACTATACCGCAGGTCGTGAAGGTGCTAACATTACTGGTATTACTATTCACCATATGGCTGGCAATCTTTCTATCGACCAATGCTATAATCTATGGAGCCGTTCGCAGACTTCTGCACACTATGCGGTTCAGTCTGATGGCAAAATCGGCCAGATGGTCAATGATTGGGATACTGCTTGGGCTTGCGGCAATTGGTATGCTAATACGCATACTATCTCTATTGAACACGCTAACAACAACAGCCATCCTTGGACCGTCTTCCCTGCTGCTCTAGAGTCTGGTGCGCATCTTGTAGCTGCTCTTTGTCTCTATTATAATCTTGGCCGTCCTCAGTGGCTAGTCAATGTCTTCCCGCATCGCTACTGGTCTGCTACAGCGTGCCCTGGTGAATTATATGGCTCTCAGAAAGACGAGTATATTAACCGTGCGCAGCAATGGTATGATGCAATGAAGAATGGTTCACAAGCTGCTCCTGCTCCTTCTACAAATAAGCCTACTCCTGCGCCTGCTCCTACTAATAAGCCAGCTCCCGGCAAGGCTATCGTTAATGTCCATTATGCTTTACGCAATCTTAACGGTGGTTGGAATGGTACAATTACTAATTTCAATAATTCTGATTCCAACGGTTTTGCTGGCGTTCCTTGCGGCAAGCATGATTATCTATGTGCTTGGGTTGACCACGGTACTCTCAAGTATCAGGTTCACACTCAGCAGGACGGCTGGCTAGACTACGTATCACAAGGTAATCAGAATGACCTTGTTAATGGCTGTGCTGGTATCGGTGGTCATGCGATTGACGGTGTTCGTATGTTCTATATTACTCCAAAGGGTGAAAGCTACAAGCAAGTATACTATCGTTCTCAGACTGTTGACCGTGAAGGTTGGCTAAACTCTGTATGCGATGACGGTTCTACATATGGTGGCGATGATTTCGCTGGTATGTATGGTGAAGCTCTTGACCGTCTACAAGTCTGCATTTCTGATGCTAACCCATTTTAATTAAACAAAATAAGGGGTATTCTCTTAATTGAGAATACCCCTCTTTTTTTTATAGCTTTTTAGAAAGCCGATTCAGTTCTATTGATTTCGATATTTGCCGCACACCCAATACAAATAGCATCTGCGGTATCGCTATCTACTTTTTTTTCATAGTGCTCTTGGATAAAGTCAATGGCGGTTTGTTTTTGCTCCGCTCTCTTTCTGCCCCATGACATACCGTATTTATCTTTCAGTACCTTGCGCCAATGTGATGGAGACAAACAGTATAGATTTTTTTCGTGCTTTTCACACCAAAAGAGAATCATGGCTTGAATATATGCTAATTTTTTGTATGTTTCAACATTGCCCATCTGCAATTGAATATCTTCATATGCAATAGCATCAAAATGATAGGCCGCATATAGCTTATCTAGATTCTCAAGAAACTGCGTTAATCTTTTACCTAGCTCTTGGTTTGACTTAATTTCAAAAGTACCATATTTTATTAATTTATCATCATCAAAAATCGCCACGCCTGTTACTCGACTAGCTTGGTCAAGTGCCAAGAGACGCATTAAACATCAATCCCTGCGAAGTTAAGTTTATTTGCATACAGCTTGGCAAACAGCACAGTGTTTGTAACTGCGCCTACGCCATTTGGGACTGGTGTGATGTATGCGGCCAAATCTTTAACACTATCATAATCTACATCGCCGCAAATATGACCATGCTCGTCATAGTTAATGCCAACATCAATGATGTTTAAACGAAATGCGTCAAGATTAGAAGTATTAAAATACTTTGGTTGTCCAATAGCAGAAACAAATACATCTTTATCGCTAAAATTATTCATTCCTTCTGTTGAAATAAATTTGCTTTTACTGTGATAAAGCGTTACAGTGCAATCTTGCTGTAATAATAGCTCCGCGAGAGGTCGCCCAACTCGCATAGACCTGCCAACAACGGCGACATTAAGTCCTGCAAGATTATTATCATAGAGTGTTTGAATAATCTTTAGACATGCCGCAGCAGTACAGGGAGCCTTGCGATATGCAATAGTGTCTTTACTGCCATATAGGTGCGCCGCGGATTTATTAGAAAAACCATCAATATCAAGCCGCATTGGAATCAGATTGTATAATGATTGAGTCGCTTCACCATAATCTGAGATAAGAATGATTCCATTGATACTAGGGTCTTGTGTCCATCTGCGAATTTGTAGACTTGCATCTTGAATTGTATCGCATTGAGCTGAGATTGTAGTTGACTTATATTTGTCAGCATTGCGCGTAATGGAACGGAGATACGAACCAGCTGCCGCGTCATCCGCTCGATAGATAATACCAAGAGTAGGATTAAGTGTAGGATGCGGGTCAATAGCAACGGTCTCTAGCTTTTTAATAGTAGATTCAATTATCTTGTCCATGTTCCTCTTTTCTTATGAATGATAAGTTTATTTATAAAATAATTTTCATCTAAAATATCATAATTCATATAAGGTATTCTAATTAAATCATAATCATTTCGTTCACAATATTTTATTTTAATCATATCTCTATATTGAATATTATCAATTTCTTCTTGAGTAAAAAAGGTTGATTTTTTATTTGTTGGGATATGAAAATGTTGTTCTCCATCAAATTCAATGATAGTTTCATATAGCGGTAAATAGAAATCAAAAATTAACAAACGATTTGTTTTTGGATTTCTACAGTCATCTATTGTATATTGATGAATATATTTTATGTTTAAACTGTCTAATATATTCTTTACTTTAATTTCCCCTTTTGATAAATTATGCTTTCCACAAGTAAAGACATGCCTAGATGCTAATTGATTTCCAGCAACGGTTTTCTTATTGCCGCAATCGCACGTACAATCCCAATAAATATAATAACCTCCATTGGGATGCGGCACTCGTTTATCTGATATTTTATCAACTGTTAACATTCCAAAACGTTTACCAGTTAAATCTTTTATATTTGCAGATAAACCTGTTTCTGGATTTATTTTCTTACACCCACAAGATTTATAATGATGCTTTGTACTGCTAATATTGTATAAATCTGCTTGAAATTCTCTATGACAAAACGGACATTCAAAAGTGCTAATACAGGATTTCTGGGCTTCAGACATCTGACCGCGATGCAACAATTTAAAACCGTTGATTATATCGCCGTCGTTATATTTATAACGCTTATTAGATGCCCGAGCTACCATAAGAACCTCTATTATTTAAGTTAAGGCTATCTGTTTCTTCAAAGATTATATCGGCCTGCTGTTTAAGTAAGCGGAACTGGAAGCATCTAACGCCTTTTGGAATTGTAATATCTCGTGTTGCTACTACGCAAGCAAGCCATTCATCGTCAGAGCCGTTAAAACTGTTGTCGATATATCCCGCTCCGTTTGTTAGAAGAATGCCATAGCGTTTAAAGGTTGAAGACCTAGGTAAAAGAAGGGCATCATACCCATCTGGCAGTTGCATAGAAACACCTAAATGAATAAAACCCCAGTCTCCTTTTTTTAATGTAATTTCGTTTGCATTATATAAGTCAATACAGCCGCCCTTTTTATTCTGCTCTAGCGCGGGGGAATCAATATATCGAATCTTAATAGTTTCTGAATTATTCAAAAATATCATCCTCGCTATCATCGTCATTAGTGGAACGCATAGACTCTGCCGCATAAGGTAGCTCTACATCAAAGATAGGAATGGTAGGCTCCTTCATATCGTTAACTGTAAAGACTGCCTTAACTGCATAGAAATTATCTACAACTTCTCCGCGCTCTTTGACTAGCTTCTCGGAATAGCTGAACGCAGACAGAGAATAACCGTCCTGTGCGGCCTGTTTCTGTAGCTCTTCACGAAAAGCTACCACATCTTCAATCGTCTCAACACGATACTCAGCGGTGTTCTTGATAACGTAATGGCGCATAATTAAATACCTTCCTCAATAACTGGTAGAGTCGTAAGACCCTTGATTTTACTTACTACTTCTGGAATATAACTTTTAGGTCCAAGAACATAGATTTCTTGAATACCATATTCTTTTTCTAGATACGGTGTAAGATTTTCCTCAAATTCAGGGAACCAACACATCTTCTGTGAATCAACCTGCTCTATATCACTTTGTACCATAAACTTAATAGCTGATGCGGGAAAAGCCGCCACGATTAGCTTATTCATTATTCTACCTCAATTACAAAATCTTCTGCTTCAAATAGCATAAACATATAAACATTATCGGTCTTATATTCTTTAATCCAAATCTGATAAGTATCTTCGGCGTGCTGATATTCAATATCGAGAATGCGGCCACGGAACGCAAGGCATTCTTTGAGTTCTTGAATCATCTTATCATAATTTGGATTTTTAAGATTAAAGGTAGTGTAATAATGAAGTTCATTATTAAGTAGCATATAGTAATGCTTTTTATGATGCGTTGAAAGCCATGCCCCTACATTGACGAACATTGCATTTACTTCATCCTGTGAAGGTGGCGTAATCTTGGCATACATTTTTTTGTTAATTTCGTAATTATTAATAGTAGTGTCCAAGCTATTTCCTTTCTTCTTTGTTTGTAATTATATTATATCATAATATTTTACAAAAGTCAATAAAAAAATGAGGGATAGAACAAAATCTATCCCTCATACTTAAATATCCAAAAGCATAATGTCATTTGCTGCATGTGTCTTTTGAAGGTCAATTACTCGTTGATTAGAGCTGCCTTTAAAAGCAAGCGTTAAGTCTTTCTTCTCTTGGATAAATGGGCCATCTACTAGAACATCAGCGAGTCGCAAAATGGGTTCTAGATAATAATCGTCTTTATTCTTTTTGATTCTCTCTTGGAGCTGTTCATAGGTGTATCCAGTATAAATCCAAATTTTAATATCAGGACGTAAAACCTTAATGTTTTCAATAAGAGCTAATAGCTCTTTTAAATTAATTGTCTCTAATGGTTCTCCACCTAGAATTGAAAATCTTTCTACCCATTTTGGCTGGATAGTCTTTAAAATTTTATTTTTGGCATCATTGGTATATTCGTTGCCGCTATTGAAGTCCCATAGCTCTTGGTTATGGCAATTCTTGCAATGGAAATGACAGCCAGATAGAAAGACACTAGCGCCAATGCCTATGCCATTGCTAATGTCCATTGACCTTATTTGAAAATATCTCATTCTTCACCAATCTCATGGTCATCAATATGCTTATAACGAGAAGCAATTTCTTGAGTCTTGCCATCGTTCCAGAAGTTGACTCCAACATATCCGCAAGTACGTGCAGCAACATCCATTTTATCTGTGTCTGTATTACCGCAATTAGAGCATTCCCACCATGTATTTCCTTCTTCATCTTTGTGAACGTCAATAGTTTGTGATTCGCCGCATACATGGCAATAAGAAGTTTTTGTATTGATTTCACAATACATAATATTATTATAAATACACTCTAAAATTGGATACAGAACGGAGATATTCTTAGATACATCAGAACTCTCTACATAGCTTAGGCAACCACCAACTGAATACTTTTGAAATTCGCCTTCAAGTTCAATCTTAGAAAAGGGGTCAATTGGTTGAGAACTCGGGATATGATAAGAATTTTCAAAATACTTTTTGTTCCCAAACAGTTTCTTGAATTGGTTTGGATAACGTTCTTTAGTCTTAGTTGCAAACTTGTAACACAATGACTCTGCTGGGGACGCATAAAGTGAATACCCAACGTTCTCTGCTTGCTTCCATTCTTCACACTTATTGGTCAAGAACTTGAGAATTCGTAGCATCAGTTCTTGTCCATTCTTGGTGAAATTGTCTTCTCCAATAAGAATTTTAACGGCTTCGTTACCGCCATTATATCCAAGCGAGACTGTAGCATATCCATTATGAACTAATTTGTCTAGAGTATCTTCTGGGTCTAGTCTAGCTAAAGCACCATCTACCCATAGGATTGGAGCTACGCCAGCTTTTGTTTTTGAAAGTCTATCAACGCGGACTTTTAGTCCGGCATGACAGATTTCAGCTCGTTCATCCAATAATCTGAAAAAGACTTCAAAAAGATGCTCTTGTGATTTATCTGTATCATATTTAAGTTCTTCTTGTGCGGCAAAAGCTGTATCTGGAAGATTAAGGCTGGAAACGCCGCAATTGAATCGTCCATAATATTTGGGTTTACCATTTTCATCTATATATGGAGATAGGAAACTTCTACACATGTTGTCGGCAGTCACCTGCCGCACTGACTATATCATCTATCCTATTGGATAGTCTTCTTACTTCGAGATAACTATTATCTCTACTTCCTTTCGGAATAGTCGATACACATTATACATATTCAAAATCATAATCATAATTATTTGTTTTTTCATGCTTTAAAATAGCTGTAATAGTTTTTCTGTTTAATTTTAGTTCTTCTGCACATTTACGAATACTTGGAAATACATATTCCATTTTACTTTCTTTATTAGTAGCTTTAACTGGACATCTAACTGTTGATTTATATAAATTGTGATTATATCCATGCTGAGTATTTTCTTTGTTGTTACACCACTCTAAATTTTCTACCACATTATTTAATTTGTTTCCATCTTTATGATTAACTTGCGGTAAATTTTGTGGATTTGGGATAAAAGTTTCTGCGACTAATCTATGCACACGTAAATAAATAGCTTGTTTATCATCTGTACTTTTTACTTGTTTATACCCAACATTATCAACCCATTGGCAAAGCTCTATTTTGTTACCATTCTTTTTTGTTTTGTATACTTTACTATCATCTGTTACAGAAATATTATTATATTGTGTTGATTTTTCCATAGAAAGAACTCCTTTCTATGATTTTAAATATGTATATTAGTTCGGACTCAACTTAAATCTAAGTCCTATCCGAATTCAAAAGATTTTACATAGGCTATAGTTTACGCTTACCCATGCAAGGAAAACAATGGCCTTCACCATTTACATCTACCTTGATTTGCTTCATTACCTTTTCACTAATATAATCAGGAGTTAGGCGTTTAGCAGAACATTCAACTGCTTTTTTAGTTACATTCCAATATTTGGTTCCGGGTTTATAATTATCTTCTTCAAGAACATATAACAACTTTGGAAATGCTTGCGTAACATATACACCTTGACGATTTGGCATACCTGTTTCTCGTTGCTTTAAAAACTCTTCAATAAGAAGAATTAATTCTTTCTTATATTCTTCTGTCTCGCCAATATACATGAACAGGGAGCAAAATGGCGCCTGTCCATTTAATGTAAATAACGTTGAAATTTGATAATTAAAAGTCTGCACTGAATCAGCAATTTCTTTTTTTAAATCTGCAAATGCAAACTTTTCTTTTAATTCATCTGAAATATCTTCATCTTTATATTTGTTTTTAAAGATATTGTAGCTATCACGAACGAAAGGTGCTAAATGAGTTAATGTAATAGATTCTCCACCATAAGAATTGGCCGCAACGCTAGCCATAATTTGCGTTGTTACTGTCATAGCTGTTAAAAGACGATGCGGTTTGTTGATGCGCACATTGTTAATGACTGTGCCATTTTGCAGCATGTCTTCTAGATTGATAAGGTCACAGTTATGAAGAGTTGATTGTGCCATATAATCCATATCGTGTTGATGGCAAATACCAGCGTCGTGAGCTTCAATTACTTTCTTAGGGAAAATATAATTACGAGCAATATCTGTGCTTGTAATGCCAGCAAGATAGTCTCGTTGCACAGTAACGAGCTTAGCGTTTTTATTGCTATTCTCTGTTGCCCAGTAACTTTCTGGGTCATTCTTAATCATATCAAGAATTTCAGCATCATTATGTTTCTGGCGTGCAATCTGATGCTCGTAACGATAAATCATATATGACTTTGCAACATGCGGAAAATCGCCCATGAGTAGTTCTTCAACAGCATCCTGAATCTCTTCAACTGTCATATCGTCATGGTAATATTCTGCATCCTCAAAACTAAAGGCAATATTTTTTGCAATTTCATGACAACAATCAGAAGTCCATCCAAAAGTATCCGCAATGTCATTTGCCGCACGAAACACCGCATTTTCAATCTTAGAAATATCAAACTCTACTTTATTTCCATTTCGCTTTGTAATATATTTAGTCAATATCTTTTCCCTTCTTCTCTTGGTGAATTACTTTCAACATATCTTCTACATTGTCCAAAAGAGGATAGCGAGTTTCAGACGTAGAATTCGCCGCAAACTCACGATTGACCATATCAACATACATCGTGGAACTACCTTCATCGCCCATATAGAACATATCCCATTTATCTTGCGGAACAAGGTTCTTTACATCAAGCTGTTTTAATGCAAGGTTGTCAAATGAAATACTATCAAACCATTTTTCTTTTACCATATATGGTAAAAGGTGTTTAAGATTTATGATACTATAATCAATGTGTTGGTGAGACTCTTGGTAGGCTTGAATTCCACGACCGAATTTCTTATATCCAAGAATAAGAATCTTTAAGCCATTGTCATAAAGAAACTCATAATCTCTTTCCTTGGTGATACCTGCGATAGTATGAATGACCGCATTAGGAAAGCTGCGGAGCATAAGCAGGAAATTCTTATCAGGGTGATGGAAAGAAATACCTAAACCGTAGATTAGCTTTTCATCTGTCAACTGCTTGAGAAACTTATGCTGTTGCATAAAATGAATCTGGTTCACTGTTACAGATGGGACTAACTTTAGTTCCTTACACTTCTTTAGAAAAGGTACAAGGTCGGGATGCTCTAGGATATTACCACCGCCCAAAGCTAATTGAGTATAAGGATGAAGTTTGTCAATAAAGCTATCTGATAAGATGTCTCCATGCTGTCCATCCTTTGTCGATTTCTCGTGACAATAGCGGCAGTTCAGCGAACAGCAGTTGGTAATTTTAATATCCATTGAGTCAGGAAAAGACGGAACTAATTTATCATCTTTACTGTATCGAATCATAGTCCCGTCTGCAAGAGATAACGTAACTGTATAGTTACCATTATTGTAAGAAACACAATTGGAAGGGCGAGGGTCAAAACCTTTGGCTGTCATATTCCAATCTTTAGCCATCATATCCAAACGCTCCAAACGCTACCATTTCGTCACCAGAAGGAGAAGTAAAAGTTTCACTATAGGTTTCAAGGTCGCCATTACGCACATAGAAATCATCTGTTGTATATGCTTCAAGCGAACTACGCTCAGTGTCCCAATAGCTATCTCTCCAACTATCGTAATCTGGACGCTCATTAAGAACTTTGTCAATATCAAGCACCTTAGCGAACTTATCTCCTGCGTCAATGCGCTCCTGCTGCTCTTCATTATACTTTTCTGCAAGCTCTTCTAGCTCTTCTGGAGTGACAAAATTCTTATTTGTATCTAACTTGTGCCAATCATTGTCAAGCCAAAACACCTCGCCGCGTCCCCACTTGTCAAAATCATCTTTTGAGCAGATAGTTAACGTATGTGTTGAGCTTGAATTAGTTTCAAACACTCCTTGTCGTACTTGAAAAATCATTTTATCCTCTTTCTCTTATATAAAAATTGGTTAATAAACTTTCTAAACTTATGCCCATGCGTTTATTTGGATAAATGTTTACGTTTTAGCTGTGAAACTGTATGAATTAATTCGTCAGTATTCATAATACTGGATACAAAATCTGTGCGGCTACCTCGATAGCGAAGCACATGCTCATGTGAACCATATCCAAAGTAATCATCATATCCTCCACTAAAATCTTCCCAGTCTGCGAATGCTCGTCTAATGAATTCCCACTTGAAAGTATGCTCTCGGTTAATAGAACGCTTGAGTCGCACAAGTAAAGGAACTTTCAGATAAAAGCATTCGCATTGTAATGCCCAAGGACAAAGTCTTTCGAGCTTTGTCATACCAACAGGATTAAGGACACAGATATTTATACAATCATCATCGAATGAATTGATTGCAGTGCCATATCGCCACCCATGAAACTCAGTATGCTCGATAAACTTATTATCATATTGCATTTCAACGAAAGTTTCCAAGTCAACGAAATGATAATCAACACCATCAACTTCTCCCTCTCTTGGAGGACGGGTTGTATAACTGATTACCTTTTTTGCTGGGATGCCAATCTTCTTATACTCTTCGACTAAGTGAGTGGCAGTTGAATCCTTGCCTGCCGCAGATTTGCCGCAAATGCCAATTACTATTGGATACATCAAACCTCCAAAAATATAGGAGCAAACCTTTCCTTTTTGTTTACTTCTATATTATAACATAACTTTATTTAATTATCAACATTTTCGCCATAGCGGCTATTAGTCATTTCTATGGTACCGTCTTTATTCACTTTCGTGATTTTATATAGTTGATGTGAATTAGTCTTCTTGTATTTCTTTGCCCTAAACATATCACCGTTTCGATAGCCATTGACTACAATTAAGGCACCTTTTTGAAACCATCCTTGTTCCATGACCTTATTTTCACCATTTACATTTTCACTTACACGGCGATTATATTTTGCAAAATAATCTAATGCAAACTTAACAGTTACAACGCCAGAATCAGTTGTAAGAATATCAACTTGTCCTTTTGTATTATTCTTGCCGACTACTGTACCCATAATTCTATAGGTCTTAGGAATTTTAATCTCTTTATCGCCACGCTTAAATACATAATCAGTAGGCGGAATTGTTGGCAGACTATTATATGATACTATATTATAAATAGATTTATCAACATTTGATAATTCATGCTTGTGGTAATAATATCCAAGAGCATCCATTTCCCAAGTTGAATATGTACCTGCCGCGTATGTATTCCATTGTTCTAAGAATAGCTTCCTATTTAACTTCTGTAATAATTCTTCTTTGTTCTCTTGGATGTAGTTTTTTGCGGCGAGCATTACTTTATCATATTCTTTTTTCCAAGTCTTTTTATTTAGACATATAGAATTGTTTTTAATATATAGATTATCAGTATCAAAATATTTATTATAAAACTTATAATGTATATCTGATTTGCTTAAATCAAATTCTTCTGTTGTATATTTGCATTGTTTTTTCATTGTCTTATCGAAATTGAACACTTGCTTTTGGAACTTTAATTCTTTTGGAATGAGCTTATAATCAATTAAAGATTTAAAGTTTTGTATTGTAATACGCTTTTTAGGATTACTTACAATCTCAATATATTGTTTCATAATATTTTTGCGGCTATCGAAAGAATCAAAAGCACCGCCTTTAATAAGAGCTAAAACTGTAGTCTTATTTTCATTATTTTTATCTAGAAAATCTTGAAACGAATTGTATGGACGATTTGCAATAATTCTTGAAACAACTTCGCCGCCAACTCCGTTTAAAGATTTCATTCCATATAGAATAGCATTATCTTCTTCGTCTGGCTCAAATAGATAACCAGATTTGTTGATATTGACTGGCTTTACTGTAACACCATTGTTAATCATATTACCAATTGCTTTAGCAATTTTACCATAGTTAGATGCGGCATCTTCATCAAGACCAGCATCGACTCGAAGACAAGCTGTATTCCAATATACGACAGGAAAATAGGTAGCTAAATAGACCGTTTGAAGGCCAATATAGGAATAAGCAAGAGAATGAATTCGAGAAAATGAGTAGCCCATCTGTGGTTTGATAGCAGTCTCCCAAATATACTTACCAAGATTCTCATTTGGAGCACCTTGTAATACCATTTTTCTCAACTCAGGAATCTTGTCCATCTTCTTTTTTGCACAAACTTTTCTTGCAAAATTCGACTCAGATAAAGAAAAGCCGCAGACTTCCATTAGAATTATCATCATGTCTTCCTGCTGAGCAGGTGCCGCATACGTTGGCAGATAATATTTCTCTAGACTTTTTTGTTCTTCTTTTGAAAGACCCCACCTATCCATTTCCGCGTACCATTGCGACATATCATCTTTCATGCGTTTGTATCGTTCTGTTGGTGTTTCATCACCTTGTTCGCTAGCCATGAGACGCATAATAGAATTGCAGTTCGCCATTTCAAGTGGAGTGTGCGGCTTTAAGAGCTTAATTGTCTGACCGCCGACCTGTGTGTCAAATTGGAAAAATTTCAAGACCTTGCCAGAGACAGCTGCTTTCCACAACTTTTCATCGTGTAACGGCAACACGGTAGGATGCAGGTACTTATCATACATTTGACGAAGTGTTAGACCAGTTTCAATCTTACCATTCTCCTGTAAGAGATTAAGGCACTGAGTAATTACATCCTGCACTTCTGTCACAAGGAAATCGAGCTTCACATCACCGCAGTACTCTGCATTCGCTAGAGAATATTGTGTAATAATAGCGCCGTTCTTAGCTTTCATAAAGCAAGCCGTCTGGTATGGGTCTTCTCCGTAAAAGTTAACACCAGAAGCATGAATAGCTCGTTGTGTAACAAGGCCGCAGATATTTAATAAGATTTCTTGTAGACGGGGAAACTTGTTTACCTCTTGGACAAAGGTTTTATTAGGCTTACGTTTCTTCTCTTCGTTGCCAAAAAAACAATCAGATAAAGGCCAAACAAAGCCACGTTCAGAAGGAATTAAAGAAGAAAGGTATTCAGCTTCATCTAGCTCAATACCATCTGGATATTTTTCTGAACGGTATCCTCGACAGGCAATTTTTACTGCCGCCTTAGAAGTAACTGTACCATATGTACAAACCTGCACGCATCCTAATTGACCGCGTTCTTCTCTGATTTTTTCAAAGACTAATTCACGCTTAGACGGGGCCAAGTCTATATCAATATCGCCTAGTTCAATACGTTCCTTATTCGAGTACCTCCAATAAGGAAGATTATTAACAACTGGGTCTAGTTGTGTAACGCCTAAAAGCCAATGGTTAAGACCAGAACAAGCTGACCCTCGACCAGCACCGACCGTTGAACCACACTCCCAAAAGAGATTAATATAATGCTGTAGAAAGATAGGATAAGCAAACATACAAGTCTCAAGTTTATCGCCAATGACTTTATTAATGTCTGCTTCTTCCTCTAGCCTTGCAAGATATGTTTCATTATTTAATCCTTTTTTGTTTAATTCGTTTTGGCAATAATTTATCCAATAACGTTCTTGTGGATTATCGGAGTGCATAAGATAATCCAATGTAGGATATTTATCCATATCATAGAAATGATGATTTTTTTCTTCTTTTGGATAAGAAGGAACTTCCACTTGTGGCACTTGCTGTTTATGATATAAAGTATAATACTGGCATTTATCAAGAATCTTCATTGAGTTGGCGCATAGTTCTTCATAATCAAGACCTGTACCGTCAAGATTTTCTATAATCTCTTTTTCAGACTGTAGATAACAATATTCATAAAACGAATCTACTTCACGCTCTCCACCTTTGGAATTGAGAAAAGCCTTGTGTACGTATCTATCTTCTTTTTTAAGATAATGGGTATCGCATCCTATTACTATTGGAAGATTAAACACTTTGGATAAAGAACTCATTCTAGTGTTGACAGCAAATTGTTCTTCACTGCGACCAGGAGCCACTTCTAAAGAAAAGTAATCTTTGCCAAAGACTGACATACACCATTTGATAAAATGTACAATGTTTTTATGATACACTTTGACTTGTGCGGCTTTTCCTTGTTTTTCAACTTGAATCATAAGACTAAGGTTATGATTAACTTCTCCAGCTAGGCAGGCACAACTACCGTGCAGATGACCTTTTCCATATTTTTCAACAATGGCCGCAAGGTCTGACTTTAGAGTAGGCACACGTTCCATTCCTCGGTCAAAATAGCTGTTAATCCAAGCAGTAGAAGATAGCTCACGTAGCATCTTATGACCAATAGCATCTAAGGCTAAGAGAACAAAGTGATAGTAATATTGACCCGAATCTCGTGTGTCTGTAAGATAAATCTCATTGCCGCGAACGATTTTGAAATCAGGATATTTATCTTTATATTCCTCTTGAATGCGGTCAAGTTCTACGTGTCCACCTAATGACTCATGGTCGGTGATTGCGATTCCCGCAAGACCTAATTCTATAGCTCTGTCAATTAGTTCTTTTGGTTTGACAGTTGAATCAATAAGTCGTAAGTTGGTTAAGAATAGTGCGTGTGATTATGAATATCAAATCGCGGCACTGTCATTGGCATCACCGTCCTTTTTATATAGAGGATACATTATTAGCATTTTCGTTCATGAATATATTCAAAAGGATAATTATGCTCTAAACAAAACTTTTTAGTCTTTTTTCTTTTTTCAAAAATATATCGCTTTTCAGAAATCATTACAGGCTCCAAAGTTGCAGGAACTGCTGGGACATAGCGATAACCAGAAAAGAATCCAGCGTCTTCATAATATCCTGGCCGACCTATTTTAAGTTTCGTGTCCATGTGTTCAGGTACAATAACTTCGTAAAGCACATCTAATTGCATTTTTGTTCCTTCTCGGCACGTTCTTTGGCACGAGCTTTACGGCGGGCTGCTCCGGCTTTCTTACCCTTTTCCTTAACCCAATCAATTTTTGAATAGTCATAAATCTGTTCCCAGTTTTCAAAGTTTTCTTGAGTGAAACATTGGACTAGTTCAGGTACGCCACAACGAACTTCCTTTTTCATATAAGCACCCTTTTGACGACCAGTCATTTCATCAGGAAGAGTCTCGCCAGTCAAACGCTCATAATTCAGATTCCAATTAAAGCGACTCATTTTACGTGTTGGCATACCAACCTCAGTAGTATAACGGCACTCTTTATTATAACAAGTCGAATACCATTTGTTGTTCTTCTTAAAACCGTTGACATTATGTTGACCGCATATAGGACATTTTGCCATTCGCATAATCTATGCTACTCCTTTCTATTGGACTTTGTATAAATACATTATAACATAAAAAAGCCCTCTAGTCAAATAAAAACTAGAGGACTTCTTATTTAATTATATTGTCCAAAGTCAGGATTCTTATCAAACCATTCTCGCTCTGCTTTAATTTTATCTTCATCTACTGGCATAATATCACTTGGTTGCTGATTGAGAATATCTTGCATATAGTTTTCAGTCATTTCCCAATCACTATAAATATCAATCTTATCAAACTTCTCACGAATAAGAGCATCCATGATAATATCATAACGTGATGCCTTATGCGCAAGATTCTTTAGCTCTGCTTCTTCAATTTGAAGTTTCATTTAAAATACCCATTCCTCTTCATAATCTTCTAATTCAAAGTCATCAATTAGAATTTGCGGCGTAACATTACCCATCCATTCGTTCTTGGAACACGTTCCTACAATGGTTAGCTTCTTTTCGCCGCTTGTCCATTCTTCAAACTCTTCTCTAGAAGATTTGAATTTCATAATATCTACACCAGAAGGTAGAGAAATCTTAATAGTAGGATGTCCCTTTGCTTCACCTAGAAGCTGGACATTAACATTGTCTAATGCAATATCTTTTACCACAACTTTAGACTCTGGAATATCTTGACCATAAATATTCAGTTCTGCAATATCTAGAATATATTTGGGATTGACTCTATCATAATTCCAAACATAATCAACGAGATAGACAGGCTTAAAATCGACACCTTTGTATTGCTCATTGGTCTTGTCTAAGAACTCATAAAAGTTCTCTAAAGGCAAGGACAAACCAAACGCAGACCCGTGCCCGGCAGCATAATCGACAACACCAGTGTCTTCACAAAGACTACGCATATCTTCAACAGGACAATAAGAATAATTACGAGCAGACCCTTTTAGATGCACCCCGTCTCCTTCTTCAACTTCCTGCAAGACCAATGTAGGATGCTGGTATTTGGCTTGGATTTTATTTGCGATTAATCCCAAGATTCCTGGTTCAGCATCGTCTTTGCCGCATACGCAAGCAATGATAGCATTATTTGTTAGCTTTTTGGTTTGAATTTGGTACTCAAAGAATTCCATAGCTTCGTCTTGTAGCTTAGTCTGTCTACGTTTCACTCGTTCAATAACGGTAATGGCTTCTTGCCAGATAGGAACTTCTTCACCTTTTTCACCTCTCTTGGATGATGGAATCATTGTATCACACTTATAATCCAAGAGAGCACTAAGAAGAAGACGTTTCTCTACCATTTCACCAGTTCGACAACATGCATTAATATAAGGAACTACGTAAAAGCTAGAGCTGAGATAATTAAGTCCATTCATCTTATTTAAAGAGAATTCTTGTTTATCTACAAATGCTTTAAAAAATTTATTTTTAATATCGGCGTAACCAATATTAACAAGCGCTCTCACTTCTTTTTCATGATAATCCATCATGTCGCCACATAGACCAAGAGCGCACAAATCAACTAAGTCATTCGCATAATCGAAATTACATATTTCATCCATCTGGCGACAGAGCTGCCATGTAACGCCTGCGCCGCAAAAGTTTTTATTAGGATAATCGTCTAATTGATTATTAACTACAATAGCATCCTCAGAATATTTTTCGCAATGGTGGTGGTCAGCAATTACAATATCTACGCCATTGTCATGCAAATATTTAAGTTGTTCATAATCATTGCTTGCCGCATCTGGGATAATAAGAAGACTGGTAGTCTCTATAATATTGTCTAAATCAATGTCTGCAAGTCCGTGAACTTTTCCTTCGTGGATTAAAATAGTCGGTTCCTTGCTACAAATACGATGAATGTAATTAGCTATAATCGCACTTGAAGTCAATCCATCGCAATCGCAATCTTGAAGAATAGTAATTTTAGAACTTGCCCACATGCAATGATTAATAATCATTATAGCTGCTTTTTTAATATTCTTTAGTAGATGAAAATCATTTACATCACTCCAATAGGCGTTAAGCCAGTTAGTTTGTTCTTCTACTGAAATATCTCTGTTATATAAAATTTGCTGTTTAGGTGTCAAGCTATCTAATGTTGGTTTATATAATTTATAATCTATTTCCATCAACTCCAAACTCTTTGCACATACATCCTGCTAATGTTTTAAAACCAAGAATAAAAGGATAAATCTTTTTATCCTTAATATAACATTCAGGAGGAACAGAACTAGTTAATTTTACCTCATACGGCACATATGGATAAAAATAATATTTACAATATCGACAGCGCTTATGTTTGCGGCGATAGTCAAGAACTTTCTGTTTATCTTCTTGTCTAATATTATTATTCATTATTCTCTTGCTCTTGGTAGAGTCTTTCTTTTCTTTATCTTTTAATAAGTCTTTTGTAACCTATGATTATCAATTTTATCACGAAGGATTTCAAAAGGATAAAACACAAGGTCTATCCATTTGTCTATAAGAATACAAATAGCAATAATGAAAAAGGATAAAATGACTGGAAAGAAAAGTATAAATATTACCATTATTACTTGTTCTATATCCATTATAACATAATCCTGTTCTTAAATAGATACATGAATACATCTTTGCCTTGGTCTAATGGACTTGCCTTATATCCTAGAATATTCTCTCTATCGAAAACTACAGACATGTTCATATACGGTTTGTATTTGTTACCAATCTTGGCAATCTTTTCTTCAACCTTTAGACTTTCATCTGAACCATATTCATCAAAGTCATGGTCAAATGCGATAACAATTTCTTTACATCCTGCATCTTTAAGAAGTTTGAACTGATACTTAGACAAGGAACTGCCGCATGTTGCAACACAAATATTATTACCTGTACCATAATATGACATATAAGCAAGAACCGACTTTTCTGATTCGGCTACAACCGCAGTTTGTATTTCTCTAATTCTTTCTTTAGCCCAATTAAGACCATATAAGTTAAAACCAAGAGCATGATTATAAAGTTCACCATGGACTCTCCAAGGCTTGTATTTTATTTTTTTCTCTTGCTCTTGAATAATAGTTCTTTGTCGAATACCTACACACCTATCATTCTGGTCAAAATGTGGGATAAGGATATTGCCGCCAAGAGGGTCATAATGAATTTGCGCAAAATCACACACCTCTTTTGAAATATTAGACCAAGAGGGAATAATAGGTTGAGGATAATGCTGAATAATAGATATATCATATTCTGGCAACTCAATGGTATTATCATTGACATTTACATCTTTTTGCTCTTTATATCTATTGAATATTTTCCAGTCTTCTTGACTATCTTTTAAATCAATATCATTATCTAAATCAATTTGAAGATTTAAGAAATTAACCACGAAATAGATTGCGGAATTTAAATCTACATTCTTAACTTTCTCAACAAGTTCAAAAATATCAAATGCGCCGCACTCGGTATAGCAATTAAACATGCTATTCTCAAAATAATAATATAGTTTCTTTGAACCTTCACCAATGCCATTGTGACAAATCGTGCGGGAAATAATATAATCAGAATACATTTCTGGTTCTGCGCCAAAATATTCTAGAATATCATATACGTTTTCTGGCTCAATTGATTCTTTTACCTTTGCTTTATCGTATCCCAATTCCCGCACCTCCTATTTTTTCTTCTTCTGGAAGATTTCATCTTTGTCTATTGGTTTAAAAGAAAAGTCAGTTACAAATAAAGTCTTATATCGACAAGTGCCTTTATTCGCGCGCATCCAACAAATAACACGATTGAATTTCCCTCGTCGATTCTTATATACACTTCTTTTTACATTTGGTGGACACATGCCGGGATGCTGCGCCAAAACACCTTCAATGTCTTGAATATCTTCATCTGTACAATCGACCATGATTTCACCGTAGTCGATTCGGTTTGCGATTGATTTTGCGCCAGCTAACATATTCTGGTCTAAGATTTTCTCTTGCTTATAACTACCATTGATTTGAGTTGAGGACAAAAGAAAGACATTGTTCTCAACAGCTATTTCTTTAAGTTTAGATGACATAAGGAATAGAATCTGGTCCTCGCGTACTTTCATTCCAGTTCCATGTGAGATTTCTTCAATCATCTTAATGGATGAAGTTAGATAGTCAAAGACAACACATTGAAAAGTTAAGTAATCTGTATTGCCTTGTTCATCTACTCGTGGATATTTGTATTTGCGCATATTACGTTTTATACAATTCTCAACATCTTTCATGCCATAGTTAGGAAGATATTCTATACGAAGCGGTGCTTCTTCTAGAATCTGTACTGCCTTCTTTAATCTCTCTTCTTCTTCAAAAGTAAGTAAATCCATTTCAACGATATGGTCTTCTGGAATATTACCGATAAAAGCCAGCGCCATAGTTGTAAGCTCTTCAATGTCTAATTCTACTGAAATATATAAAGTAGGTACTCGATTATATAAACGCTCCCATTTACCTTCATCTGAATAATACTCAGAACATGAGAAAAAACAAGCATCAGCAACACCAGTGCGGCTTTTGCCCACGCCCGTGGCTGCACTTCTTAGATAAAAGCGACCAGGTCGTGCGCCCATAGCGATTGCATCTTCATATAAATCATACATTGCCCAACCACGAGCAGGATGCTGTGCTAATTCATCTACAATCTTTTGGACATTATCACCAATAGCAACAGAGTCATTATCGTTATTGTCTACATATAAATCCCTGATAAAATAAAATTTACTTTCTACATCATCTGCTAATTGCTCTAATGTTGTACCGTCAAGATACTCGTCTTGCGCTTGCTTCTTTGCAGAATCTAAGATATTATCAGGGTCGTAAATATCAGATACATCCACACCAACATCATCATATGCGCGAAGCAGAGACATTTTCTTTAAACGATTATAATAATATTCAAAAGCATCTAAGTGGGCATTTGCATGAGTTTCAAACATCCACTCTCGACCTTTGTTAGCTTTATAGATTGCATATGCTTTTGGCTTATCTTTAAGATAATTTTCAATCTCTCGTGCAAGATGGTCGGTTACACCTGCGTTATATAGACTATACAGCGCACCGAATACCACCTTATGTAAGTCATTGCAAAAGTCGTGTTCTGAAAAGAAGTATTGTCCATCTGCCGCTAAGTATTCAGGTTTCCGCATACAACATCCAATTACCTGCAATGCCGCAACAGAATCATAGTATTTACTAATCAAATATCCTCCCTTCTATTCCAAGTTGAAACGTGGCTTTTTTCTATAGATATTTACACCCCTTGGCCGCACAAATACACGATGTTCATCTGTAATATCTGTATTCACTTGTTCTTCACTCTGTACGGTTCTAATTTCTTCCAATCGCTTGAAATAATTTTCCGCTTCGATATAAATTGATTTGACAATCCATATGCCGCCATTCGACCTACTCGGGTCATTATGTTTTACCTCATACCAATATTTTAAAGACTTAGCCATTTGCTCATATGTAACGCCAGCTTGAATAAGTTGCCCCATATTTAAGGCAACCTTCTGATAGTCTACATATGCACCGAGATATTTGTCAGCCATTTTCATAACTGCTTCTCGTTGTTTTTTCTGCTTATATTTATTCTTTTCTTTTTCCTCTTGGCTTTTGGTATAACATTCATCATGCCAATATCGGTTGCCAATCTTTTTCCAATCAAACTCACAATCACGGTCAATCATCTGGCCGCAATATGGGCATTTAACAGGTCTTTGCTTTACCATGTTTTCTCCTAACTTTATAGTATAATTATAACATATTCAGGAGATTTTGTCAATAAAAAAGACCGCCCAATTATGGACGGTCTTTAAAATTAAGCTACATCAATTCCATTAGACAGTAGGTCTTTAAGGTCATCGAGGATAAGCGAAAGCTGTTCAGCTTGCTTGGCAGTACAGTCATTGACCTTCTTGCCGACACCGAGATACTTATCGGTAATTTCGATAATCTTAGGCGCCCAAGACTTTTTGAATTCATCCTTAGAAACACTATGCTGAATCTTGACGGTTAATTCTTTGAATTCATTCTTCATAGCTTCAAAATCAGGACCATCATTAATATCATATGCAGTAGTACGTGCATCGGTGACAAACTTGCCAGCATCTTCTTCTGCCTGCTTATCAATTGCATCACCAATAGCCTTGACAAGATTGTCGTATGTGAAGTCAATGAAGTCAGGCGTATATTTAAATCGAGAACCAGCTACGAATCGAGGGGTTCCGCGCATATACAGAATAGTATGAGTGCGGCCATCTTCCTCTTCTACTGGATGGGCGTAACCGATAATGTCACTCATTCGGTCAACGATTAGACGCGGACGATTGCCAAGAGTAGGAACAATCTGGTTATATTCACTACCATTTTCATCAGTAAAAGTCTTGTCTTGACTATGTGAAATCATTACTAGACCATAGCCCATCTGAGGAATGGAACGAAGACATTCATCGAACTCTTTACTAGTTTTAGACCACCCCTGACCATAAGGTAGCTCATTCACAGTCGAGACTCCAGCCTGATTGCAGATGTACTTTTCACAAAGGTCATAAGCAATGTCAGCAGTATCAATAATAATATTGCTGTATAGCTCATGAGCTTTCGGGTCTTTTAGCTGCTTTAGAACCTGTTTAAATTCAGACCATTTGTTAATAGGTTGCGGTTTTACGCCGCCAATTGCTAGATAGCCAACCTCAAAACCTAATAGTAAGGCTTTTGGAAATTTGGCTGCTGTTGATGTTTTTCCAGTCTTAGGATCACCGTAAAACATGATTGTATAGCCCTCTAGCGAACGACTAACTTTGTGAGGTTCAATATTAAAAATATCAATTGACATATATTGCTTTCTCTTTTCTCTCTTGGTTTAATCTTTTGCTATCTACTATTAAATACGATTTAGATAAATAACATTGTCTCGGCGGCAAGTGCTATGTACCCAATTGCTTAGCCACTCAGTTGCGTCCTCGCTGCTAAACTTCGCTTGGATGCTAGAAAATGCTGCTTTCACGCCCTGCCCAAGAGTCATTGTGTCACACCCTTCGTTGTCTACGACAACAACGCGGTCTTCGTAACCCTTTGGGCATGTGTACCAGCGATCCTGCTCAACTACCCAGAAACGTGGGTCCGCTTGACAAAACGTCTCTTGCGTATTCAATTTGTCTTGAAGCTCCTTTAGGAACTTGACTTCATCCGCTGTTAGCATTTGCTCACCACCTTCGCTCCACAGCTCATTCGCTTACGACCTCGTAGACGTTGCAGTTGGTAAAGTCAATGCGGTACGTCTTGCCTTTATCGCGGCACAGCTTGCAATCCTTGTACCCTTTCGTCTACCATGCAGCGTTGTCGCAACCCTTCCATCTGAGCAGGAGCCATACAAGTCTGCCGTTATCGTCCGTAACAGGATTGCCATTATTGTCAAGTACGATGTCTCTATACTTCCAGAACAAGTCGTTGTTGTGCTTGTAGTGCCTGGCCTTTCCGATGTATTTCTCAGTCATCCCTTCACCGGCTTTACGCAACTTATTCGTTATCTTGCGGCGCACTCCGAGCACTTGGCAGCAGGACCGCACATGACGTAAAATTAAATTCCATTTTAAATTCTTTTCTATCTTATAGGGGATAGAACTTAATCTCTCCCCTATTTATTTAATTGTCTGCTACTTGACTAGAAAGGCCATGCCTCGTCATCATCATCTTCATTTTCATCCACTGGAGCTTCAACCTTTGCGACTACCTTTGCTGCTGCAAAGTTCTGACCACCGTTACGATTAGCCTGATACTCGTCATGATTACGCTTGACCTCTGCCATACGCTCTTCACGTTCGTTTAACTTCTGCTTGAATTCCTTTTTGGTGATGGTAGATTCATCATCCCACTCATAAGGTTCGACCGCAGCCCAAGTAACATCCCAAGAACGAACATGACGAACGACCTTATGAACTACCGGGTCACCAAATGCAGATTCCTCAGTTTTCTCAGTCGTAATAGCCTGAGATACAATGGAACCCTTAATATGAGTTAGAAGAGGATTCTTATTGGAAATATCTTGGTCAATAAAGTAATCCATGCCACTCTTGGAACGGACATTAACGTCAACAGGAAGAATATCACCACGATAATCAAAGACGTAACCACGTAGCTTGACGAAATCATCGCCCTCTTCAACTTCCTGCTCAGCCGCATCTGCAATCAGCATATCGGCATCGAATGTCGCGGGATTCTCAGAAATCTCATTAGTCATAACGTGCATAAACTGACCCTCGACACGCTTAGGAGAAACAACTTCACCATCACGAGATACAAAATCATTTGTGCCGACAGAACCATCAATACGAACCTTGATAGCAGAAGTACCGACAGATTCAAAGGTATCTGACCCCATATGTTCAATAAGGGCAGTTAGAATCTCCCATGCTGGATTAGGCTTGCCGTTCTTAAAAGTCTCGGTAACATAACGGAAAAATACAGGAACAACATTAAGACCTTTATCGTCAGTCGCAATGTTCACTGTACCGTTAATAAATGGAGTGCCTGTCTTTTTAGAGACACGCTGTGCAAGACGGTCAGTTGAAAATACGTATCCTTCAATATGGCATGAATTATTTGTCTTTGAAAACATTCAATTTCCTTTCTAATTTTTCTTTCAATCTATGTCACATATTATAACATGTTTTTAAATCTTAGTCAATAACTTTTTTAGGATATTTTCCACATGACTTATGTTCTAGACAATAACCAGCTTTGTCACATTTACACTTAAAAAATAAATCACAAATAGTTTTCCATTCATCAGAATACTCAGATAATGCTTCAATTATATCTCTCATTAGTTGTCTAAATTCCCAATAGGCACGAGTGCATAAACGCTGTTCAGCCATTGTCATAAGTGTGCGGCTATTGAAGCGACAACTAACAGTTGTTGTCATTCCAAGAGGAAGAACCATATTTGCATCTTCCTGCGGAATTCCACATTCATTTTGCATATAAGTAGTAGCTTCAGCAATAGCTTTCATACAAGAATCGTACATTTGCTTCGCATCTTCATTTGCCGCGATTTTTGGAGGAACTACATAATCAAAATCTTGATATTTGATATAACGCGTACTTGCCTGTAGACGTGTAGGCGCTCCACCATTATGAGTATAGAATTCTCGAATTACCTTTGCTGAATACCCTTCTAGAACAAACCATACTTCTCCAAATTCAAGTGTGCGGAAATGCCCATCTTTTATACAAGAAAGACCGCGCTTATAGTTCTTCTCTACGTTACTGGTATCTGTGCCATAACAAGGGCCAGCCATTTCTCCAATTAACGTAATAGGATTCTTAATAGTATTACTGTTAATCGTTACTTTTCCCATTTGCACCATCCTGTGAATTGAAACCATAGTTAACTGAATTATATACATCAATATAATATTTTTCTTTTTCATTTAATTCTTCTTGCGGGCAAAGCTCAACGACTTCAAATGTAAATTGGTCTAAACCATCTCTAAGCATCGCCGCATACAGCTTGTTATCTTTAGGTGTCTTTATTCCGCATCCGCAACGACAGTGCTGTGTAAAGCGATTTGCAATATCTACAGACTGACCTATATAGCATTTTGTATCATTTATATCTGTAATCTTATAAATACCGCAAACCTTTTCAGTACCAACAATATTGATAAATAAAGCCTTTGCTTTCTTCTGGAAATACGTTGACCAAATTAGCTTTGAAAGAATCTCTGGGTTAGAAAGGCGGTTCTTAAACGAATTTAAAATATCAATATCTGCTTTATCACTATCTTCGATAATGATACGATAATCATCTTTAGAATCTTGAACTGTCTGTTCACGTTGAAACGCTTCAATTGTCGCAGCCTTTTGTCGCTTTAGTTTATCAAGCGAGCTTTGAAGAATTTGAATTTGCTCGACATATTCAGCTTTATCTTCATCGACTTGAGCCTGAAAATCACGAAGATTATTCATGATATTCTCTTTTTCAACTTTTTTAAAATCTTCAAAGCTCTGCTTCTGCTGTTCCACATTCTCTTGGAGAGATTTTAAATGTGCCTTTTCATTTTGAATTTGATATTCAATATGCTCTCGCGCAATAAGAACTTCTTTGTTGTTCTCTTCGACTATATCACATGTTTCTTTTCTGCCAGCTATAACGCCTACGCTATAGCCGCTTACGACAAATGTAATAGCGCAGATAACAGCTATAATAAATTCGAGAGCCATATTACTTAGTATATGTTACAGTGATTTCAGGGTCAACTTTCATACCTTCATCTGTAAGGCGAATAAAGTTAGTACCACCATCAGGCTGTAGTTCACGAACTGCATAACCCTTGCGAACAAGTGAGGAAGTAATAATGCAATTAGTAGCCTTATCAGTTAAATGAACAGCTTTTGCAATATCCTTAAAAGTTTCATCTTTGCCTTGATTCTCCTGTAAATGCTTTAGAACCTTTTTAGCATTGTCTGAAAATACTGGCTTGGTAATTGTAATCATATAACTCCTTTACTTTTTTATTTCTATTTCATATACATGATAACATAAAATATTCTAGAAGTCAAGCCTTAACTAAAAATTTCTTCTAGCTTACAGTCTATATTATCTTTTTCTAAATACGAGATTCGCAATAATTGTAAATTATGTGCAATACAATATTCATTTTTTATATTATCTCGATATTGCCTATCTTCCAAAGTATCAGAACACATAGAACTTTCTTCAAAATGTTGTTGCCCATCAAATTCAATACAATAACTATAATCAGGCAAATAAAAATCAAAACGTAATTTATAGTTTGTCTTTGGATTTATACAATCATCAAATATCTTTTCCTTTTCATAAGAAATACCATGCAAATCTAAAAATTTTTGTATCAAAAACTCTCCAGTAGATTGTTTGACACATCCACATGAAATAATTCTATTTTGTATTAAATCAGAAGTTCTAACATATGTAATATTTCCACAATCGCATTGACATTTCCATAAAACATGTTTCCCACCATTTCTATATGTAGAATCTTCGATAACCGTTAACTTTCCAAAACGTTTTCCGGTTAAATCTTTCATTCTGAGTCTTCCATTTTTGATTGCGGCTATTTTTTGAATGCATCCACAAGAGGTACATTCACCGTGAATTACAGATTATATATTAGAAATAAAAATTGTTCCACAATATTTACATTGAAATTTTGCTTTCTTTCTATCAATGCGTTCTAATATTTCCATATTATTCGGTCCAATAATATCACCAGCGCAATATTTTCTACCTTGACCAATTCTATCCTTATATTGATAACATCCGCAACTTTTTATTGTGCCTTTTACAATACTTGGAATATTACATTCAAAATGCTTTTTACAATAAGGACATTCAAAAATTCCGTAATATGTAGATTTTACTCTTTTTGTTCTTTTTATCAATAAAATTTTATTTGGACCGATTCTATCTCCATCGTTATATTTTTTAGCTCTTTCTTTACTCATAAAAAATATCCTGAATCTTACAATCTTGTGCCGGTTTATCGGATCTTAATCTAGAAACATAACCATGCCTAATGGACTTATTCTCCTTATCAAGACTCATGCAATTTACCTCTACGACTGTTCCAATATACTTTTCAGGATTGGCCGCAAGGTCAGCTTTAAGATTATCTGTAAGGCCAGAAGATACACGACCAATAGACACAAGATTTCCTGCCTTATCATATGCGCCAAGACGTAAAGCACCAGCCCAACCATAATATGCAGCTTTCGTGATTAGATTACCTTCTTTATCTTTATATTCCCAAGTCTCAGATTCTTTACCAGTATAAAGATATTCTGGTGGTAGAACCTCTGTAATCACAAAATCAATATCATTCTGTGCTTGTTTAATTTTGAACATGACTTTTGGCTGTCGCTTGCCTGGTGCGTATAAACCATTCTCTACACGAAATACCATACCTTCTTCGCCTGCGGCAAGTTTATCAATTGTAACTTTATCTAAGTCTAGATAAGCGTTATCGTAGCATCGTGCTACTTCAAGTTCTGGAATTAAAGGAGTGGCAATATCAATATGTTCACAAAGATTACTATAACGATAATCATATGTCATATTATTCATAACATAATCTTCGCCGCTATATGCAAGAATATCGTGCATATAAAAATGAATCTTGCCGTACTCACCTTTCTGACGCTCAATGGCTTTCTCTGGTAAAGCACCCAAAACTGATGTTACATTCTTAGATGTGCCATTAGGATAATAAACCTCACCGATGATGCACGTACCATTAGGAAGTTCATTCATAGCCCAATCTTTAATATGCGGCACTTTATCAATATTGTCGCTATAATAGCCAGTCTTTTTAGAGACTGTGCGACTATAAAGATGAACCTCGTTGTTGTCTTTAATTAACTGTGACCAATATCCATCTTTCTTAATAGTGCCGATGATTGGTGTATTTTTAAACATATCCTCGTAGTTCTTGGGAGCTTTGCCAACCAGCATTGGCGAATAAATATTTAGAGACATATTTCTCCAATAGAAAGAAAAGGGCAGACTAAAGAATAACCCCTCGTCCACCCTTATTTGCAATTTTACCTGTAAAATTCTGCGGTTCAGTAATTGTCATAGATACAATTCTATCATCATCGTCTAACTTAATACCGCACATGCCGCCAGAACGAATACTACTTGCCCGCACACTATCAGCCATGAAACTAATTTGTCTCTTGGTTGAGGTTAATGTTACAACACATCCATTTGTCTCTTGGATGCTGACAATTTTGCTGTCGGTCTTAAAGGCTACAGAACCTTTAACATTACGAGTGCCACCAGCGAACTGTTTACCCTCACACTTCTTAACTTTGCCGTCCTCTGTAACAAAAAACATATAAGGCTTATCTACGAATACATCATTATGAATTGTGATAATCTTTTCGTCATTATCAAGATTGATGATTGCACCGATAGCTGTACCCTTATCTTTTGAACCGCATTCTTTAATATCTGAAAGAGCAATCCTAAAGAATCGCCCCTTGTTCGAAAATAGAGCTACTTTTCTATCCTCAGATACAGTAAATGCAAGGCTACCGTCACTCTTGTACTTAGAAGGTGAGACTTTTTGCAGATAACCAAGAGGATTAAATGCAATAACAAAATTCCTATTCTCTTTTGGCGCAGAAGACCTTGCCTTTTTTGTTTTTGTAATTTCCTTTTGGACTACTTTAGTGCGACGCTCGTCTCCAAACTTTTCAGATACTTCATTAAAACGTTTAATCATTTCTTGCTTTAGAAGTTTATTTGAATTTAAAATAGAACTAATTCGTTCAATCTCAGACTCAAGATTTTCTTTATCTTTAAGTAGCTTGTTTACTTCTAGTTTTGCAAGACGAACAAGTTTAATCTCTAAAATCGCTTTGGCTTGGTCTTCATCAATGCCTAGAAAAAATTGTAACTTTTCATTAGCTTCTTTGGTTGAAGAAGAATTTTTAATTGTCTCAACTGTTTCATCAATCTTATTAATTGCCGCAATGATACCATTTGTAATTTTTAATTTGTAATTGAGAACATTAAGTTGATGTTTATACATATTGGTATACACTTGTTTTTCATGCTTTAAGTGTGCGGTCAATGCTTCTTGCCAACCAAATACTTTTGGATAACGACCGTTCTCAAGCATTGTCATGTTAATACTATAAGTTTTTTGTAGAGAAGTATTATCAAACAGATAAGTTGCTACTTCTTTTGGATTAGCAGACCTAGAAAGATAAATCTTAATACAGACGTTTTCACCTGTAAGGTCATTTAGATTAACGATGCCGGGATTAGTCTCTTCATCATTCGTAATCTTTTCAATTTCATTACAAATAGTATTAGTATAAACGCTATAAGGAAGTTCACGAACGATAATGCAATTATCTTTCTTGTCGTATTCTAACTTTGCACGAACAATGCAACCTTTGCCTTTACCAATTTTAAGACTTTCGCGCACTTCGTCTTTGTTAAGAATTGTGCCGCCAGTAGCAAAATCAGGATAACATAAAATATCATCAAACGCTGCATTCTTATGCTCTAGCATATATACCATTGCCGCATTTACTTCTTTGAGATTGAATTGTGGAACGGAGCTTGCAAGACCAGACGCAATTCCGCTTGTGCCATTGACGATATTATAGAATCCAAGAGAAGAAAGAATTCTAGGATACTTCTCAGTATCGTCATAGTTATCTACCCATTCATCTACAGTATATTTATCAGTTTCTTTGAGAAGATAATCAGACAACTGAGAAAGACGTGATGCTGTGTATCGTGGTGCAGCCCAGTTCCCTGTCTCTGTTAAAGTTCCGTATGAGCCTTCCACTTCTACTAGTGGATACCTCATGGAGAAAGGCTGTCCGCTGCGCATTACAATGCCTTCGCAAGATGCGTCTCCATGAATATAGAGTCTCATGCAGCTTCCTATTGCTTTGAGCGTCTTTTTAAATGGCTTGTCATGAGTGAATTTATCTGTGAACATGCAGTACAGGACTTGTCTAGTAGATGGCTTTACGCAATCTCGAACATCTACTAATGCACGTGATTGAATAACTGCTCCTGCATATTGTCCAAAGCTATTATCAATAACATCGTCTAAACTTACTTTAAAATCCAATTACTCTTTCACCTCACTAAAGTCAATATTATTGAAAATAAAATCTTTGCGGCCATCTGCATTTGAACCCATAAGAGTTATAAGTTTATTCTTTGTTTTGTCTGTTGGAATAAGAACATCCATATGCTGATTCGCGCCAAACATAGAATTACGTGCTTGACTTGCAGATAGCGAACCGAGTCCCTTACAACGTTGTACCTCTACTCCTGCTGGAAGGTTTGGTCTAGCTGCGTCCATTTCTTGGTCTGTAAAGTAATATTGTTCCTTATCTTTACCTTTGACAATATAGAGAGGTGAGCGTAACCAACATAGTCTATTCTCTTGAATAAACTTAGGACAGAAGTGTTCTAGAGCTGATGCAATAAGCAATCCGATGTGGTAACCGTCACTATCGGAGTCAACGCATATGCCAATCCTGCCGTATCTTAAATTTGTCTCTTCATAATCTTCATGTGGTTTAATACCAAGTGCCTTAAAAAGTAATTGAATCTCTTCGTTCTTTAACAGTCTATCGTCTTTATTTGCAAGTGCGTTGATTAGCTTGCCGCGCAGCATTAAAATTCCATATTTGTCAATTTCACGTGCAACACACATCGAAGCTCCAGCTGACAGTCCTTCTACTACGAGAAGAGTAGAATCTTGGCCAAGGAATTCAGCGTCTTTGAGCTTATCTGGATTAAGAATCTTAACCTTATTACCACGCTTTTTATTATTCTTAACTGCCGCACGCGCACGTTTAGCTGCTTCTGCTGCTTTTCGCGCAAGGATAGCCTTTTCAAGAATAGCCTTTGCATCTTCTGGGTTGCTATCTAGCCATACTTCTAGCTGCTGTCCAAAAATAGAAGTGAAATCAGTATCAATTTTAGTAACTGTACTTTTTACTTGCGCTTCATATTTTACATTCTCCGCAGTAATATTAGAAACTAAAATTAAACCTTCTTGTAAAGAAACACCATCTAGATTTTTATCTTTATCACCCAGAAGATTATTCTCTTTAGCCCACTTATTTAGAATACGGGTAATTGTAGACTTCATAGAAGCTATATGTGGGCCAGCACTAGTTAAACCGCAATTGACGTATGAAATAATACTTGAAGAAGAAGAGCTAGTATACGTTAGTCCAACGCTCATGCCTTGTTTACCATAGGTAAACTCTTCAATGAAACGATTTGAAACAATCTCAATATTATCTTTAACTTGACTGCTCAATAAATCTGCGATTCCATTTTCATGAAAAATCTTTTGACCATTATAATCAATGATTAGACCGTGGCATAAACAAGTAATTTCATTGCAAAACTGTTTTACTTTAGATTCATTGATAGCAGGAGAATCGAAAAACTCTTCACTAGGATTGAAAGTAACAGTCGTGCCATGTTCTTTTGTACTTTTACCTAACTTTCTCTCTTGAAAAACACCCTCTTTGAACTGAACAAATTCATAATTATGATTGCGACAACTATATACTTCCAAAGAATGTGAAAGAAAGTTGGTGAGTTTACCACCCTGGCCATTTTTGCCAAGACTTACACCAGCATAGCTGCCATCATTCCTAAACTTACCACTGGTATTTAGAACGTCAAAACTAGCTTGAAGAGTGGTTTCACCATCTTCCCTAAGCTCATTGACAGGGAAACCTCGACCGTAATCTTCTACTGAATAGATATGATTTATATTATCAACTTTAACGATAATTTCTTTGCCATATCCAATATTATATTCATCAATAGAATTACCTAAAATCTCAATAATCAATTGAGTTGCATCAGAGCAGTCTCCCGCATATACATCACTACGTAATCTTACATGCTCTAATGGAGATAAGGATTCAATTTCACGATGTTGCTTCATTAATTTTCCTCATTAAATAATCATCATTTTTATTTAGTTTGCCATAATCAGTATATGGAATTCTTAATAGGTTAATATTGTTGTCTTCACAAAATTGATTTTTTAAATTATCTCTATAATGAATGTCCTCCGCTTTAATTTCTTTTGTCCAAGCCCATTTACCAGTTTTAAAATGTTGTTCACCATCAAATTCGATGCATAAATTATAATCTGGAAGATAAAAATCAAAACGCAAACGACCGTTTGTTTTAGGATTAATACAACCAGAAAAATATTTTTCTGGTTCATATTTAATATTATGTTTATCAAGATATTATATAATCAATTCTTCGCCAGCAGACCTTTTCATACATCCACAACTTAACTGTGAGTGTCTTGAATCATTGCCATAATTATCTCTACGAAGTTCTCCTAATAAAACTTCAACATAATTTCCACAATCACATTTACATAGCCATCTTTTTTGTTCTCCATCTGGAGTTTCAAGCAATTTAATTGGCGTTAACATACCAATCTTTGTATTTGTTAAATCTAAAGTATTGTCATGATTTCTTTGGGCACACTTTTCAGATTTTAAACATCCACAAGATTTTGTATTTCCAGACTTAAGGTGGTGCATAGAAGTATATACAATACTATGTTTTTCACAAGAGCATTGACATTTCCAAAGCCAACGATTATCACTATTTTGTTTATCAGTTAATCCAATGACTGTTAGTCTGTTAAAAGTTTGGCCTGTAATATCTTCTATATAGGAACCTTTTACAGTTTTAATTTTACTCAAAAGTCCTCCTTTCTTTTATAGATATTATATCATTTTCATTTTCAGTTGTCAACAAAAAATGGATGCCGATTATAGCAATCGACACCCATCATAAACTACAGTCCCTTTTTCTCTAAGTCCTCTAAGAACTTTCTACGGCTTTCCACTTGGTCTTTGCAGAACGTGCGGAAATTATTCTTTAAAACATGATACTTGTCACGAGCATCATACCAATCCTTTTTAGCATAGCGAAGTGCATCATTGTACTTAAATGAATACCAAAGTTGGTCCTCATAAGCCACAAGACCATTATAACGTTCACGCATAGCTGCCGCACGCTTCTGCTGTAGCTTCATGCGGCACTTGTATTCGGCAATGCTCCAACCAATCCACTTATTAGCAACGTCCATATCTTCATCATGCGGCTTAGCGTATTCAACGAATTTACCCCACTGTGAAGTAATAGTAACCGATGCTACCTTAGTTTCCTCATTCCAATAGCAATCTGTAAGCTGACAATGCGCCATTTGTTTTCTCCTTATCGTTTATTATAGGCTGCGGACATATAAGAATTCATGATAGCAAACTGAGTTGATTCAAGTACATCTACCGCATCCTTAGACGGCTCAGGAATAAACTTAGAATTATTCTCAATAAGCTCGTCCATTTTCATTACATAGTGTTCTGCCTTTGCCTTTGCATCTTCTGACGAATATATAATACCATAACGTTTAATAGCCATCATTTCATCACGATATAGGTTCTCTTTACCTAAAGAATTACGTTCATCAATCCAGATAGCTTCTGAGAATGACGCTCCATCAATAAGATAACGCTTGACAAACAGATACAGTCGCATGATATGTTGCAATTCCTTCGCCACATACCCATACTTTTCAATCAGTTCATGGTTTGCAGGAGAATCATGGCAAATCTTCTTTGCCTTTTCCATAGCCATTCCAAGAGAAGAAAAAATTAATTTCTGCGGATTAAGATTGGCAATATCATCACAATGTTTACGAAGATATTCCCAGTAAATCTTATACTTAGGATTAACAACATAATACTCAGTGCAAAGAATTTCCAAGAAGTTAATATTTGCCTTATGGAGAATCTTAAAATAGTCTCGAAAATCTTTAACTGTACAATGCTCGTCATTGTCCATAATCTCGACTTTATTAAGATGCTTCTTATCCAAGAACAAATCATATGCTGTTGGAATCATAAGCAACTTTGTATCAACATCAGATTCTTCGTCCCATAGATTATAATTCATGGAACCATTGGCTGCGCATACAAGATACGGATACTGCCAATACTTGCCTGTGGCAATAATAGCGCCAAGATGCTCTTCAACCCTATTCTGAATCTTATTTACATTTTCTGCCATTTCTATTTCCTTTCTCTATATATGTATTATAATAGATTTATTTACCAGTGTCAATACAAAAAAAGGCACCCACGAGAGTGCCTTTACCAAAAAAAAGAAAATTAGAAGTGGTAGTTATCGTTGATGTAGTCGTATAACTTGCCGCCATTCTCTACATACTCAAGCATCTTGAAGACGTTATCGTTCAGAGCTGTCATGAGGTGGACGTCGGGATTGCCTGGATTAGCAATTTGGTAAGCATAGTTGCCGAGGTCGAAACTATAAAGAATTGTGCGGCCATGTACAGCACAATAATTATTATAGTTGCACATACCGTCAGTGCTATCTCTCCAATAAGTATACTGTCTTGCCATCACCTGCATATCAGAGACAACGAAGATGCGGTCGTACTTCTTGTCACTGATAAGACCGAAAGCAGGAGCAATGTCAGTTCCATAACCGCAATTATCGTTCTCACACATTTCACGAATTACTTGGAATGGGCCGCAAGCCTTCTTGAAAGTTGCAGACTTAGCACGATTGCCGAACTTTACAAAGTCGCAATTACCGTTAATGTAAAGAGCCGCAGCATAGCAAGCGCCAACTTCCTTGATGGTGAGATTGGACTTATTACCATAGCGGTCTTCCATCGAACCGGAAACATCAAGCATGATAACGGAATTACCTTCTAGCTTGGGCATATTGCCGCAAGCAATACGGAAAGCAGTATCCAGTGCTGTGATAACTGCAAAGTTCTGAACATTTAGATTGCGATAAGCAGTATAAATCTGATAAGGAAATACAAGAGACTTCTTGATAGAAACCTCGTTGATAAGCTGGTCTACAAGATTGCGCTTAATCCATTCATCGTCAACATCCTCTGAAAGAATGTTATTCAGATTACGAATAAGAGCAAGATAACCGAGACGATTACCCTCAACCATATTCTTCCAGCTATCATTTCCAGTGGAGATATTTACTTCCCAAGTATCAGCAGCTTCGAGCCTACCATTCATATAACCATCAATGGCATAACCCTTCGGATGGATGATGTTGATAAGGTCGTACATATTGTAGCGCTTACCCTTCATCTGATATTTCATCAAACGATACTCAGAAATGTTAGACATATAATCTGCAAAACCACGAATCATAGCATGAGAACGCTTGCCACCAAGCATGTCAACAGCTGCGAAAATCTCAGACATATCATCAGGACGATGACAGAAAGCCTTATAGAAATCGCGCTTGCGCTCAAAGCTCTGACCATTCAGCATAGCCGCAACAAGCTGCGAGACACTACGCATACCAAGTTGGTTTCGTGCAAACATGGCACACTTACCAGTGAACTCAGCGCCATACTTATCAATTACAAGATTCGTAAGTTCGATGAAACGAGTCTGCTGCATGTCGGCATTCTCGTAGAAACCATCGTCCATCTTGCTAGAGAACAGGAAATTCATCCAATCCTCAAGTACATCCTTCTTGTAATTCTCGCCGCCCTCGTATGACATAGAACGCTCTGGCTTAACCTTTTCATTAAACTTAGACATATTTTATCACTTTCTCTTGGAAGGAAAACTTTCCTATATTATAACATCTGTTTATATGACTTGTCAAGTAAAATTTTAGAAAACATCTAGGTCATGGAAACCAGAATAGTCAATGATTTTCAAATTGCCAAGAGCATCATAACCATAGTTGCCAGTATGCAAGTCTGAAATCTTTTCTTTATAAAGAAAATCAATAAAACGTTGAGTTGCCCTGCGACCATACGTTTCAATGAAAATGCCACACTCTGTAGTATAAAATTCACTATAGCTATCTTTATGCTCTTTGCGACTTTTGTCAATCATTGCCTTTGCAATTTTACTAGTCTCATTATCTGTTTTTTTGGGACTATAAGTCGTTCCCGCACAAGAAGAGACATACACTGGAATGCCGCATACGAAACCAAGGAATGTAGTCTTGGCAAGCATTTGATTAACTTTATACTTGCGGGCAATGCGATAGATATACTCTTCCGCGGCGCAATAATCGTTTGCATCTACTGGATAGAAGCCATTATTATTTGCATTTTTATATAGAGTAATATCATCGAAACAAAAATACATTGGAGCTCGATTTTCTTCCGCACAAAGTTCATAATGTTCCCAATCTCCATCTTCTATAAATGCAGCACCAATATAAGGAATTTTAAATACATAGTCTTTAAATTCTTTAAAATGGAATACAGATTTAGAGCAGCCACCTTCAACCCAATCGGCACCAATAGTCTTACCAATCTGTTGGATAAAGTGCGGAATGTGTCACCATCTTCATCTTCAAAATATACCTAAGACAATTTTAAGAACTCAGGATTACAATTACGAAACCTATTGTCAAGAAAATTAAGCATCTCTAATTTATTCATATAGTTTCCTTTCTTCGTTCCACTATATTATATCATTTCAGAGTTACATTTGTAAATTATTTCCTTTTTAGTACCGATGGCTTTACTTTTTTCATCTAGAACTGTACCGATAGGACATCTTTTATAGACATATTTTAAAAATTTGTCTACCCTTTCAGTCTCATTTTTGTACATACCAAGAGAAAGAAAGGGTAGAATCTCATTATTTATATGCTCATATTCCGCATACGCATCATCGTCTAATTTTCTAGTGCATCCTTGCCTAGATTCTTCTGGAACATATTCACCTATGCGGCACAATGGGCATGAATCATTATCGCACTCATGGCAATGCAAGCTAACGATAGTATAATCATCCATTTGTCTGCCAATCTTTTATAAATCTAGCTGGATTGTAAGGAATCCATGCTTGATAGTCTGGTGGCAGAACTACTCTTACTTCTACTGACTCTGTGACTATAGGAACACCGTTTACATATATCATCTGTGAATCAGATTCAATATGAATATCATATTGCTGTCCATGTTTCAATTCAACATTCATTGGTGGCACAAGATTTTTATATACCCAGTCTTCGCCAATATATGTATACATTAGCGAGCCTTGCGGATTTCAAAGATAGGGTCATAATAAGTCTTGCCAGCTTTGACTTTCTCAAGAAATGCTTCGGCATCCTTCTTCTCGACAAACATCATTGCCTTGCTTGAATCAGTTGTGCGCATACCTTTTGCTGTAAGCATACGGAACTGCTTATCAATATAAGGTTCCTTGGTGCGCTTTCCGTAAATCATCCACATAATTTAATACTCCCATTCTTCTATGATATGCTTTAAACGAATTTCTTTAGTAAAATTGTTAATTGCTTCTATCTCTTGGTCTTTATAGCAATCATATACTTGGTCAACATTTCCAAGCCATACAAAATGCGTATATCCATCTTGATTTACCAAACCAAACAAATCAAAAGTCTTATATTCAGGTCGGCCTTGAATGATTGCATCTTCGAGTGTCATTAAATCTCCCTAGAGAATGTCTTTTTTCTTTTGACATAATTATAACATATAAAAAGTGAGCTGTCAAGAAAAATTTGACAGCCCACTTAAAATTTTATTTAGTTGTTAAGAATGTACTCGCGTACTCGTGCTTGAGTAAGACCCTTGATTGCGGCCAGTTTGACAGAAGCAGCTTTCTTCTTCTTGAAGAAATCCCAGAAGTTCTCTTCCATAAGTTCGTCAAGAACCTTATTGATAGCCATGCCGAAGAACTTGCCGTTCTTGCAATCAATTTTCTCCATATCAAGAGCGATAAGAACTTTATTGACTTCCTTCTCGACAAAAGCATCAGTGCAATACTTCTCTACAAACTCCTTCTCCAAAGAGTCAGTGCCCGTGTAGACAGTCTTCTTCTTAGACTTGTCATGATGCCACTCGTCACGAACAATCTTGGCAATCTGAACATTACCCCATGGGTCGCGCACGCAAGGGTAAGCCTTGATTACGATGCCCTCACCGATAGTCCCCTTTGGAAGATTGTAAGTACACTCGTCAACGTGCTTGTTCACAGCGTCCCAAGTCATGTTGCTAATGCGGCAAATGACAGGAACGCAACGATGATAGAACTTGCTAACTACTGGACACCATACATCATAATCAACATACTTACCATCCTTAGTATTGAGAATATCAAAGATGAAGAATCCGCCTTCAAGATAAGTCTTGATAGTACCAGTGAACTTGCGGCCATCAACACCGCCAAGCCACTCACCGTAAATGATATAATTAGGATGGTCAAGCAACCAATTCTTTAGTGCCTTAACCTCAGTATCGTCAGTGTTGGTGATATAATCAGCGAAACCAGCGTTATCCTTCTCGATAGAAATCTCACGAGTACGGCTACCGCAAGTAATATTTCCATTATCGTTTACCCAGATAGAACTATTCGTACCATCCAGCTTCGGCTGCAAAATTGTGTCACGACCGATAAAGTTCTGAACTTCTGCACGAGTCGAGCGCTCAAGATGCACATACTTATTGAAATGAGACATTATAAAATCCTTTCTCTTGTTTTCGTAATTACATTATACACAAATTTTTGGCCGCACGCAAGAACTTTTTTTCTTCTCTTTTTACTGTTTCTTTTTACTACTTTGCATAGCAAAGTAGTTTATTTTTCTTTAATCCTTTTTCTCTTCTTTTAATAGAAATTACTGTGCGTAGCACAGGAATTTCTTTATAATAAAATCTTTTATATATAAAACAATTATATAATATCTCTTATATATATAAAAGTCAATATACATATATAAACTAATTTAATTATATTATAAACTAATATAATTTATTTTATATATATTTAAGGGGTAAACCCCTTAACAACCCAGTTAAAAGTATAATGATTTTCAAGTCTTTTGTCAAGAAAAATTTTTAATTAAAATTCTTTCTAAAAAAGTATTGACATACAATATGATTATGGTTTATAATATAGCCAACACATAAAAGAAAGGATATTACATGGAACCAATTACAGCAGAAAAAGCACGTGACATGCGTTATGTCGCTCTAAAGAAGAAAAGGGAAGAGCGGCTCAAGCAAGTTCAAAAATATAATTATTTCAATATTGTAATGAAAGATATTGAGAAAGCAGCCAATGATGGTAAGAGTAGTGTAGACTTCTATCCGCATGTATCTGACTTCTATGAAAAAATCGTTCAGAGCGGTAGCATCGTTCCTGCCGCAGAGAAAGACTTCACCAATCCACAGAAGGAAGTATTTGCATCCATTGAAGAGTCTCTTGGTTATCAGGTGGCACGCAATGACCATTATCAAGTAACTTATTTCCGTGACGTTGACCGCATTGACATTACTATTAGCAAATATTCTATCTATTGGTAGGCTAAAATGAAGCATACGCTAATTTTAATGTGTGGCGTAACGCAGAGTGGTAAGTCTGTATTTGCAAAGACAATTCAAGATTCACATGAAGACTGTGTGGCAATCAAAAGAGATAATTGCCGCATGTATAATTCAGAAGATGCAGACACAGTTGACAAGCGTTTCTATAATACAGTAAATATTGCTTTGAAATCACATCGCTATGTTGTAGCGAATGACCGCAATATAAATCGTATTGAGCGAGATAAGTTTTTCAATAATGTAAATTGCAATGGTTGTGAAGTAATTTGCGTTTGGGTTGAAACTCCACAAAATGTAGCCGTTGCACGTAATAAAAATCGTGACAAATATCATCGTCTAAGCGAAAAAGAAATTGCAGAAATGTATAGATGCAAGGTTTCTCCGCAAGATAATGAACCGTTTGATAGGATTGTATTTATTTCAGAGCAGCAAAATTACGCTATCAGCACAAATAATATGCAAATCTTGCCAATCATTGACCAACTAAAGGCAATCTAATTTACAATTAAATATTGAAATCAACTACGATGAAAGGTTATAATGTTTAAAATTCTTATTTTTATTATCGGTATTCTCATTACTATTGCTGGGATTGCCACATGCCTATCTTTCTTCAAAGAAGATGAACATGAAAAGCGAGTTCCATTAGGACTACGAACGGTAGTTGTTGTACTTGGTCTAGTTGCTATTGGCATTAGCAGTATCTATTCTCAAGATGTAGGTGAAGTAGTTGTTCTGCGTTCTCTTGGAGGCAATCTAGCTGGTTCTACTACAGATGCAGGCTTTCACTTTACCGCACCTTGGAACGATGTAATTACGTTTGATACGCGCAATAACCTAATCAACTTTTACGGTAAAGACACAAAATACTCCTATGATGGTGGTTCTGCTGAAGGTCCTTGCGTAACTGTAAATGATAAATCAGGCTCTTCTGCTAATGTTGATATTCAGATTAACTATAGTCTTGACCCGAAGACAGCTGAGTATCTCTACACTGAATATGGCACTCAAGAAAACTTTACTAAGAACTACGCAGCTAATGACCTCCGTTCTGTTGCACGTGAAGTTTCAGGTCAATTTGATACCATTACAATGCTGACTGACCGCGCTCAGTACACCAAGGCTGTCCAAAAGGCTCTTGAAAAGAAGTGGTCTAAGATTGGTCTTACTGTTGAACAGGTAAGCGTTCAGGATATTTCTTATGCTAAGTCCATTACCAATGCTTATGCTGATTCTCAGGCCGCAGAAGTAGAGAAAGCTAAGGCTCAGAACCAGCAGGAGACTGCAAAGATTAAGGGTGAGACTAAGGTTATTGAAGCTACGAAAGAAGCAGAAGCAAACCGTGTACTCAACGAGTCTCTAACTGATAATGTTCTAACCCAAGAGTACATTGATGCTCTAAAGGAAATGTCAAAGAATGGTAATACTGTCGTTGTGCCGCAAGGGTCAACACCAGTAGTAAATACAAAATAATATAAATTAGTCCCAAAGTTTCTATTGACTTTGGGACTTTTTTGCTATATAATAGACTTAAATAAAATCCAAGAGAAAGAGGAGTAATGGGGATTAATGCTATTACAATTATCTGCATCACTGTTCTTGTGATTGCGGCAGAAAACATTGATAACATGCCATACGTATCCAATGATATTTAGAAGGTCAAGATTAAGTAATGATTTGTTTTGCTATTGGTTTCTTTGTAGGCTACACTGTAGCATGTCTTATGTTTAATTCTAGGGAGTAGTAATGGCAGATTGTCTGTTTGTACTATATGTATTTTTTGTGTGCGGCTATTCATATGTTGCACTTGCCGCACGTTTTGAGAAGTTTCGTTTTGAAATCTATAAGGCATTTCTTGAAATGTTTTAATTGACTTTTGACTTTATATATAATATAATATAAGTATAAAGTCAAGAGACTCCTTGGCAGAAAAGTTATGCAGCGCCCTGCAAAGGCGTTTAAACTGGAGCGTTACCAGTAGGAGTCTCTTGATTTTATATTCGAAAGGAACAATTATGCGTGATGTAAATAGAATCTATGATATTCTTGTAAAGTTTCAAGACCTTTGGGAGCAGTATCCTGACCAGCGTTTTGGGCAGATTATCTCTAATTATCTTGTAAATGACAAGGAAGATATTTTCTATATTGAAGATGATGAACTGTCCAAGCGCCTTACTGACCAGCTTTCATTGATTGAGTGGTAAATATGAATGTTTATTGTCTGTTAGATGCTATTGATGATGATATGCGAAATAACTTATATATTTCATTTGCGATGTATAACATTCCTGAAATGAGCACTCCTTCTGTTCCATTTAATGAATGGATATAGGAACAACATGACGCGATTTTAAAGGCAGATGTGGTTACTTTCAACATTAAAGTTGATAAGAACTATGGATATTTAATGCTTACTATTCTGGTTAATATGTAAAGGATATTATGATTACTCAGTATTCACATGGTATAAATACAGAAGCAAAGCCAAGTAATAATGTAATTGACATTTATAAGAAGTGGTCTGCTGAGGAAATTCGTGCGGCACTTCAACCTAACCGTATGCCGCTAGTGAATATCTGTATTAATCTCGACCACGGTTTCAATGTAGGTTCAATCATTCGTGCGTCTAATTGTTTTCTTGCAAAGGAAACCTATGTCGTTGGCCGCAAGCGTTTTGACAGAAGGGGAGCGGTTGGCAGCACTCATGTAGAGCGTGTATATCATGCGGATAATTTTGATGAAGTCATTGAAATTCTTCATCCTCTTGGATATAGTATCTTTGCTGTAGATAATATTCCTGAATATAATCCTCAGAATATTTTCGATGCAGATATTCCAATGAAATCCGCATTTGTATATGGCAGTGAGTGCGATGGTTTGCCGCAGGAAATTATTGACAAGTGTGATGAAATGATTTATATTCGTCAAGATGGCAGTATTCGTTCATTAAATGTTGCACAAGCGGCCGCGTGTTGTATGATGGAATATTCTAGGCGTTATAGGATGAAAGGTTAATATGCGCTATTGCAAAATTAAAACTATTGTAAATGATGTGCCATATACTTTCTATGGACAATTTGACAATTTGATTTCGTATGATGAAATTGAATATTATATTTCTCAAGCTATTGATCTCAATACAGACGATGATGAAGAAGATATTGATATTGAATCTCTTCTAATGGATACTGCTGGTGCAGAATTTGAATGTGAAGATATGACTTTAACAGATTGGCTTACTACAGTTATATGCGACTATAAACACACTCGACCAGTGTTACAAATTTATGTACTCGGAAATCTCATGGATAACATGGTCACAATTTATCGTTCATATAAGGAAGATATTAGCCAAACTACACAGTATCTCTATATGAGCGGTGAAACTGCTGGCGATGAAGGCTGTAAGTATTCAACGGCTTGCGTTGTAACGCCAAAGCAACAGCGTGTTGAAGTTATTGAGGAAGGTTGGAAAGACCTTCTTAGCCGCATCAAACGTGATGGAAATATGGGTGGAGTTTATATCAAAACTGGTATTTTAACTATCTTTGATGTGCCGCAAGAGGACTATGAGCGATATAAGAAGAATACGGAACTAGTATTAGATTAAAGGTGGGATTCTATTGAACAACAGTATCCAAGTTAACGTGTCTATTCCTCGTGGTATTGATGCCGTCAATGTGCTAGGCCCATCAGATAGGTATATAAGGGCCGTAAAAGAGCAAATTGACGATACACTGCGTGTTAATCTTGGACGCTCTAAGGAAGAGAATAATATCGTAATTTTTGGCAAAGAGAAATCTGTCCATCAAGCCCAAGAGGTGTTTGAAAAGCTGATTGAAATTGCCTGCTCAAAGGATGATATTAGTACGGATGAAGTGCGACTTCTTGCCAAGCAAAGTGCAGATGGTGGTATTTTTGATAATTCTGATTCTTCTACCACGATTTTGAAATATGGTAAAAAAGAAATCAAAGTACGCACAGAAGGTCAACTTGAATATCTGAATAGTATGCGGCACAATGCTATCACTATTTGTATCGCACCTCCTGGTGCAAGCAAGACCTATACAGCAGTATGCTATGCGCTGTCTCAGCTTATCAATAAGAATGTAGATAGTATTGTTATCTCTCGTCCTATGGTTTCCGCAAAAGGTGAAGCAGATTTAGGCGCACTTCCCGGCACTGCTGATGAAAAGTTTTCACTATATGCACTTCCTATGATGGATGTATTTGAACGAGTTCTCGGGCGTGAGAAACTTGATTCATATGTTGAAAAGGGTAAAATCAAAATGTTGCCGCTAGGGTATATGCGCGGATGTTCTCTATATAAAACTTTCCTTCTCGTGGACGAAGCAGAGAACATGAATACGATTCTAGGAAAGCTCGCAGTCACACGTTTAGGAGAAGATTCTAAGATTGTCTTGTGCGGCGACTTGGTTCAGCAAGATTCCAAAGGCGAAAGCGGTCTTGAATATCTTGCCAATAGTCTGAAAGATGTATCTGGTATCGGCGTTGTACGCATGACAGAAGCAGATGTTGTAAGGCACGCTCTTATCACTAAAATGCTAAATGCTTTTGCCGCATACGATGAAAAATAATTATTGACTTTTGAATTATTTTATTCTATAATATATTTAGTTTAAGAAAGGATGCGGTCATATGAATTGGAACGATTTATCACCAGAAGCAAAAATCTATATTGAGTTAAGCCCTGTAGAGTTTGCAAAAACTTCTATGGCCGCTTCTATCTCTCTATTGGAGAATGCCAATAGCACTAAAGAGTATGAGCGTATTATCTCTAACTGCGTTAATTTGTTGACTTTGTGCGGCAAGTCGATTGGTTATCATCCTAATTTTACTTTGGTGAAATAAAGTTCTTGACGCTGGATACATCTTATGATATTATATATAATATAAGATGTGAAAGGATTTAATAAATGGCTGAGTTTAGTAAGCATGATATGAAGATGTTTGATTTGGCGCGAAAGGCGGCACTGGAATCTACATATGAACCTTTCAAACTCGGGGCGGTAATCTCATACAAGGGACGTGTTCTTGCTACTGGTCATAATAGTCGCAAGACTAATCCTTTGCAGAAAAAGTATAATCGCAAATATAGGACTTTTAGATATAATGGAAAGCCTATTCATGATTATTTGCACGCTGAAATGGATTGTTTGCTAAACATTCCAAAGTGCATTGATATAAATATCAATTATAGCAAGGCAAATATTTATATTTATCGTATTTCACCCGGCAAGCCACTTCTCATGGGCAGAAGTTTTCCTTGCGCCGCATGTCTTAACGCTTTGCGAGACAAAGGAATTCGCCATATCTATTACACAGATGACAATGGTTTGGCTTTTCAAGAACTTTACTAAGGTGATAACATGTTGATTGTAATTATAGGAATTGTTTCTATTTTTCTTTTTTCTGTATACGCATATTATTATGGAAAGCGATTTAAGTAATGAATTGTATTATTATTCCTGACAAGGAAATGAATTCATACATTACAAAGCTCAATCCGAATTTTGTATTTGTATGGTGTGAGCAGTATACTACCCTTGTAGATTTCGTTAATGGCAAGCGCGTTCCTGTTCGTGATACATATGATGCAATTGTTCCGCATTTTATTCTCGCATATGGCGATGATGAAGCTAAGAAGATTGTTGGCGATGCTGTACTGCACAACATTTTAGCAGAAGTGACGCAGATTTATCACGACGCTAGCCGCAAGGTCTATATCATCACTTATTAAATATCTTGGACAAAATTGTATAATTCGAACTTTATACTTTATATATAGTATAAGCATTTTTAAAGTTCGAAAGGATTTAATATGAATGGTAAAAATATTGGTGATATTGGAGAAGCAGTTGTACTGACAGAATTTTTAAAATATGGAATTGAAGTATTTCTTCCATACGGAGAAAATACCAAAATTGATATGATTGCTAAGTTCAATAATAAACTTAACAAAATACAAGTAAAAACTACTAGCAAATATAGCGGTAATGGTGTTTATCAAGTTAAATTAAAGAATACATCTCTAAGAGCTGATTCTACCGTGACAACTTTTTATAATGAAGATGATGTAGATTATTTTGCAATATACTGTCTTCAAAGGCCGCATCCTATTTTAGTACCTTTCTGTGATGTACATTCAATAACAATAAGGTTTAATGAAACTTCAAACGGCAATTTTGAAAATGTTAATTATGAAAGTGATTATACGTTTGATAAAATTTTAAATACAAAATCTATTATTCGAATGGTAAATGAAGAACAAAAAGAAAAAGAATTGTCTGCGCCACGATGTGCTAATTGTGGACAAACCGTATCATACGGAGCAATTTTATGCAAACAATGTTCAATTAAAGAAAAGAAAGATAGCTATGGTACTAGTGCAAAATTACATATTACTCGTGATGAATTAAAATCAAAAATTAGGACTCAGTCTTTTTTATCAATTGGTGCTGAATATCAGGTAAGTGACAATGCAATCCGAAAATGGTGCGATGTTTATAATTTGCCAAGAAAAAAGACTGATATATTTTCTTATTCTGATGAAGAATGGGAAAAATTATAACTCCCCGTAACTCAATAGCACAGAGCCAAGTCTTCTAAACTTAATCATGCGAGTTGGAGTCTCGCCGGGGAGTCCACATATAATATCTCTTAATGAGATTTTATATATTAGACAGCATTTTTCTTTGAAAGGATTTATTGTGAAAATTCGTGACTGGGACGAACTTGAGTATAGCGATGATGATACTTTTGAAAAGTTTTCCCACAAAGCAAAACTAATTCGTCAGCGCAAAGACGATACTTATAAGGCAAAACGTAAGGAAAAGTTAGAGCGCATGGAGTTTGAAGAAAATGCTACTAAGGGAGAGGACTAGTTCCTCTCCCTTTTTTTGTAGAAAAAAATATTTGCCGCACACATTTATATATGGTATAATATTATTAAATCAAGAGAGAGGAAGATAAATGAACGAAGTCGATATACTGCGTAATAGCTCGCTTGTGCGCGAGAAGCATCTTGCAAATGGAATCTCGTCTTTTAATTTCTCCAACAAGTGCTTTTTCAACCAAGCATGGGACTCCATCAATGTAAAGGCGCGCGGACTTTTCGTGAAAGATAATAAGGTTGTTGCACGTTCGTACAACAAGTTCTTCAACATCGGAGAGCGTCCTGAGACTGAAATGGATAGCCTACGCGAGAACCTTGTGTTTCCTGTGTGCGCATATGTCAAGTCTAACGGATTTCTTGCGATGATTTCTGCCGACCCGACCGAGAACGGTAAGCTGTTCATCGCATCCAAGAGCACAAATGAGGGAGATTTCGCAGGATATATCTGTGACGTTCTTGACAAGACGTTGACCACTGCACAGCAGGAGGAATTCGCAGAATATCTGCGCAAGAATGACTGCACTGCTGTCTTCGAGTGCATTGACCCAATCCATGACCCGCATATCGTTGAGTATTCGCATCCTCACCTCGTGCTTTTGGACTTGGTGTACAATGATTTCAACTATAGCCATGCGGGGTACTATACCCTTATTGATGTAGCTGGACATTTTGGATTCTATTGCAAGGTTCTTAGCAAAGTCATTGCTAACTGGCAGGAGTTTGAATCTTTCATTGACAAGTGGGCCGCACGTGCATATATCGAGGGCTTTGTCTTCGAGGATGCAGACGGATTCATGGTGAAATATAAGACCCCTTGGTACAAGAACTGGAAACAGGCTCGTGGAGTTTTGCAGCAGGTTTGGACTGGACGTGATATTGAGACTATCAAAAATATCAAGACCAAGCTGGCATTTGAACCTCGTCTTATGGATGCAATTCCTGAGTTCGTGGAAGAGTGCCGCGAGCAAGGTCGAGAAACTTGCCCTTCGGTAATCGAGTTGCGTAACTGGTTTGAAAATTAATCTTGACGATTGGCTATATCATATGCTATAATTATGGTATAGCCAAGAGAGAGGAAAAGATATGATGGCTTCTTATAACACTGCTATTCTGCACCTTGCAAACTATTATCTTGAGCATCATGATGATATTTCCGGGTATTATCTTGATGGTGCAACTGATATGATTCACAACATCTATGGCGTGCGCGTAGAGCGAGTTTACGCAGATATGTATAAGATTGCCGACATTTTGATGGAGGACTAACAATGCTGCACATGGATAATTCTGTGGGCAATCCCATGATGCTTCTTGCTTCTGAGGAAGAAATGGAGCAGAAGGTCGATGCTGTAATCCAGACTATTGAAACTGAATATGATGGGCGGGCTTCTGCTGATATTGTCTATGATCTCTTGGATTCTTATGAGGTTGAGACTTCTGATTTGCCGCAATGGTTGTGGAATCGTTTGGCCGTATATCTTTAATGATTTTTAGGGTGATTGTCTCTTGACAATTGCCCTTTTTTGTTATATAATATAAAATAGGTTATTATGAAAGGATGATATATGATTAAATTGGCAATTCCATTTCAATTGAATGGCGAATTGAATGATGAAGTCAAAGAGTTTAACATTCTCTTTTACAAATCTCGCAATTCAATTGAAGACCTTATTGACTTTGTGCAGGAGTATGAGGATACTCGTATCAATCTTGAATTCCCAGAAGGTATTCATATGCCTACAGTCAAGTCAATTAATAAGGTGTCAGACAAGATTTATATCCGCGTAGCGCCAACAGATATTACAAAGGCCGCAGAACTTAAAGAGAACTCATATAAGTTTTTCTTTAATCAAGATATGAAGGTTCCAACTTATTCTTGTCTTGAATCTTTTATCAATCTAGGTGTATCTGATGTATATATTGCTGATGATTTATGTTATAATCTAAAGAATGTACATGACATTTGCCAAGAGAATAACGTTCAAATGCGTCTAATTTTAAATCAGGTGCCATCAATGACACTTGACCGTGGTATTAATCCAAAGGCTCCCATTTTCATGCCAAAAGATATGGATATTATCAATCCATACTTTGATGTTTTTGAATTTGAATGCGGCCTGCCATATGATTGGGCAAAGTTTGATGTCTTATATCGTGCATGGTTTATCAACAAGTATTGGCATGGTCAAATGAGCGAAATCAACGAAGATATAGATATGGACTTTCATTGTGACGCAATTCATCCAAGTTTCACCGCAAGCAAGATTGGCTGCGAACGCCGTTGCTGCAAGCGTCTATCAAATCATTGTAATAAGTGTGAAGATTTTCTGTCTATTGGCGAAGTCTTAAAAAAGAAGCAAATCCGTTTTACAAATTAACTAATTGGGCAAAAGATTATAATCATTTGCCCACATTTTTTATATATTTTTAAGCAATCGTCTTGTCGTATAGGAATAGAAAGAGGAATTATCCGAATGAAATTCATTAAAAACAAAACGAAAGCATTGGCTATGTGCCTATCCGTAGTGGCACTCGCTGGCGTGACAAATGCTTTTTGTGTGAATGAAGCAGATGCAATCATCGTTAATGACGAAATTACAAATGCGGCAGTCCGCACAACTACACTTGATGCTATGATTCCATATAAGGAAGATGGGTACGATAACGCTCAGACATGGCTAGTGGATAAATGTAATATGAAAGACTCACAGTTTGATGAAGTCATGTACATTATTCAAAATTACGGAGACTATCTTGAACAGAATGATATTCTAGAGATTCAAGATATTATGGAGAAGCAATCTGTTTGCGACACTATTACAGAGTTAAAGCAGTATAAAGCTCGACTTGATAGCTGGAAACAGTATGGTGCAGATAAGAAACAGAAAGCACTCCAAGAGAAGAAAGAAGCAGAAGAACGTGCGGCTCAAGAAGCTGCTGCTAAAGCGGCTGCGCAGGCAAACTACCAGAATCAGCAATCTAGTTCATATAGCGCTCCAAGTTATTCATATGCTGATTACTCTTGGAACGGTTCAGCGCGTGACTTCATCGTTTCTAAAGAAAGTGGCGGCAGTTATAGTGCCACCAATGGACGCTACTATGGCGCATATCAGCTTGATATTTCCTATTTGAATGGAGACTTGTCGCAGGAAAATCAAGACAGGGTTGCTGAACAATATGTATCAAATAGATATGGTAGCTGGGAAAATGCGGCTGCACATTGGCAATCTCATGGTTGGTACTAAAATATTTTCAATAAAATAGTTGACTTCTAGAAAAATATTTGTTATAATATTAACGAAGTTAAAGCAACAAAAGAATTAAAAAAAGGAGAATGGTAAATGGTAGAATCTTATGGTTTAAACTTTAATCTAGCTATGACAGTAAATGAGGATGATGTCGTAGACTTTGGTGTACATGTAACTGATTCTGACGGTCTTGACCTAGACCATAAAGCTAGTGGCAAAGATGCTATGAAGGTTATTGATGAACTAACTAGCACTCTTATGCGCGAGCTTATGACTGTATTCAATGGCCGCAAGCAGAAGAAGGATAAGGAACAGGCTGAGAAGATTAAGAAGGAGCGCGAAGAGCGTGCAGCAAAGCTCGCTGACCTAAAGTCTCAGGCTGAGGAAATCAAGAAGCAGATTGAGGAAATTGAAAATGATACCAAGGATGCAAAGACTGTTCGCACAAGCCGTCCTTCCTATGAGTCTATTCTTGACCAAGATTTCGCTCGTCTGCTAAAGCTATTTGGTTAAAAAAAGTTCTTGCCAAGAGGTTTAAGAAGTTATATAATATAGTTAAAGAAAGAGAGGAAGGTATCATGGATTTGTTTGTCAAAGATAAATATTACAATATTGACTCGAAGCGCGACTTGGACGTTTGCTTGAAAGAGAACGGCTTCAACTATGATGAACTAGAGTCCATGATGCTTTTCAATTATCACAATACGAACTACGCAACTGGCGTTGAAGGCCTTATTGGTGATGATTTGTACCAGGTACAACATGCCATCAACTCTGAGCTGAGTGACTTGGAAAACGAGATTAAAAATCTCAATGGTCGTTCGTGCAAGAACAACACTCGTGCGGACATTGCAAATCGACTTAATGATATTTACGATAATCTTATGGACTTAAACCTTTCCTGCCAAGTATATAACAGGGACACGCTGTAAGGAGCTTTGTATGGGACAGGACATTCATGTTTATCTTGCTAGGAAGACTAGTAGATACGCACAGGACAACGGATGTGAAGAGTATTATCCAGTAGAGCTGTATACTAAGTATGACAACGACGGTGCTGTTTCGTATAAGTATGCAGACCCTTATTGTGGCCGCAATTATGAGCTGTTTTCTTGGCTCATGGACGGTAATGGACGCGTATATGTAGATGAAGCTGACCATCCTATCGGTAAATATCTTGAGTATGATGGTCTTGTGCCGCGAAAGATTCTCAAAGAGTGGGAAGACTGGGAAGAGAGTTGCGCATATGGATATAATGTTGTCACGCTTGCTGATATTATTGACCATTATAATATGATTGACTCTCACAAGTATGCAGTTAATGATATGCTCGGAAGTCATTCCTCTAACAATGAACTTAAAGATAGTGTCGGTGATTTCATCGAAGACATTAAGCGTTATTGTAGCATTGAAGGAGCATATTATCTAACTCCGCAAGATATTCTTGTTGTCTATTGGTTTGACAGCTAAAAAAGTTCTTGACAGACGTTATACCAATATGGTATAATAACTTTAGTTACAAGATAAAAGTTCTGGGCAAAAAGTTATAATTTTTGTTGCGCAACTTTTATCTTGTAATAGTGGTGTTAGAGCCTGCAAGATTTCTAGAGTATTGCAGGCTCATTTTTCTTTTAACATTCTGAGCAGGAATCGCCTAGCGGTCGATGGCACGGGTCTTGTAAGCCCGCTTCTTTACGAACACGTCAGTTCAAATCTGACTTCCTGCTCAGAGTGCTAATCTTAGACACTCTCCAAGTGATATAGTAGAGCGAACTTTGAACTCGTCTGTGCTTATATCCCAAGTCAATTTAGCGGTTTGGGCAGTCGCTATATAAATTTGCCCACTTTTTGGCTCTTCTTCTAACGGAATAGGAAAGTGCGCTCTGACCGCATTAATGAAAGTTCGAGTCTTTCAGAGCCAGCCCAGTTAAAAAAAATTACTTGACAAACGCCGAGTAATTTTATATAATATAGTTAACAAATCGTGATGGTGAAGATTCGGGTTCGACTCCCGGACAGGCCGAGTTAACGGCGGTTAGTCTAATTGGTGAGAATAGCACCTAGCGATTATGTTATATCCAATGCTTGGGGAGAGGTTATCGCTGCAAGGTAAATGTCTCCCGACTTCTATAGTCTTTTGCAGGGATTATAGATTAAAGGGTTGGCGGTTTTCCCAGTTTGAAACCGTCCACGTGATTATATTATCTTGCTTGCAAGATTTTATATATGCCGTCTCTGTAGCCGTAGACAATGCGGGCCAGCGCATACTTGAAAAGAAGCGCCTAGGGGAAGAGGAATCTGGTATATTTTGGTAGTTTTCAAACCTCGGCAGATGTGAAAACTACTACTTTAATTGCGGGTGGGAGGTCAGTATCTCACGGAGTCTCATAAGCTCTGTTAAGCCATAGCGTCAATGGCACCTCGCGACCAATTTTGTTATAAAAAATTATTTGACAAACAGTTAAATAATTTGATATAATATATCTAGAAGAAAAGGGAAAAAGGATAATCAACAGTACCGTCAACAAACCAGTGACCCTGCGGCTTATTGCCAACACCCAAAAGTGTAATGCTCAGTACGCTGTTAGGTTTGACCATTTGTTTTCTTCTAGTGTAGCAAACCAAGAGAAAGGTAAGAAAGTATGGCACAGTCAATCGAGACGATGGAACAGCGTTATCAGATGCTTATCAATCGTAAAGGTAAGAACTCAGAGAATGTAGGTATCATGCGCAAACTTCGCCGCAAGATTAACAAGGCAAAGCAGGGTGTCATTCTTTCCTAATTAAGTTTATTTATTATGCGTGATGAGGATTCAGTTACTTCATGAAGATTTTATGGTATATTTTAAATGCGGTACGCTGCATTTGTTAGTCTGACCCCAATTTTTCCGCATATTTTTTCTTGACTTTTGGTTTATAATATTATATAATATATATAGACCAAGAGAGAAAGAGGTTTGTTATGAAGCAGTTCGTCATTTGTCGTGAAAAGACCTGCGGCATCTATTCAATTCGTGTCAACACCGATTGCTCTACTGTTCGTTTTGAGATAATCAAAGACTTCGATACGTTTGAAGATGCAGACAACTACCTTCATAACATCCTTTTGTCTAAGTAATTCGTTCTATTGGAGTGTAATTCAGTTGGTAGAATGTTGTTAACTAAACGTGTCGCAGGTTCGAGTCCTGTCACTCCAATAGAACAAAACGTGGCTTATCTACCCTGCTGGAGTGTAGCTCAATGGTAGAGCCTGCGGCTGTTAACCGCATTGTTGTAGGTTCGAGTCCTACCATTCCAGCAGAGTAGATAGCTATTCAATTTATCCAAAAGTAAAAAAAGGAGCTTTGATGTCCTCGTATCCCTATAAAAGTGAAGTGTTGGCAACTAAATATGCTTATATTCCCGATGATGCGGCCAATGCTCCCGCTCGTAAAAAGAAAAAGACAGTGAAGAAAGCCAATCATAAGCACACTTACGATAAGAGTATTATTATAAATTACTTTAATAAGCATGCTGGCACATGGACTTATGCTTATAGGAATGTTTGTACTATTTGCGGTCGTATCGGCGATTTTGTTGACAACGAGGGAATTATCAAAAAGACTTTCCCGCATGTCAATCCAAGCTGGTTTGGTTTCGCTGTTGCTTTTGGATATAATGATGAATTTGCTGAATTTACCGAGTGGTCAAAGACTTGGTATCCTCTAATTATCTGGAAAGACTACCAGCCTTTGGATGACAAGTTTATTCCAGACGAGTTTTTTGACCAGCTTGGGATTCAGGAACAGACAAATTAAAAACGCTGGTGTGATGGAATGGCAGACATGACTGACTCAAAATCAGTTGGGCTTTAGACCCGTAAGAGTTCAAATCTCTTCACCAGTACGCCGCAGTAATCCTTTAAAGACGAGGGTGGGACTGTAAATTCCATGTCTATGACTGGCTAGGAGCGTTACCTAGATGCGGCACCAGACAATTATTAGATGCGTGATTAAGATTCAGTTACTTCAAATCTCCATTCTGAGCTGATTACTCAAACTGAAACACCTATTTCCGTATCGCTTTCTCTTGTGCGGCAAGTGATTAGTAAAGAGTTACTTCGTTATATGTTTAAATAAGAGCAGCTTTCATTAGAAAGAGGCAACCCCACCTATACTCTTTACACTTTTTCCTTACCGTTATTTGTAAACCCTTTCTCGCCTATATAGTGTGCGAGCTATATAGACGCAAATGTGCGTGATTATTATTCAGTTACTTCATATAGCAATTTTTATGACCATCCAACACTGAATAAACTTTTTCCGCACACATTGATATTTTATAGGGACTCTTTTGAGTCCCTATTTTTTTGTTGACTATTGGCTATATATTATGTTATAATATATTTAAGAAATCGAAAGGAGATTCAATGAGCGTCTTTGTCACGTCTGATACGCACTTTAATCATGTCAACATTGTTGAGAAATTCTGTCAAGAGACGCGTCCGTTTGATACGGTCGAAGAAATGAATGAAGCTATTGTCAAAAACTGGAATTCCGTTGTATCTCCTGATGATACTGTCTATCATCTTGGTGATTGCTTCATGGGACCGCTTGAGACTGTAGCTAAATATGGTTCTCGTCTCAATGGAAAGGTTCATGTGATTCCCGGCAATCATGATACCAAGAAGCGCATTGCTGAAATGAAAAAGCTCGGCTGGATTATTGAAAACAAGGTATCTTGTCTTGATTACAATGATGTCAGTTTCATTATGATTCACGAGCGTCCCGAGGAAATGCGTGGAGACAGCGCCAATGTAATTCTGTATGGTCATGTCCATGATGCGGCTCCAAAGGGTCTTGTTGATTGGACGTATCACGTAGGCGTTGACACGAATAACCTTACTCCTGTCAATATTCATGATATTTGGCTCGATGTTCAACAGAAAAAGATTGAGCTTGGAGAGTAATAATGAATCCTGTTATTGAGTTTAAAGAGGAAGTTTGCGACTTGTGCCGCAAGTATGGTGTGTCCATTTCTCATGAGGATTGTCAAGGAGGATTTATTATTGAACCATATTCTAAACAAAAAGAAGAGTGGTTCATGGATGCAGAAGATAAAGCAACAAAGATTGTTGAGTTCTAATGGAAGTTAAACATAAAGTCCAAAGAATCTGTAGCAATTGCAGGTACTATCGTCAGAAAAGTTGTTATCGCTTTCCTCCGCAAGTAGTCCTCGACTATGATTATAATGTCCGCACCGTGCATCCTTCACCGCAAAGCGGGGATAGATGCGGTGAATGGGCAATTCATCCTAAATTAGAGAAGCATGACTAACGATGAATATAAAATCTCATGTGAAGGTCTAAGCCATTGTCCGCAGCATAAGTATGGTAAGAAACGCTGGGGCGATAAAGATTATTTTCATTGTGTCTGCAAAGACCAACTACATGATACTATTGGCGAGTCTTGTTTTCTTTTTTGTGATGTAAACTCTGACCATACATGCGGCGAATGTGTTCATTGGTTAGGCGATGTTACTTCAAAAGGTAAGCGCCATGAGAAGTTTGGCTCTTGCTTTTATAGAATTGGCCGTATTGGAGCTTGGTGGCCTACATGCTGTCCTCAGTTTGTAAAAAATGTCGCTGATATAAGTAGTTATGATTTCATCGAAGATTATGTTTTTCAGCAGACAGGAAAGAATGATTCTTCGCATGAATGCCGTAAAGCACGAATGGCCGCACGTGAACTTTGGAGACAGAAGTATGAGTGAAATGTGTAGTATGCACCTTAATAAAATGACTGCTATGATTTTTGATTTCATTGTATATCTTAGTCAGCAAAAGGATATTGAAAAGATTGTCGATGAACTTAAAAAAGGTTGACCGTGCTGTTTTCTGTGAGCTTGTTGTAAATGCTATGGAAAAGAATCCTTCTCATACTAGCACTTATTGTGCTGAGCAGTTATGGAATATGGCTCCACTTACATCTTTAGCTCTCTTGGATTGGCTTAATAATTTCACCGAATTTTATGCTTAATTTTTCTTGACTTTTGGTTAAAAGATATGCTATAATATAGTTAAAGAAACCAAGAGAAAGAAGAAATAATGGTTGAAGCTACTAATATCTGCGGCAATTGCAAATATTATGAGTCAACAGACCTTTGGTATCTAGGCATCTGCCGCAAGCGTCTGATTGAAGATGAACCTGAAAAGGTATGCGTCAATGATTGGATGTGCAATGATGGAGAGTATGACGAAGAGGAATACAATGGAGATTAGTAAATCTGACCGTGACGCATATCTTGACCTGCTTTATGATATGTACGATGCCGACTTGGTTGATGTTGCTTTAGAGACTCTTGGTGAGCATGAGCTGTTTGACGGTATTCCCGCCATGCTTAAAGATTATTATTTTGACGAAGATTATTAAATGAAAGTAGCTGTTATGAATTTTAAAACTTTTGAAGGAAATTCCGGCGATGTGTGGAAGTATGTCTTTACAAAAGAGGATATGGTGGCCGAAGCGGTTTTATATAAGTATAATAGCTACTATGATAGAACTGTAATTTGCTGTAGTGTTATGAGTGGTTGTCCTGTTGGATGCCGCTTTGCGGCACTGGCTCTAAGTTTGTTAGGAATCTTACTGCTGATGAAATTGTAGACCAGATTGTAATTGTCTTAACTGATATTATCAATAAGATATAACCTAGTTTAAAACAGCGTTAGATACAGAATAATGATAACTCGCAGCGCTTCTTTATAGCGAAACTTGACAGAGAGAGGTCTGATGCTGTTTATATATGGAGATGTGGCGTAATGGTAGCGCAGCACCCTGCTAAGGTGTCGTGGTGAAAGCCATTCCGAGTTCGAGTCTCGGTATCTCCGAGTTTCCACGCTCCTATTGGCGGTGGCTTTGAAGCTGTGCCGAAAACAGCTTTTGCGGTAGAATAGGCAACGCCGCATATTGGCAGTGGTGTTAAAGCAGCGACCGAAATGAGCAACGACTAGGAAGCAGAGCGCCGCCGCCATAAGGAAGTGGAATCGAACCAGCGTTCGGACTCGCCTTGAAAGCGATGTGTTCCTTAACAGGGAATCTGGAGCGTCACCAGTCACTTCCTCCACACATTATGTAGGGTAACCTCTTTTATAGAGGTTGCCCTATTTTTTTTATTGACATACAGCTATTTAAAATGATATAATATATTTAAAGAAAAGGCCAAGAAAAAGAATATAAAATGCCTACTTTCATTTGTACCGTATGTCAAAATAGAATTAAAGAACATGGTAGCAAAGTTGATTGTGGATACTATAATGATACTCGCCCAATGATTGAAGATACAACAAAGTTGTACGATAAAAGTTTTCTTTATAGTCGCTTCGTTCATGTAAGGTATAAAAACATAGATACTTGTAAATCAAAGAAAAAATATTCTTGTCGATATGATGCATTGTGTGCGGCAAAGACTGTATTTGTTAATAGTTCTAAAGTTCTTCGCCCATATAAATGTAAGATATGTAAATCTTGGCATTTAACACATGAATGCCAAGATGAATATAATCCAAAGCAGGAATATGATAAAGCAAGAAAAGCACATCGACTTTACGATTAGACATTAAGCCAAAAGAAGGAGATAAACATGGCTAATCTTTATATTCTAGCAGGAATTCCTGGTTGCGGCAAGTCGTTTTGGGCGCATGAGCGTTACGCCGAACTTGATGCCAAGATTGTTTCGCGTGATTATATCCGCTTTGAGTATATGGCGAACGACCCTGATTTTCTTCCTTCTATGGATTACTTCAAGTACGAGAAGGATGTTATTCGTGACTTCTATAAGCAGATTAACGACAATCTTTGCAATGATATTAATGTTATCGCAGATGCTACCCATATCTCTTGGAAGTCGCTTCGTAAGACCGTTGAGAACTGCGGTAAGAACGCCGACAAAATTATCCTTGTGTACTTCAACCGTGGTCTTGACATCGCTTTGCCGCAGAATGCTAAGCGCGGAGGTGTTGAACGTGTACCTGATGATGTTATCAAGCGCATGTGGGCTGGTCGTTATATGCCTGCTCGCGCTAAGACCAAGGGCCTTGTAGACGAGTATATGATTGTGTAGGTGAATATGGAAAAAGATACCGTATATGTTTTTAAGCAAATTTTAGATGTTATCCAAGAGCTAGAAAAGATTGGTTCACCTATTGGCTTTGAATATTGCGTATATGAGATGCCGCAAAAAGAATGTGAAGATATATGTATAATCTTGCAGAAACTTGGGTATAATGCAATTATAGGACACAGATTCGGTAGTGAGTCTACAATTACAGTAAGGAAAGAGTAGATATGTGTACATTTGATTATCCAGAACATTATAATTGTCTTACAAAAGACCAGCAGGAAAGCGTTCTAAGCTGGTTTAATACTATGAAAGACATTGAGCGAAGTATTATCAGCACTTCTGTAAAAAGCAAGTCTGAACGTGAGCTAAAGGCTTTTTCTGAAAATCGTGAACGTTATGAGACGCAGCTTCGCGGTGCGCAGTCCATTCTACGGTCGATGGGTATCTTCGTTGAATATAATTGGCCCGGCCATGAGCATGAGTATTTTCTAGCGACTGCGGCAGATGCTGAGCGTTATCGTAAGGAGCATGAGTAATGGCCGCATGTATTCATGGAGATGTATGCCGTGCATGGATGCGACAGACAGGCAGTATCGCACCATTGCGTGCGTCTTGTCCTAATTGTCCTTGGTTTGAACCTAAGTATCGCCCTTGTGATACTTGGTTTAATAGAGATTGTATGCGCGATTGGCAAGGTCGCCCAGTTGTAACTTGTCGCGCAATGTTTTAGAAAGGTATTTTATGATTGCTAACGATGCCCGCACAATGGTATATGATACTCTTTATAAATATGAGTATGATATTCCACAAGAGCTAGAAGATAAAATCAATGAAGAGATTATTGCTGCGGCAGAGCGTATGAAGTTTCGTTGTAAGGTCGAGCTTTTCCCTTGTGATAATGAACGAGCGCAAGATGTAGAATTTCGCCGCAGTATTGTTGTGTATTATCATAGCTTAGGTTATAATTGTTATATAACACCGTGTAACGGTCATTTTGTTTTAGTAGTGGAGTGGTAAATATGTTTTTTGTTATGATGGACTGGTTTGAAGATGGTGTTGATTCCTATCGTGGAATGAAGGTAATCCCTATTCTAGATAGTGATGCAGATATTGCACTTTTCCTCGCACATGATATTGCCTACAATATGGACGCTTGGGAAGAGTACGAGAAGCCGCACGATGTATATGTATTCCATAGTGATAACGGTATCTTCGATGAAGATGATAACTTTGTATGTTCTTACTTAGATTGCGACAAATTTACTAAATGCGGCGAGCGTAAGTTTAATGGACGAATTCCTAAGTACTAATATGGTAGGGCTAGAAATAGCCCTATTTTTTTCTTGTAGTAAGCCATATAAAATGATATAATATATTTAAGAAATGAAGCAGAAAGGATTTTATATGGCTTCTGAGTTTGATTTCCGTCCTTGTAAGATTGAAGACTTGAAAGGACAGCCCAAAGTCCAAAAGATGTTGCAAATCTATATTAAGGCAGCGCAGATTAAGAAGGAGTCTTTCCCGCACACGATTATCACAGGCCAGTCTGGATGCGGCAAGACCGCAACTGCCAATGTGATTGCACATGAGCTTGGTTACGGATTCAAGGCTTTCTCTGGTCCCGCGATTAACGATAAGAAGGTAATTGACGAGATTCTTCTTAATCTTAAAGAGAATGACGTACTCTTCATTGACGAGATACACCGCATTAGCCAGCGACTTCAAGAGTCTCTATACTTCGCAATGGAGCAGTTCCAAGCAGACGTTGTAGTAGACGGAATAGCGACAAGAGTGAGCTTGCCGCATTTTACTCTTATTGCCGCAACTAATCTTTATGGTGGTCTTAATGATGCACTCTTGAACCGCTTTCCTATTCAAATTAAATTGGCCGCATATTCTAAAACTGATATGGCATCTATTGTAGAGAAGATTTGCCAAGAGAAGAAAATCAAGATTGATGAAAAGAGTATCTATAAGATTGCGGCAACTACTCGCGGCATTCCGCGCAATGCCAATTCTTATATAGCCCGTGTATATGATTTTGCCTTGGTTATGAATGATGGTATAATCAATCCTGAAATCGTTGATGAAGCTCTATATGTGATGGGAATCAATAAGTTTGGTCTTAATCAAGACGATATGGATTATATGAATTTCCTTAACAGCAATACTCGTGCTGTAGGTGTAGATACAATCTGTCTTACTCTTGGTATGGATAAAGATACTGTACAGACGAAGATTGAGCCTTATCTGTTATCTAAGTGTTATATTCAAAAGCAGCCGCGTGGTCGTGTTATCACCGATTTAGGCCGTTCAATGATGGGAGAGTGTGAATAATGGACGCAGAAGCTATTCAAGAGATTGCGAACAAACTTGGTATTACGGTTGATGCAGTTACCAAAAAAGTGATTCCAGCCTTTGCACAGTTTGAAACAGCAAATTATACCTTTGGGGCTATTCTATTTGGGTGTTTATTCGCTTTGACTTTAACTTTAACGATATTTTTTATTAAAAAGGGCATAATTGAAAAAAGAAATGGTGATTTAAATCAAGACTACGATTCAAGTCTTTATTTTATAATTGGTGCTATCGCTGGGTTTTGTGCAACAGTATTTTTCGTTCTTTTGTTTTGTTCAATTTCATCCATTACTCTTTGGGTATATTATCCTTATAGTTCTTTTATTAATTATATTCTTAATTAGTCGGAAAGAATGTGAACAATGAATACAGAAGTTATTAAAGAAATCGCAAATTAGCTTGGAATCGCCGTAAGCGCTGTCACGAAAGACGTGATTCCCGCATACGCTTCATATGCTATTGCGGCGCATGTTAGTAGAGTTATTATTTTTTGCTGCCATTACTATTGCTCTTTTGGTCTTGGCTCGATTTTTCATAGCTAAAAGCAAGGAATATGCTAATTGGGAACAAGAAAAACTAACTAAGTATCAGCGCAGCGATATGAAGGATAAATATGAAATTTTTGAAATGGTAGGCTTTATCTGCTATGGTATCAGTGCATTTACCGCAGTCATTTTAGTGGTAGAACTTGCAACTATGATTCCTTGGATTGTATCGCCTTATGGCGCTTTTGTACATCTTCTGATGCCGCCGCAATAAAAAATTCTTGCATTTTGTTATATATTATCATATAATATATATAGACCAAGAGGGAAAGGAAATTACATGATTGGCTCCATGGTTCTTTATAAGGCTCTGTACGGCGATGTATATGGCGTAGTCATTGATGTTCTTTTATTCTGCGATAGCCTTGTCATTGTTGATGAAGACGGCGTGTTCCATACCGCCAAGCGTGAAGATGTCTACTATCTCTAAGGAGTTTAACATGTGCAAGTATTGTAATTTCAAGATGAAGACCGTTTGGGGCAATAGCATCAACTGCACTGATTATGACAGCGCCTGTTCCGACGTTGATATATATATTCATTACTCTTACGTAGATAAAACCCACTATCTCATTGGCGGGTATTACGATAATGGCATTGATCAGTTCGGTCTGTCGCATGAGATTAAATATTGTCCTTTCTGTGGTCGCAAACTCTAAGGAGATTTAATGAATTGCAACCTTATCTCTAACATTTTGTCGGCTTTGGAGACTATCGCATATAATGAAGGCTGGCTGGTTGGTGAGTATAACGGCGAGACGCGCAGCACTTTCTACTATCGTGGAATCAAATTCACAGTAGTTGGCCGCAAGCAAGTACCTGTCTATTTTGATATTTATTGTGAATATCAAAACGGGAAGGATGTTACGTATAGCAAGATTGGCCGCACATATCTAGGTGAGAAAGGCGTAATGGGCGAGAGTCCTGTTCAGAACTTCGCAGTTATGCTTTTCTGTGATATGGTAAAGGAATCAAAAATCCTTACTATTTTCTAGTTGACCTACGCTCTTTAATATTATATAATATTATTAAAGAAAGCCAAGAGAAAGAAGAAAGATATGCGCTACGTTGTTGAATGTGAACTTAATCGTTTTCAAGCATGGTCTGGCGGCAAGACTTGGTTGGAAGAGTTGATTGACCATCCAAAGGCTTACGATTATATCGTTGACTTGGTTGAAGAAGCCGAGTTGTATGGAGAGGGCGAAGCCCGCACTGAGACTGATATTAACGATTATCTTTGGTTCTATATGAAATATGACTTGGAAGAAGCCGGGTTCCTCAATGAAGACCATAAGTGGATTGAAGACACAGACGAAGAGGAAGAGAATGAAGATGCTTAAGCTATCTGTTGGAGATTATGTTACCTATACTAGTCCTGCTGGTCTTGTAAGTGTTGTTAAGATTTTGCACTTCAATAGCAACGGAACAGTCCTCGTTAAGTATCTGAATGGCTCTACCGTTTACGTACCAGAGAACAAGTTGTCTCTATATTAATTGTAAACAGGGGCGCAAGCCCCTGTTTTTATTTTCCAAGAGAGGAAATAGAATGAAGAGCGTTAAAATTTTGTTTGATACCATTCATGGTAAGTGCAGTAATGGTGATATGTATAACTAGAAAGCATGTAAACCTAAAGAGTATGATAATGTGGTATCATTCGATGTGCGGCAAAAGGCAGACAATCAGCTTCTTTGCTCTTGCGCAATAAGTTGTTTTGAAGAGTACATTGAGCGTGACCCTGACTGGCCTATTGGTCGGGTACATTTTTTGTTCTATGATGGTTGCGATTCGTTAGAGTTTAATGTAGAAGATTATAAATGCGAGGTCGGTAGCATCTACATGAATGACATTATCGACATGGCAATTAAGATGCTCTACCGATAATTTTATACTTGCGGCCAGTCTTATATTATTATATAATATATATAAAGAAAGACAAGGAAGGGATAAAACATGACCCAGAGCAGCAAGAAGTTCAAGCAGACTATCAATCAGGTTTTTGCCAGCGTCAACCATGTGATGCGTATGTGCCATGAGGATGTGGCAATTGCAAGTATGGACGAGCAGACTTATACTTATTCTTTTTGTGATAAGCATGTGACTGTTACGGCTTATGTTAATTATAAGGGCTTTGAATATGCGCCGCTATTCGTTATTGCCGCACTCGGCAGTGACGATGTTGAGGAATTGATAGTATATAGTGCAGATTATATGGAGTGTGCATATGTTTATGCCGCCATTTGCCAAACGTTGGGAGTGTAAGATAAATAAGTTTATGAATCAGCTTATCCACGATTTTATGTATGATAATGTTGTCAAGTACTCTTGGCATATCTTGAATATCGTGAAGAAGGAAGAGGATAAACTTTATGTTCGAGTCGCTTCTGATATTTCTGATAAAACTGCTGATTGTAATATTCACATCTATCCTAACGGTGGTAGCTTGGACGATAGCGATTCTGCTGCTTACAATTTTGTGCTATGTTTTCGAGACAGTGAAGGATATAATGCTGAGACTGTTGTGGGAGTTCTAGAGAAAGTGGCGGATGCCGCGCACGTTCTTGACTGTCTATTGGCCGCAAATGATTTTGATAAGGATTAATCATGAGTTATTATCTAACTGATGAAATTGTCAAGAGCTTGACTGAATATGCCGCCAAGGTTGAGCAAGCATACCGCGAGCGTCCTCTTTGTCATTTTGATTGGAAACCCGCATGTATTTCTGTAAATGAACTTAATCCAAGCAAAGTGTTTTTCAATATGGTTTGGCTTGATGATGAATCACTTAAAGGTTGCGTATCTGTTGATGATTTAGTAATTACTGACAATAATTTGGAAACGCAACACAAGCTAGATTTTTCAATTTGGAAGTATAATCGTCATATGGGTAATTCAACTGCAAAGTTCGTTATTCCGTACCATGGCGGCAAGGATTGGGATTCTATTGGTCAATACGTTTATAATTTTGTAGATGAAGTTGATACTTTAATGAGTTGTTATTAGAAGAGCTATGAATGATTCAAATACTTTAAATATTCTAGAGAAAATCTACAATGCCTTAAAAGTCTATTGCTTTAATACAAACAGCGCGTGTTGGGAAGTTGGCGTTATTAAGTTTTATAAAGATGAAGCTGATAATTTTGATACGTCCTGCTCTTTTGAAATTATGTCTAAATATGACAAAGAACCATTGGGATATTGTAGTATTTTTTTGACTACAAAACCAATGGAAGGCAGCCTTGTTGTTGTATTTAATACTTATAAAGTAAACACGAATGATGCTGTATATCCAAGTATTACTTTGCCGTCAAGTCGTTGTGAGTATGATAATGATATACTTGGACATTATTTTTATCTTTTAGTTGACCAGCTATATCATATGACTGCTTTTTAAATCGCACGCTTAAAATTTTTCTTGCAAATGGTGAAATAATAGTATATAATATAAGTATACCAAGAGGGAAAGGAAGGTATATGAAGCACAACGATTACGTACAGTATCTTAACCCCTATACTCGCAAGTTCATCATCTGCCAGGTTGAAGAGATTTACGGCGATGGTCATGTTCTTCTGTATGCAGTCGATACGAACGAAGCATTTCTGGTAAACACTTGGGAACTTTTGTCTTATTAAGGAATAATTTATGATTTTACCAAATGAAGTAAAAGGGGAAGTCTTTTAAAAAATTCCGACCCTGAGAACTATTCTCAGACTCTTGAAGTGAAGATTGATGACGCTCTTAGATATGACTCAGGCAAGAATCGCGTGCATTGAGACCAATAGAGTAAAAAAATACTTGCGGTTCGTCCTCCATTATTATATAATATAATTAAAGAAATGGCAAGGAAGAAAGGTTTTCCAATATGGCTAAGTACATGAAGGCTAACATCATCTTCAACAAGTTCTACGAGGGCGATGGTCGCTTCTGCGGCATTGAGTATACTGAGTGCATGTTCAAGAGCCTTGAACAGCTTGACCGCATCATGGCTGAAGTTGCCGCCAAGAACCTTCGTGAACATCATCTTGTCTATGATGGCTATGTTGGCAGCATTGAGAACCTTTAATCTGATATATTATTTATCCAAGAGAGGAATTAGAATGGGTTTGATTTATCTTTCTTTCAAAAACATGGTTGAGGATGATGCAAAAAACTTTATTGTTGCCAACTTCGAGGACGGTACCTATGATGGTGATACGGACTGGAGCGAAGTCTTTGATGACATGTATGATTCTGATGATGTAACCGGCAATGCTTTGCTTGCTGGGCATCCTAATTGTTTCTTCGTGTCGTATGCGCCCGACCGTGAGAAGATTGCGTTTATGTTCGCCGATGAAGATATTCGTGAGACACTTGAGGATACGTATGGTGACGAAGTGCCTTGGTATGAGTTCGTTGGGCATGGTCAGGAGGGCATCAACGAGTTCGATACTTGGATTCGCGTTGCAATTCTTTGTGAGTTGAATGATGACCTTTATAAATATTTTGAGCAAGTCCAGAAGGACTTTAGTAAGGAGAACTAGTATGGGTACACCTGGTGTCGGTATAGGCGTAGAAAAATGCAGTAATTTTGATGGTCCATTTTATAAGAGCAATATTGTGATTAATTCAGAAGTTAAGACAGCTGAGTACGCAAAGGCCGCATATCAGCTTGCTTCTTTGAATGCCAAGTTCCTTGCCAAATTTCACTATGGCACTGATTTTGCAGACAATATCGTGGATATGGAACTTGATGATGATTTGATTGAATTCCTCTATCCTGCACTTATCGAGGGCTATGAGAAGTTAACTAAGAAAAAGCAAAAGCATGAGGAAGAGATTAGCCGCAAGTTTAATCAAAATTCAGTTAATATGATTAAGCGCGTCAAGTATGATAATCCTTGGACTATCGTGTGGTGGCGTGACGGCAAGGTTACTCGCTCTAAGTGTGCTGAGAACGACGTGTGGAGTGAGTCCGCAGGTTTTAATGCGTGTGTTGCCAAACATTATTTTCAGACTGCTGGCGCATATAACAAAGTTTTGAAAACATATTGTACCGATGTACACAACGATAAAGTCACCAGTTGGCAAGATGGTTACGATACTGGCTATGCAGATGGTCGTGAAGATGGCTACTATGAAGGTCGTGAAGATGGTTACGATGAAGGCTTCGAGGACGGCCAAAACTATGAGCGCCAAGAACGAAAAGAAATGAATTTTGAAGACTAGATTGGCCGCACAAGGAGAGTAGAGAAATCTATTCTCCTTTTTGCTATTGGAGGTTATATGGATTATATCTATGATGATATTTTAGATGCCCTTAGTGCTACTGACGATACAGATAATATTGCTGATTATGTCAATAAGATTGAAAGCGGTAGTGGCGATACTTTCTACGATTGGCTCGGGAATGTGATTGACGTATGGGACGATGAAGATTATGATTGATGAAGTGTTAGGAGTTGTCTGTCTTGTTTGTGCAATCGTTGGAGTATGCGCTGTCTTGTCTTTTATATTCTCCTGTTGGGGACATGATAATGACACTGGTGACATTGATTGGTAGTTTTCCTATGAGTCTGCTTATTTTCACTGTCCTATGTGTTATTGGTTTTATCGTTGGTATCTGTATGATTCTGTATGCGGCAAGGGAAACTGTATTTCTTGTGCGTGAGGTAATCCAAGAGAAGAAGAAATAAGTCATTTGACCACATAAAATTTTTCTTGCAGTTCGCTTTATAATGTTATATAATATTATTAAAGAAAAGTTAAGCAAGAAAGTTTTCGACATAGAAACAAGTTTAGGTGCTTGCGAGTAGCAGTATTTGTAACGTTATCTTTTGATTGGAAAATGGTTGATTATGAATAAGTATAGGCGCGTTAACAAATGGTGGGAAGATAAATCGCGCGAGTGTGTTTTTGCCATTCAAAACTTAGTGTAAAATATGACGTGCTGATGCTTGCGCCTAGCAACGGTAGGGCTAAGGAAACTTGGGTTCCATGCTGTAATGAGTGCATATTGCACCATGCATTTGGAACGAAGTAATTCGTCCTTTTATTTTACTATTGTTTCAACAATGAATCGAAATGGAAAATCTTAGCTATATAATTTTGGATTAGAATACTATATAAATAAGAAAAGAACTTTGAAAAGGATTTCAAATGACCAACAAATATGATAACCTTCGTCTCAATGTTATCCTTGACCGCATCAAGGATAAAAATATTCTTACGAAAACTGCCGATGTTATTTGTCGTATGCGTGAGAATGTAGATTGCCCTAATTTTTTCTACATTCCTGCTGACTGTATGAGTGATATGGACTATGTAATTGCGGCTATCAATTATATTATCGTATCTTTTGGTTATAAGGCACATTGGGATTGTCTTAGTTATGCCAAGGTTGGCGGCAAGTATTGTATTCATCTGTTTCTGGAGGAAATTGACCTATAAAAAGTTCTTGCGGTCTGCTCTATATTATTATATAATATATATAGAGAAAGGGAGAGGACAAGATAAAGTCCTCCAAGAGAAGGAGAAAGTATATGACCAAGGTTGAGACGATTCTTGCACAGGTTGACGGTCTTCTGGATGCGGCATATGAGGTTGTTAATGATGACAAGTCTTGGAAGGATGTTACTCCTTTGGTGAACATTGCTGCCGACATGCTTCTTGCAGAGCGTAAGGACTATTATGCTGGTTGCGCCTATTGGGTTGTTTGCGAGGGGACTGAGAAGGAAATGCTCGATGCCAAGAATACTCTTGAGGACCTTGGCCTGTGTGTCTGTGATTACTATTGGCATGATGCTGACGAGTATGATAATAAGCCCGGCGGTCATTTGAGCGTCTATTGGACTGTCAACGACTGGGATTAGGAGTATCATATGCTGTTGAGCAATGAAGAATATAAGAAGAAGAATGTCTACTGGACTTTAGATTTTGTGCTATCTGCGAATTATTATATTTATCAGTGTGCCGCAAAGCAGGTTGAGATTCTTGCAGCTAATAAGGATATTTGCGTTATTCCTTTTGAGCATTTAGATTATATTGCCGGCGATTATTTAACCTATAAAACATTTACAGATGCTCTTCAAGAAGCGGAAGAATATTATTCATTAAAGATTCATACGGGTACTCTCGATGAAGAAAACTGGGAATCTGAGTATATTTGTATCCAAAAGAAGGATAAAAAAATTAAATAGTGCGTAGTAAAAGACCTGCGGCCTATGGCCGTGGGTCTTTTCTTTTGCTTGACAAAATAGACGAAGTATGTTATATTGTAGATGTGGCAGAGTATCTTGATGTCCGTGTGAAGTGTGCTTATGCGTTTTTGCGTGTTAATTAAGTAATGGCGCAAGTGCGCGTTAAATTATCTTTAACGGACGAGATGGATTGGCAAATGACAAAACCGCAGGTATTTTGGTGGGTATTTTTTTACTTTCGGAGTGATTAAAAAATGCACACCAGTGTCAAAACGGTTAAAAAATACACACCAGTTATAATTTCCGCAGGTACTTTGGTGGGTATTTTTTAACCTTAAATTTTTAGCGAAGCGAAAGGAATGATTAGAAAGTTAAAAAATGCACACCAGTTAAGGTAAAAAAGTGAAAAAATGCACACCAGTCCCTTCAAAACTGTTAAAAAATGCACACCCCTAATAAATTATATAATAAATTATATAATAAATTATATGTCATGCACGCGTGTGCAAGAAAGGAGAAATATGACAGACAAAGAAGAAGAAAGCCACAAAGCACCTAAGCTAAGTTTTAGCGTAGACCCAGAGAAGTTGGAAAATAAAAACTGTGACTACAATGCTATGGGCAGTCTCATGTTGGATACTAGGCTGGAGAAAGACAATACGAGAATTCTATCTATGAAGGATAGTCGAGCCAGATTGAAAAGTGTTGGCTTGACGAACTATCAGATTAGAAATGTCATGAGCTGCTTTGAATCTTTAGATGTTATCAAGATAAATGGCATGAATGTTATCGTGCAGCCAGTGAAAGGGCAGTACGTTACGATTCCAGTGGATACAGTTAGGTTTTGTCTCAGTGCGTTGAGTGCGGACTGCTTTAAGACGTATTGCTATCTTAAAAGATGGTATCAGCTTCATGAAGCGTTCTTCAAAGGCGGTGAAAATTATTTTTTCTCTCGTACTGAGATTTTAAAGGCTCTTGGATATTATAAGGATGCTAGGAATATTCGTAGAGTTGACGAGTTCCTTATCGTACTTAGGGATGTCGGTCTTATCGAGTATGCGGGAAAGGCTGTATATCGTAAAGGAAAGAAAGGTCTTTATACCGAGTTGTATAAGGTAAATGATTATGCACGTGCGCAGAAGGAATCTATTGAGAATACATTGAGAGAATTAAAAGTATTTACCGAGTATGCTGAATCTGGTTGGTTGACTTTACAGCAGGTAAAAGAATGTTATACATATTTGGATGAATATGTAGGCGACCAATGGCTTAAACACTTAGCTAGGTCTAGGGGAAATACAGATAAGGTAGATGCCATCTTGTCTTTATCTGAGAATAAATTGAATCTTGATAGGTTTTGTGACGGTGATAGTTTAGAAAATTGTGCAGAACTGATTAAAGAAGCTGTTCAAAAGCTAGAGAGAAAGTCCATATAAGGGTAAAAATGATTACATGACTTAGTGGAAGGAAATGCGCATTTTACCAGTTCAGCAAACCAATGTCAAGAAAAAATTTTTAGCACAACCTTTTTAATTTTCGATTCCAATTACAAAAACGAATTTCATTTCCAAATGAAAACGATTTTCATTTCGCTTTTCATTTTCAAAACCAAATTCATCTTGAAAAAATTCTTGCATCCAATGAAAACTTATAATATAATATAATTAAAGAAAGGGAGGGGATAAGAAACCTCCCGTGGGTTCCAAGAGAAAGAAGATTAACATGACCCAGTTTGAGATTTACAACACCATCAAGTCTGCCATGTCCGATAATGCCGAGGTGGTTGAGTTCTGCGACAAGCAGCTTGCGTCTATCGAGCGCAAGCGTGCCAAGGACGCTGAGAAGTCCGCAGAGAAGCAGGCTTTCCTTGACGAGATTTACGCAGCTCTCAAGTCTTTTGACGAGCAGGCGGGAGCCACCTCCAAGGCTGTAGCCATGCACATGGGCGAGGATGTCAGCTCCCGCAAGGTTGCGGCCAACATGCGTTTCCTCGTTGAGGACGGTCGTGCCGAGAAGGTGGCAGTGAACAGCAAGACCTTCACGTACAAGGCTCTGTAGCGAAATATTTAATAGGTAGGGTCTACTTATTAGAGTTTTTAATTAGAAGGGCCGTGGAGTCTATTTGACGAGACTCCCGGCCTATTCCAAGAGATAGAAGGAAGTAAGCCTATGCGGCACACCTACTATGATATGAAAGGTAACGAGCATACCATAGAGATTCCTGACGAGTATATCGAGTCCAAGAGACAGCAGGCAATACTCAAGGCAAGCGCGGCCAACCTCTATCTGCTAGAGCATGGCATCGAGTATGACGCAGCATACAGGCCTGATACAGACAAGAAGGAGAAGAAAGTGTCTGAAAAGCAATTGATTATGAATTCCATTGCGGACGCACTGGGAGAACTTACCATGACCATCGGTGACTGGGAGGATTCCCCGCATGGCATCGAGGTCGGCGATGATGGTAAAATCCGATTCATTCTTAATTCCAAGACGTATGAGATGTCTATGGTATGCAAGCGTAAGCCCAAGGCAAAATAAGATTGCGGCCAAAATTTTTGGGCAGGAAAGTGTAATTTACGCTTTAATAAAAACATATATTAAAAAAACACTTTTTAAATGTAACTAATTTAGTCACATTTCCGCATTGATTTTCACTTACAAAAGCATGTGCCGCACATTTCTTTTCTTCTGTCTCTTGGTTTATATGAGCTTATTTTATGACGCGCAAGCGCGCCTTTGGCGATTGATTCTCACTTTCTACTGGCCGCAGGAATCACGAGAGATAGACTTATTTTTCTTATGTCGTACAGGGGTACGCAAAAACGATTAAAATTCATTTTAGAATGCTCTCTTGGTAAGTGTCAGTTCTGTCCCTTCTCGCCATATAGGCGGGGAGGGATTTTTTTATTTAATTTTATGATTGACTTTCATTTTAGGATTTTGTGGACGCTATGGTGCAGACCCCAAAATCTACATAAATTCGCCATATACGCGAACGGCGGCGGCAGGTCCAAATATGGTATTATTGTATAGTATTCCTCTATTATATTATACCATACAATTCCTGTTTTGTCCAGTATTTTCTGTGAAAATCACAGAAAATACAGGGGAACTCGCTACCATAGGTAGCGAGGTTCCGCAAGACTCTTCACAAAACCAACACGGAATCTCCACAAATAATAGTTAGGTACCTCACAATGATTCGGAGTTAGCCAAGGGTAACACTTGCTCGGGTCGCTCGGTACCTAAGTTAATTTTTTTCGTGTGTGCGGACCTGTAATGGCCCTAGAACGGGAGATAGCCAAAAGTGCCTAGGAACCGCAAGGGCATAGGCCGCAAGGCCGTTAAACGCGTTTCAGGCGTTCAGTTTTTTGTGTAAAGTTGTGTTTTTGCTTGAAAAATCTTGACAATAAGGTACCTAATCGTGTAAAATCGACCCAACTATGGATTTTCTGTGAATTTTTTTAAAATATCTTGATTTTTCCGCTCATCTGTGCTAGGCAAGGAGATCTTTTTCCTACCTTTTCAGTAGGAATTAAACGCAAAATAAAGCGCCCTACTTTTAAAGTAGAGCGCTTTTATTTAATTGTGTTATTTTATTGTAAATTGCGTTATGAGCGCTTGCGCGCATTGCGTGAGCGTTTCGGCGTTTTCCGTTTCGCCACTTGCGTAGGCGTTGCCCGCCAAATGCGTGAGGTCGTGTACTATCTTATGAATCTCGGTAGGTAGCAAAACTACCTTGCCGCTTTTCATCGCGTTTAGGTGGTGGGCTTGCAAGTCGTGCCCTAGCTTGCGGAGTTCCGTGTCGGGCAAGTTTCCGAATACTTCAATCAATGCCGCGCGTCTGTAATCCATCGGCTAGTCGTCCTTATGCTGTGCTATAGGTGCAAGGGTAAGGTGGGCGGGGTTTGCTCCGCCCACCATAGGCGACTACGCTACGATGGCATAGGCCATCTTGTTTCCGATGGGTGCAACCTTGGTAGCGCGCTTATCGAGCATGAGCAAATTGACAATCTTTGCGGCCTTGGGCGCAGACGTTACCACGCTCGGGAACTCTGCCATAACCTCGGCGAGCGTGAATGGCTCGCCGTCCGCGTGAGCTGCCGCGAGCTTTTCGGCTGTTGCACGGTTTTCAAGCGCCGTCTTGCTCGGCGTCTTGGGCTTGGCGGCGTTCTCCTTGAGAACGTGGAACTTGTGGGAAACCTTGCGAGCAAGGTTCTCGGGCGTGTGCTTCTCGGGGTCGTAGTTGTCCCCCAGCGCGGACTTGATGACCTCGGGCGAGACATCGCCCGCAACGCTCACCAAAGCTGCAAACATCTGGTAGTCGGTGAACTGAAACTTAGTGTGAGTGGTAGCCATAGCTAACCCCAATCTGTCCCCGAGACTCGGGTGAACCCCTTTTGGGTTCCTTTTTCCCTGTCCCCTTTGGACAACTATTACTATACGCTTTGCATAGACTTTTGGCAAGAACTATTTTAAAAAATATGGAGGAATCATGGAAACCCCAGGTAGATGGCCTAGTTTTTCAGATTCTCAAAATATCGGCACTGTAGTCGGATAAAGCAAAATGAATAGAATCGGGCCATTTGCGGCAAATCTTGCATAAAAAAAATTGGGTTTCGGGTTGTGTTATATTTGTGTTTTTCTGAAAATTGTCAAAAGATTTTTCTTGACAAACCTAATTAGGCGGGTGTATAATTTTGGGACTATGGTTGTTTAAACAAGTGCATTTAAAACGCTTCAAGTTTTGAAGCGTTTTAATCGGCGTTACCCTAGGCTAACTTTAAAGCGTTTTAAAAATTGAAGCGTTTCACCTTCGGCGCGCTTGCGCGTCAATCGGGATTTGTGAAGGAAATATGTTTTCAAAAAAATTTGAAAATAATGCTTGACGAAACAGCTCGGGTGTGATAAAATTTTTTGCGTCTTGGAAAGTTTACCCAGGTAAACTATTTTAATTAGTTAGGTACCTAACGATGATTCACGGTTAACCATAGCTAACTTCTTGCCGGATAATGCGGTACCTAAATAAAAAAATATCGCTATAGCGGCCATGAGACGCGTTTTAAGATGCCATTAGGCCAAAGCTCTTATTTTAATAAAGGGGCTTGCCGCACGTCCTAGAGCGCTAGAATCGCTTTTGCTCATGGCAAAAGAAAAGGGAGCCGTTAGGCTCCCATTCGTTTAAAGGTCAAGCGTTTTAAATGCCGCGCTTGCATCGCGCCAACCTTGACCACGCGAACCGTGACGCGTCTTTTTGTGCTTTGCCTTTGCCGCAAGCAAAATAGCGGCCTCAATACGTGCGTCTGAAAGCGCTGTATGGTCTTCTGTAAAGTCGTGCTCATTGTTGATAAAGCGGTAAACGCTTTCCGCGCTAGTTGAAGGGTTGCCCGTGGGCGTAAATGCGCCCGTTGCCACGCAATACTTTAGATAGCGCTTGGAGCTAGTAATATTACTTGCGTAGTCCCAAACGTCTTTAAGTCGTAGCTTAAAGGGCATGAACCACGTGGCGAAATCGTTTGAATACGTGCGCAACGTATTGTTTAGCGCTATCTCGTCAAACCGACAATTGTATGCCCACGCGCTTTTAACGTTGCACTCTTTACAATCTGCTTTGAACGTGCGCCAAACCTCATTAAAAGACGCTTCAACCCATTCGCCCGACTTGATACCCTCATAGTAAGTCGGGATTTTGTCGGCATAGTAGGCGCTTTTCATGAGGTCAAGTTGATAGAACGTATCAGTGACCACAAACGAACGTTCACGAATAGCGTTATTGTCGTTGTCGCGGATGGTATAACCAAAGTCGTAAACCAAAGACGTTTCGGGGTGCGCCTTGCCATCTTTATGATTGACGGTTGGCGCGGTTTCGGTATCGAGAACAACAAAATTAGCCATTGGAAACTCCTTAAACGTTTGGGCTAATCACTACACTTATAATAATAGCCGTTTGCGCGGATAATGCAAGCGTTATTTTAAATTATTTTGTTTACCTAGGCTAACTTTGCCAAAGTTAGCCATAGCTAACTCAAGGTACCTAACTGTAGAGAACGTGTAAGTCATAATGAGTGGGCTATTTAAGTGCCGTTGTCCTCCCGACTAAGGTTAGTATAGCACTTTCAGGACATGCCGCACGCGAGAAAAAAGAAAAAGTTTTTCTAATTTTTCTCTTGCTTTTGGTTACGTGTTGTGGTAAAATCGCCGCCAACTATGGCGTAATGGAAAAAGGCACCTAAAAAGGTGCCTTTAAAGTGCTCCATAGGTTATAAACATAAGTACAAAAAAGGTAATACTCCAATCGTAGGAACCTAAAGCTAATTGAATTAAACCATTCAAGCCCATTAAAAGAAGGTAGCCATTCAATAAGATTATATCGTTTCATTTGTCACCGTTTCACGTGAAACATAGGCGATAGCCAAACATATGGGAACGTTGCCGCTCCCCTAACTCTATTCTAGCTCTTGGATAATAAGAGATTCGAGCGCGTCTAGTAAGGTAGCTTCGTCTTTGATACGTACCGCCTTGCCGCTCGATGTATCACGTTGCCATGCGTGGACGTTACCGCTTTCATCGTCAAACAAAATGCCGCCTTTGTAGTTAGATACGCGCCACTTGTTAGTGCCATACTTGACAACGTGGACGTTATTTAAGTCGATAGCAGGGTAGTATTTGCGCAACCATGCGCGTTTATTCTTGCGTACCGCGCTATCAAATTGCTTAGTAGTCTTGCCTTTTGCCAACCAACTTACGACCTCGACCGCATAACCGTAGCCTTGCAACGCCGCCAAAAGTCCATTTAGCTTTTTGTAGTCGCCTAACGGCTTAGCGATTAAGTAAGGCGCGGCGTTTTCCGCTTGCAGCATAGGCAACCACCCGTTGACGTTGTAAAAATCGCAAAGAGTGCCGTCCAAATCTAAAACAATTGCTTTCATTTATTCCCCTTACAATAGTAGGACGTGGAACGGTTACCCCACGTCCTTATTCTATCAAATGTTTGCGGCAAATGCAACTAAAAACGTTTACCACCAATCTTACGACTAATTGAAAGCTCAATTTTAAAAGGTTCGCCTAGCTCGCGAACTTCCCAAATTGAGCCGTCATAATCGTCTAAAGTTATATCGTCACAATAGTCTTCATCGCATTCAGCATCAATAGCTTCAGCAATTGCGTTAATAAGTTCGCTATCGTTGTTGGCACAAACGGTAAAATGGCGGTCATAATTCTGAGACAGCTTAACATCATACAACATAATAAATATCTCCAATTCTAAAGGTAATGGGCTGGGACGTTCCCCGCCCTAGCTATCAAAAACTAACGAGCTTTATAAACGTAAAGAACGTTAGTACCGTTCGACTTAAATACCATCGTGTCAACCTCAAAGACCTTAGCCTTAATCAGACGGTCGAAGAACTCTTTAAGAATGTTGCGCGTGTCTTTATTATCAAGCGTAGTATAGGTGTTGCCGTTCCAATCGCGAATCTTGCTAGTTTTGATAGCGCCCGAACGACCGCACAAATCGGAGAACGTGAACCATTCATTACGGTTTGCATTAAGAAACGCAACAAGCAGGTCAAGAGCATCCGCATAAGCGTCGCTAATCTCTCTAATCTCGGTACCAATCAAACCAGAAGTGCCAACCGCCGCGCGGTAAAGTGCATCGAAAGCCTCGTCCGAAAGCTCAACGCCAGTGGCAAGCACGCGCGTCTTGGTGGTGTTGTACTTGTCGGTGTGGGACTTAACCGCGAGATTGAGAGCCTTGTTGTAATTCTGAGCGTTAGACATTGCTAACCCCAATCTGTCCCCGTTCGGGCGGGCTAACCTTTTGCTAGCTCCTTGCGCCCTCGCCTTTGGACAACTATTATTATGCGGTAAGTTGCCTAGTTTGGCAAGTATCAATTTGCCGCACACAATTCCTCCATAAGTCTTTTGGGATAAAATTATTTTTATTTTTCTCAAGTTTTTTCGATTTAACGCTTGACAAACGTTTTGCGCTCGTGTATAATTTTCTACCCAACTATGGGCTTTTGGTGAAAAGAAAAGGGCGCTAAATGCGCCCTAATCTAATCAAGTATTTCAGTTTTGATAACGTGTACAATTGAAAGCCCTATCTTCTTTATAACCATTTTGGTATCTGTATCAATGATGTAAAATGGAAATACCTCATCATCTAAAGTATCAGGCTCATAGTATGTATCTAATAAGCTCCACAAATCATCCTCTAACTGTTCCATTAGGTGAGTTTCATTTTTGCAAATGTGCGGTAATTATGCGCAAACTCGTTATTGTCAAGAGTCAAATCAGAACGTAACAAATTCAAATCGTCACAATCCCCTTTATTGTCCAACCATTTATCAATCGTAAAATCATCGAGCGAATTAGCGTTAATAGCTGCAAACATTTTATCTCCTAATGTTTAACAATGTTTCACGTGAAACATAGTAGAGCGGCAATTGCCACCCTTGCTTATAAGTTCCAATAGGCGCGGTACATTTGCATCGGGAACGCCCACGCCGCCGCGAGCAGATTAGCATTTACAGCAGCGTTCGCGTCCGTGAGCAGGAACCAGACAAACGTGGCGGCATAGACAACCCACGCAACAACCTCGACAACATCGTACCACTTTGCCATCGTGCTATCCTTGAACATTGCTAACTCCTTTGGGTTGGCTCCTTGCGTTACACCTTTAGTATAGTTGAACATTGCATCAAACGCAAGAACTTTTTTCTAGAAACTTTTTTGCTTTTGGACTAACTTTTTTTCAAAATAACTATTGCGCTATGCACCCTAGCGGGTGTATACTTACCTTGTCAGTTGGGAAGAACAAACCAAAGGAGTTTTTAACTGACCGACCACAACTTCACAAATCTGCCCGCACTCGACCTGCTCGGGATGCTTTACTCGGCTCAGGCGAACTACGCAAACGCCAAAAGCGACCGCGAGCGCGAGATAGTTCAAAAACAGAAGGATGAAATTTTGGCGTCAATGTGAACCATCGTAGACGTGCTCAATCAGCAAATAGAGCAATTTTCATAAGTTCGGCTAGGCTCCCCTCGGGGAGCCTTTTCTTTTTGGGACTCGGGCGGTAAATGCGCCAAAAATTTTTTTTGAAAAAAGTTCTTGACAAAACTGAATCGCGGTAGTATAATTTTCTGCCCATAAATGGGCTTTTGTGGGCTTCGCCCCTTTGTATGGTCAATCAGAAGAGCAACTAAAACAGTTGCATGATTGTGCGGCAAGTGCTTAATAGGTAATAATAAAAGCGCTACCACTTTTTGTTTGTGGTAACGCCTTTAGTTTTATTTACAAAGCAAACGTGTAAACGCTACATCGAAGATGTAGTGAACAATTGCATTCATCTCTTTATCAGAAATATAATACTGGTCATTTAGAAACATTTTAGAGTCGATGCCACGCTCTTTCATGAGTTTATCATGATAATACCAACCAAAATGGAACTTTAACGCAGCCCACAAGTCACCTTCGATATTGCGGGCGTTTTGGCTATAGTCGTGCTTATAGACTGCCGCCGCGACATACATGGCATCTTCAAAAGTAAAAGGAACTTCTTTGCGACCAACTGTGGTAATAGTAAAGTCGTTCATCTTTAAACCTTTCTCTTGGTTGCTTTCCTTACTGAAAAGTATAACACTTTGATCGCATGAGTACAACCAAAAAGTTTCGACTGTTTATGTTGATATTAACATTTACGTCTCTTGGATTGCGAGGCAACATTTAATCGTGCATAGCAATAAGGCGCTACACCTTTACAAGTGCAACGCCTTATTCTTTGGTCTACTGGATTATAACGTTTATCTTGTCAAGTATTTCGAGCGTGAGAAACTTTTCATCCTCGGCATTGACGCAGGTATAATCTACTTCTTTGCCTATGAATACCTCATTTGCCAAACGGTTGACAAGGTAAAACTCTAGCTCGCAATTAGCAATACCGTAAATATCGCTAGTAGTGTAGCGCCGGAACTGTTTGCTAACGTAATTTATGACCTTCTCGGCAACATCAGCAAGGTCATTGTCTGGAACACTAAAGCGATAGCCATTCTCAAGATAAATAGTATGCACGAAACTCATAATTGCAACCTTTCTATTGGTCGGTCGGTTTTCTTAGCTCTAAGTGTAACATAGCTTCTTTTACGTGGCAAGCAAGAGTTGCCGACAAACTAATAAAGTGGTTCACACACGCAAGCACGACACTTGAATACGCTTACCCTAAGCACGTAAATTTTAAAGCTACTAGAAATTTTTTTAAATTGTTGTGCCTAATCGTTTACTCTTTTGGTATAATGTTTTTAACGAACAAAACAGTTCGCGTCCGCTTTCAAGTTTGGAGCCTAAAATGAAAAGTCAACCGTTCGCCTGCTCGCCCGCCCACCAACAACGGCCACGTTCTAGCCGTCTGTGCTGCTGCTCACGTGGACGTTTTGACGCTAAAGGCCACTAGGGACGGGCAAGCCGTCCGCGCGCTCTCAGTGGCGTTTGAGGGCCGCAAACCGGTATCTGATAGCACGGTTGCTGCAATCGCGTCCCGTTTGGTCAACGACTTGGAGGGTTACGACCGTGACGCTATGGAGACGTTCGCGGACGCGCTTGTAAGCGGTTGGGAGTTCGACTACAGCGCGCACGTGGGCGCGGCGCTCGACCGAATCGCGGCGGCTAAGTTGTTGACGCGCTAGCGGGTCAGTCCCCCCACCTATGGGGGGGGGCGTTTCCGGCGTTGTCCTGTTTTTTTCCAGGGTACGCCCCGCCCTGCACAAATTACCGACCTCAGTTATTTTTTGAAATACCATAATACGACTTTGCGCTAAGCTCCGTATTATGAGGATTTTCGCAGACCGCAATAAACCTATCACTTTCCTCTTCATTCTCTCTATTGGCCTTCTTGACATTTCCGATTACGGCATTAAAAAATTTTCACAAAGCTATTGAAAAGCACTGAATCTTTTGCTATAATATATACAAAACTAACTATAGCGCCGTTCCCAGTCGGCTTAGGAGCTATCCTAAATCAAAAATCCCCAATGAGGTGAATAGCTGGGTCTTAAACGTTGCAGATTTATTTTGCCGTGAGAAGTATGGATGTACTCTCGCTTGCAGCAGAATATTTCTGTAGCCAAGCGGTCTTGCGTTGGTTTATTAGTTTACAGGAGACGAACGGTATCTCTACCGTGCCGCATACAGAGGGGATAGGATACTCTTAGAAAAGTAGCACATCCAATAGGTTCCATGCAAGGGGAGAGTGAGCATGGGTAATAGTGCGGAATTTTCTATATACTTTTATAGGTATAACTATACAGATTTTACTATAGCGATACGTATTACGCCAATAGACATACAAAAATGTTAGTATATTGACGCCCGTTGCTCAGGGCAACGGCGCGGCAATCCAAAGCAGCACCATGATACATGTAATCATTTGTGGCCAAAATTTACAGGTGTAATGGTTTTATGGACAAAAAACTGTAATTCTATTTGCCGCATACTTAAATATAATATATAGAAAAAATATCTAAAATTTTTCTAAATGCACTTGCGTTCAATCTCTCTTTATGGTATAATATAAATGCAATAAAACCGATAGAGAAGGAGAAGTAAAGATATGGCACTTGATTACACATTGAAAACACAGGAAGAACGACTTGAATGTGTGCGGGAAACCATTGCAACCACTTCTCAAGAGAAATTAGATGCAAATTATCTACGTGTGATGACAGATTATCTGCTTTTTGCCGCAGACAGAAATCAAACCAAAAAGGAAAAGAAAAAAGAACGCAGTATTATTACAAAGAATAGAGAAGCAACCGTAAACAAACGACAGATTTCTTTTGAGGAAATTGTTGAGAATATGGAAAATGGCGAGGACGGCATCTATGCACTCGTCAACAATGATAAAAATCAAATTCTAGACAATAAAGATAGTATATCAGAAGAAGACCTAGAGAATATTCCTGGTATGCGGGAATTCGATTCAATTATCACATCACTAAAACGACAATTTCTTTCTGTTACTGGCAAGCAACGTTATTACTTGAAAAAGCAGATTATCGAGACATATCAACAGATGTACCTGCTAAAACAGTCTGTCAAGGGCTGGCCTGCCAAATCAAAGGTTTCAGCACAGCTAAAGAATATGGCACATATGGACTTATCTGAGAAAATTTATTTCGATTCACGTGGATACCCAGTATCTAATGGAGTTATCTCATTGTTCAATCCAGTTCATATTTCATTCCTACTTACATACTATTCATCAATTAAACAGGAGTGCTATACTGACCTCAATTGCGATATGCACTGGGAGCTTCTAGACTTTGAGAATTTAATCGAACAGACATTCAAATCTAAAGACCAGACAACCGCTATGTTATATGACCTTTTGATATGGAAGATTGACGGCAAATCAAATGACGAGATATGCGGCATGATGGAGAATAAATATAGCATTTCACATACCGCGCAATATTTCTCAACGCTATGGCGCAAAAAGATTCCAAAGATGATTGCGGAACAGGCTCAAAAGAATTATGTTATGTGGTATTACACAAATGTGGAATATGGGCAATGGAAAAAATGCGGCAAATGCGGAAAGACCAAATTGGCGCATCCTTTATTCTTTTCAAAGAATAATTCCGCGAAAGATGGTTTCTATTCTACATGCCGTGAATGCCGCAAATCTAAAAAGAAATAATATTATTGACCCACTTCTTCCTTCTTTTGGATGGAGTGGGTTTATTGTATAGAAAGGAGATTTATGGCAGACGTATCTATGAAAACATGCGCGAAATGCGGCAAGACCAAGAAAGAAACTGATTTTTATAAAATACCCAATACAGATGAAAGATGTGACCTTTGCAAGACTTGCCTGACGATGTATATTGATAATCGCCGCCCAGATACTTTCAAATGGATTTTAAAGAAGATGGACGTGCCATATATTGAAAAGAAATGGGTTGAACTAGCAAATAAAAGCTATATGAAAAACCCAGCTACGTTTGGCCCTATGTCAGTTATAGGTACCTATCTTCGTACTATGAATATGGAGCAGTATAATAATTTGAAATATGCTGATTCTGAAAAAATAAATAATGAGAAATTCCAGCAAGCTAAGAAAGAGCAACAGAATATTAAAGGCACATCCTACGATGAAGAATTTGAAAACAGACTCCTAGAGAGCCTTAAAGCTGGTGAGATTTCACAAGCTGAATATAATACAATGAGTCGAAAAAGTGTCCTAGACCGTATTAATGAGAAGACGCGGCAAGGCGAGGAAGAGGTTGCTAGCAATCCTGATAGCGTGCTTGACAAGAAGGAACTTGAAGTTCCAGAGAATACTGTTGATTCAGAAGAAATCAAGAAAAACGCTGATGTTATCAGTGCGGCCAAAGATGTTGAGCAGGAGTTTTTAGCCAAAAAAGCTGAGGAAGAAAAGAAAAAAAAGCAATCAAAAGAAGCAGAAGAGCCTGAGCCACAAGTGCTTGACCTTATGCCTGATGTTGCTTCCTCTCTTGGCGTAAACCCCGTAGAGAATATTAGTAATGCGCCACTAGATATTACTGGTGAAATGCAAAATGACTTTATTCCAGATGTTGCGCGTATTGATGAAGCGCAGATTACAGAAAGTCTTACAGAAGACGATATTAAATATCTTTCACTTAAATGGGGTCTTTTATATAAACCATCTGAATGGGTTAAAATGGAAGAATTATATCAGAAGTATGCGGCGGATTATGAATTATCTACAGACCGTGAACAAGTATTGAAAAATATCTGTAAGACCGATTTAAAGATGAATCAAGCCCTAGACGTAGGTGATATTAAGACATTTAAAGACCTACAGGGTGCCAATGATATGTTGCGTAAGTCAGGTAAATTCACTGATAGCCAAAAGCAGGAAGAGAAGAAGAGAGACATTGACTCGATTGGTGAGCTGGTTGCATTTGTAGAATCTAAAGGTGGAATTATCCCAAGAAAAGATGACCCAATCAATGTGCCGCAAGACAAGATTGATTTTATCATCAACGATATGAAGAACTATACTGACAATCTCGTAAAGAACGAGCTTGGCTTAGGTAATCTTATTGAGTCTTATATTAAGAAACTTGAAGAGAATAAGACCAAGAGCGTAGACGAAATTATTGCAGAGGGTATCAAAACCGATGAAGATAACGCGGTTACTGATGAAGAAGCTGCGGACTTCCAGCAATTCCAAATTGAAGAACGTGAGGAAGAAGCTAAGAGATTGGCAGAGCAGTATGGCGCTGAGTAATTTATTGAAAATTGCGGCCCATGATAAAAAAAGCGTTGCTGAAATTGACCCAAAAAAGATTGAGGATAATTTAGATAAATATCAACGTATTATTGCCTATTGGCGTATGTATCCAGATAAATTTGTAGATTATATGGCTTCACTCAATCCTAATAATAAGTTTCAATTTTACCCAACTCAACGTATGATTCTCCGCATAAATATGCGATATAGAACCGTCTATGAAGTATTTAGTCGAGGATTTTCCAAATCTTTTATGGCTGTTTTGTCTTTAATGGTCAAGGCAATTCTTTATCCAGGTTCTACGTTGATTACAGTAGCAGATGCTAAAGGTCAGTCAGCAATGATTCTTCAATCAAAAATGCAGGAGATATGTAAATTAATTCCCGGACTAGCAAGAGAAATTGTTTGGGATACACGAGGAACCTTGGCAAAGACAAGTCAATCGAAAGATGAAGTAACATACAGTTTCCGCAACGGAAGTACAATTAAGAACGTAAGCATGACTTCTGGTTCTCGTGGTTTTCGTGCTCAAGCTGTACTTACAGAAGAGGTAGCAACTATTACAGACCAGCAAAAGTACGAAGAAATCATTGCGCCTATGCTCGTTATTTCTAGAAAAGTCAATGGTAAAGTAGACCCAGATGAAACGTTGAATCAAAACGATATTTACGTTACAAGCGCAGGATTCAAAGGTACTTATGCTTACGACAAACTAATTGACGCGCTGTGTCGTATGGTGTCAAGTAATGGATATGATTCTTTCATTCTAGGAGGCGATTGGCGCGTAAAAATTACTGGTGCGCGCCTAAAATAATTTGAACTCTTTGACTAAGAGGGTGGCTTAATGCCGCTAACGGTGAATAGAAAAAACTTGACACCGTGCTAAACTTATGATATTATAAACATAAGTAAGTGTAGAGACTATTGGTGATGAATGTAGCCAAGTACGATAGATTTAGTCACTATTGGAAGTGAATTACTCATAGGAGTTGAAAAATGTATAAAGATATTATTTATAAAGGCGAATCAACAAATTATAAAGTAGATAAAAATGGTAACGTTTTAAGTCTATTTAGTAATAAAATTTTGAAACCAAAGTTAAAAAAGAATGGTTATCAAGAATATTGTTTATATACAAACAAAGAAAAAGTTAATTTATTAGCACATCGTATTGTTGCAACTGCTTTTATAGATAATCCAGATAATTTAGAAACAGTAAATCATATAGATGGTAATAAAACAAATAACTGTAAAGATAATTTAGAGTGGTGTTCATATAGTGATAATGAAAAACATGCTTGGGAAAACAACTTAAATAATTCAGAAGCAATTGACAAAGCGGTTCTTCAATATACTATGAATGGAACATTTGTTAAAGAATATAAAAGTTGTGCAGAAGCAGTTAGAGAAACAGGCATAAAGCATGTACATTGTGCCGCCAAAGGCGCGAGAAAATCTGCGGGTGGATACAAATGGAAATTCAAATATGAACAGCCAATTAAAAACACTGGTAATAAAAAATCAGTTGTTCAATATGATTTATCTGGAAATATTATTGCTATGTATGATAGTATTAGCGGTGCTGCTAAAGTAACAGATATTAATCGAAAATGTATTAATGATTGTTGTAATGAGAAAATAAAAACTAGCGGTGGATACATTTGGAAATTCTTATCAGAAGAGATAGTCCAATAAATTTCAATTAAAATTGACCAGTAGTCGAAGGATTACAGCCAGCAAACTATATCCAAGCCCAAGAAACAGGTAATTCGATGGACGAGATTGGCTTTGAACGTGAATACGGGTCAGTCTGGTCAGGAACTTTAGATGGTGCTTTCTTCGACATGAATAAGTTTGACAAACACAGGATTATCAATCTTGCCAAGAATGGATACGACAAGGGACAAAATAGAGACACATTCTACGTTATGGGCGTAGATGTAGGCCGCCTTAACTGCCCGACAGAAATTGTAATCATTGAATCTTCTCCTGCAAGAACAACAGGCGTTAATGATAAAAAGATAGTGAACATTTTCACTTTATCTGAATCTCACTTTGAATATCAAGCCATTAGAATTAAGCAATTATTTAATGCGTTCAAGTGCGAAGCCATAGTTTTGGATGCGAATGGTTTAGGCGTAGGACTGCTTGATTACCTAATTACAGACCAGAACGACCCAGAAACAGACGAGCTTCTTCCTAACATGGGCATTATCAATTTAGACGATATTCCTAACGAGCAAGACCGCAAGAATTATAAGTCGTTTGAGAATGAAAACACAATTAAGAATGCAATTTGGATGATGAAAGCAAATGCTCCAATGAATACAGAGCTATATTCTTATACCCAGACGCAATTGCGTAACGGTAAGTTAAAGTTCTTAATTGACTCTAACACTGCTAAAAACAAGCTCTTGCAGCAAGCGCAAGGAAAGAAGATGTCGCCGTTACAGCGTCAGGATTATTTGCGACCATATGTTGCCACGGATATTTTGAAATCACAAATGGCAAATTTGGTACAAGATAATGAAGGTGCAAATATCATCCTGAAACAATCTAATAGAAAAATTCTAAAGGATAAAGTGTCTGCTCTAATCTATGGACTCTATTGGTGTAAACGCCAAGAGGATAGGCGAAACCGCCGCAATTCCAGAGATTTAAGTGGATTTATGTTCTTTACGAAGCATTAGTAGGGTCCGGCCCATGTGGTCGTACCCTATTTTTATGTAAAAATTTTTATAAAATTGGGCAAAACTGTATTATTTTATAGAGTGTAATTTTATATGGTATAGTAAGAAATTCCGAAAGGACAAATGATGCGTGATTCTTTATTAGAAATAAAAATATATAATATATTGAAAGACGCAGGTTTACCTTTTGAGGAAGAGTATGAATTTGAGGGGCTTGTCGGTAAATCTGGCAGAAATCTTCGTTTTGATTTTTGTGTATTTGACGATTGCGGCAATATTGACTTTTTAATAGAAGCCCAAGGCGAACAGCACTATGTACCTGTTAGTCGTTATGGTGGCGCTCATGCCCTCAAATATCAAAAGTATAACGATACATTAAAAAGAAAATTTTGCTTGGAACATAATCTGAAATTAGTTACTATTCCTTATTATGATGAAGGAAGACTAAGTTATGATTATATTATGAAAGCAGCAGGATATTAGGAGGTGAGCTTTGGCTACCGTTAAAGATAAGAATGAACGCGATTGCCGTATCATTTCAAATGCCAATAGGCAATCAGGCTCTTTGGCATTTAATAAGATTAAGGTAGGGAACAAAACTCTCTCTAATGATGTTGTTCTTGATATTGGTCAGGTTGTTACAGACAAATATTCTCGCCGCAAGAAGTACACCAAGGAAGATGTAATTAAGGCTATTGAACAGAATAACCTGAATGAGCAGCGTAAAATTTCAAATTATTTCTTTAAGACAAGTGGCATCTATAGCCGCCTGTGTCGTTATATGGCTTTCCTATTCAAATATGATTGGTTTATTACGCCAATGATATATGATGAAAAATTAAAACAAGATGGTAAATCTAAAAAGGTAGTTGAAGGTTGGTATAAATCAACACGCTATCTTGAAAATTGCAACCTCAAAAAAGTGTTTGGTGAGATTGCGCTAAAAGTTGTACGCACAGGCGCATATTATGGCGTTATTGTACAGCAAAAAGACGCTTGTTTTATTCAAGAATTGCCTATTTCCTATTGCCGCAGCCGTTATCAACTTAACGGTAATCCTGCGGTTGAATTTAATATGAAATATTTCGATGATGCTTTTTCCGATACTGCGTATCGTTTAAGAGTTCTAAAACTGTGGCCGAAGGAAGTCCAGAAGGCTTACCTTGCTTATAAGGATGGGAAGTTACCCATTGACTATGCTGGCGATACCAACGGCTGGTTTTTACTTGACCCATCTACAACGGTGAAATTTAATATTACTGGCGGTGACGCGCCACTGTTCATGAGTATTATTCCTAAGCTGTTGGATTTGGAAGACGCGCAGGATTTAGATAAGAAAAAGATGCTTCAACAGATTTTGAAGATTATTATCCAAAAGATGCCTATTGATAAGAACGGCGATTTAATCTTCGATGTCCAAGAAGCGCAACAGCTCCATACTAACGCGGTTGCCATGCTTGGTGACGCTGTTGGAGTTGACGTGTTGACAACGTTCGCGGATGTTGATGTAGCAGACCTTGCGGACAAAGGTAATGTTTCTTCCGTAGACCAGCTTAATAAAGTTGAACGTTCTGTGTATAACGAAGCTGGCACTGGACAAAACCTTTTTAATGCAGATGGTAATCTTGCATTGGAGAAATCTATTGCAAATGATGAAGCTACTATGTCTGATCTTATTTTACAATTTCAGACATTTGCGGAACGTCTGTTGGCACCATTTAACAAGAACAGTAAGCGACTTTATTATCATGTCGATATTCTGCCTACGACCGTTTATAATTATAAAGACCTATCTAAGCAGTATAAAGATATGACCTCTCTTGGATTTTCCAAGCTCTTGCCGCAAGTTGCTCTTGGTCAATCTCAGAGTGCAGTGCTTATGACTGCATATTTTGAGAATGATGTTATGTCTTTGAATGAGGTTTTTGTTGCTCCTGCCTTATCTTCTACTATGAGCAATAATGGCAATGGAGACACTACAGCGAAGACGAAACAACAGCAGACTCCATCTTCGGGCAATAAGGGCGGTCGCCCTGAAAAACCTGATGACCAAAAGTCTGACAAAACAATCGCTAATAGAGAAGCGGAAGGATAGAATTAAATGCTAAGAAATAGGTCTGTGGCTACAATTGACAGCCCAGAATTCATTAATCTAGCACCAGATGCTATCAACCCCGGTATTTCTAAATGTGAGATTAAGGTCATGTATCTTGGCAAGAACCGCAACGGCTCTTTTATTGACAAGAACACGGCCATCCAGATGGCGAACTCATTACCTGCTACACCAATCGTAGCTGCTTATAATGAGAACAAAGAAGACTTTGGTGACCACGGTGAAGTTCTTCACATTGAAGATGGGGAAATAAAATTCTCTTGCAAGACCGTTCCTTACGGTTTCGTTGCTCCAGACGCAGAAGTTTGGTTCCAAAAGTTCGATGATACGAATGAATTTGGTGAAACTACTACACGTGAATACATGATGACTACTGGTTATCTATGGACTGGGCAGTATCCTGAATTGGATAAATGTATCAACCAAGGCCAAGGACAGTCAATGGAAATTGATGACGTTGACGGTCATTGGACAACTGATAGCAACGATGTTGAGTTTTTTATTATAAATGATGCAATCTTTACTAAACTTTGTATCTTGGGCGATGATGTAGAACCTTGTTTTGAGGGCGCATCTGTCACTAGCCCAGAAGTAAGCGAACATTTCTCTTATAACAAAGAGTTTTCGCATACTTTATTTGCTATGATGAATGAATTAAAAAGTGCGTTGACAAAAGGAGGGTCTATGCCAAAAGAAAACGTTGAAAGCGTTAAGGTAGAGCCTACTGCCACAGTTGAGAAAGAAGCTCCTGTGGTAGAAGAGTTTGCCGAAAACGTTGAGACAAATGAAAACGTTGAATCTAGCGAAGACTCCGCCGAAGAAACTTTTGCTAAGGAAGAAGAGAAGAAAGAAGATAAAAAAGACTCTGATTCCGAAGACAAAGAAGATGAATCAGATGATGATTCTGATGATTCCGATGATAAGGAAGATGAAAAGAAGCCAGAGAAAAAGCACGAGCTTGAGAATCAGGTTTCTGAACTTTCTGAACAGCTAAAAGAGCTTACCGATAAGTTCACAGCTCTTGAAGCAGAAGCAGAAGAGCTTCGTAAGTTTAAGGCAGAGCGTATTGATGCCGATAAAGATGCTATGATTGCTAAGTATCATATGCTCTCTGACGAAGACAAAGCGGAAATTATCGCTGATAAAGATAAATTCACTCTTGGCGAGATTGAAAGCAAGCTCGCTTTACTATATGTCCAGAAGAATGTAAACTTTGATGAAGAGGAAGAAGTAGATTCTACACCTCTTACGACATTCTCTTTAGATGATGAAACTATTGCGGAAGATGCTGACCCAATGCTATCTGCTCTCCGCGAAGCACAAAACTATTAAATAGGAGGATTAAATGGCTCTACATGTAGACCGCGCTGATACTAAAATTCAGCTTACTGGTCACGACAATTTTGCTGTTGTCGAACCTAACCACCTCTCTGCTCCCCGCAGTGGTGGCGTTTATGGTCAGCTCCCCGCTGATGATTCTATTACAATGCTTGAACAGGGTACTTTCGTTAAGTACGATTATGCCGCTGGCAAGATTAACTTCACTGGTGAAGGCCCTTGGATGATGGTCTTCAATGAAGAAAAGCTCTATGACGAGCGCAAGCAGATGCACCGTGACTACGCCATGAAGAAGTCTGACTTCTATGATGGCATTATGACACCTCGTGTTTTCCGCATGTATGCTGGTGATATTTTTACTACAAATAATGTCAAGGCTGACGATTATGACCTCGGTGACGTTCTCGTCCCCGGCACTAATGGTGTTCTTGAGAAGGGCGCTAAGGGCGAAGGTCTAGCCGTCAAGGTTGCTAAGCTCACCACCATGCCCGATGGTCAGCCCGGCCTTAAACTACAAGTCATTGCTGAATAAGAAAGGAGTAAGATAGATAATGGAACTAATGAAATTTGACGAACTTAAAAAGCTCGCTCGTGCCGCTACCAAGAATGCTCCCCTTACTTTTTCAGTAAATGGCAACGAGGAATCATTTGACGTTGATACCGTTAATCGTACTCTTCGTGAACAGTTCAATCTACTTGCTGGCGATTATCGTCTCTTCCGTCGTAACGAGGTCGCTGTCTATGAACTAATTGAAAACACAATTGACGAGATTCTTCCCGTCAAGGTTATGCAGCAATTTGAGCAGTTTGCTGATGTTCAGACAATTGCTCAGGGCGATAAGGCCGTCTTCAAGCTCCGCATTACTGAAGCTGCTCGTAAGCGTGCCAAGGCTTTCGTAACTCGTGTTGGCCTTGCTGGTCGTTACGAGACAATGATGCTTGATGGTAAGGAACTAGAAGTCGCTACTAGCGCTATCGGCTATGCTATCCGCATTGGCTTTGAGGAATTCCTTGATGGTCGTTATTCATTCGCAGACTTCACCAATATCATGCTTGAAGGTGTTGATGAATACATCTACGCTGAAATCCTAAAGGCTCTGACCCAGACTGTCGAACAGCTTCCAACTGCTAACAAGTATGTCGGTGCTGGTTTTGACGAGACTAAGATGGATGAACTACTTGCTATTTCCGATGCTTATGGTAACGGCACTTCTACCATCTATTGTACTCGTGAGTTCGCTTCTACTATGAAGCCTGCTTCTGCTGACTGGGCTTCTGATTCTATGAAGGAAGAGCTTTTCCGCAAGGGCTTTTTCGCTGATTATAAGGGCCACCCTGTAATTATCCTCCAGCAGTCTATGGTTGATGAAACCAATGCTGAGAAGGTTGTTGACCCATCTCAGGCTTATATCTTCGCTTCTGTTGGTGAAAAGCCTGTCAAGATTGTCTTCGAGGGTCAAACTGCCGTTCGTACCGTTTCTGATAATGACGATTGGTCAACCGACCTCCAAACTTACAAGAAGTTTGGTGTTGCTGTATTCTCTAATCCTTCTATCTGCTCTTATCAGAACACAGCACTAAAAAAAGCAACTCGCTAAACCCAACGCCAATGCCTGACCCAGAACTTCCCACACCTGGGAAAGACGAGGTAAATGCTGGCGATTATGATACTGTCTCAGAAGCAATCGCAAATGTTCCCGCTGGTGGCACACTGTTTGTCCCTGCGGGAACCGCTGCAATCGAAGAGCCTGTAACTTTTAATAATGACATTACTGTTAAGGGTAATGGTGTAACCTTTGAAAAACCAGTAGTGGTTTCAGATGCAGCAGTTATATTTGATAATGTTAAACTAGTAGCTACTGGCGCAGATGCTAATGACAAGACACTTGCCGTCAAGGTTAACGGTACGAAGCCTTTCACGCTAAAGAATAGTGAAATTTCAGGTACTACCCGCACTGCACTATCTGTCATGACTTCTGGCAAGATTGTATTTGAGAACAATGTATTCGATGCTGGCGATAAGAATATTTACAATATGGTTGAGTTTAGCATCAGCAATGCACGTGATATTACGGATGTCACCTTTAAGAACAATACGTTCAAAGGCAAGCTAAAGAATAATGGTGTAAGCCTTTATAATCTTGCTGAAGGTGCTACTATAAATTTTGTGGGCAACGTGTTTGAAGATATTGATGTAAGCAATAATCCCGTCCGTCTGAGCAATCCAAAGAATGTTTCCGCTATCTTTAACTTTAAAGATACCACATATTCATTCAATAGCGATACTCCAAACGCTGATGGTTATACTGCTTTCATGCTGTTACAGGATTATTCCAAAGCTGGCAACAAGCAAGACTTCTCTAAGTTTACAATCAATTTCGACAACCTTGTTCGTGGCTCTAAGAAGCTCATGGAGAAGGGTGAAGGAATGGATAAGGTATATTATGTATATGCTGACACTCAGGGAATACTTGCTGATGGAGTTAACGACCCCGTTGTTAATTTCAAATAATGAATTATTAGAAGGGGCGCTTTGCGTCCCTTCTTTTTTTAAGATTTAAAAGGAGAAAATATAATATGAGTAATGAAGTTGAACTAATTAGCGATGATACACTAGTTCCTATCCGCAGTATTGTAAACTGCCAAACTGGGTACATTCTTCCTTCTTCTGGTCGTTCGCGCCGCCTTATGCCTGATGTTACTATGCGTGTTACAGCAGGCGAACTGCGCGAGCTGTTTTTCAGCCCCGGCGGTTCAATTCTTTTACAGAACTACATCAATGTAGGCAATAAGTCACTTGCCGCAGAATTTGGTGTTCCGTATGATGCAATTGAATATGATTGGACAGAAGCAGATGTAAAGAAGTGTCTGACCGAAGATGAAATTGATGTTCTTCTGGACGCTCTTGATTTTGCGCCACAGGGCATTATTGAGACTCTTAAAGATGATGCAATTAAACTTGAAATTAATGACCGTGCTAAGATTAAGGCCATTGCGGATAAAACAGGTGTCGATATTGATGCCGCTATTAAGAATAATCATGCTTATGATAATAGTGATACCAATGTTGCTGATAAACCACGTCAACGCCGAGTTCAAAAAGATGCCGAACCGCGTAAGCGCCGCGTTAAGGCAACTATCGAGTAATATAAAATAAGTAGGAGGTTTGCTCAATGCCACAAGATATAGATATTGATAAAGATATGGAAGTCATACCTCCAACTTCTTTTCAGGAGATGTATGAATTTTTCCTAGCGGGCGTTACCGATGACATGTTTATGGAACTCACAAAAGAGGATACTGAAAAGCTGCTTGAAGAAATTTTGGTTGCGGCAGTTCCTAAATTTGAGTTCCCGCATTGGGCGCACCCATTTACTTTAGATTATGAAAATAAATGTTTCTCTACTTGCCTTACAGTAGAGGAAAAAATTATCATCCGTTATTATATGATTGCGGAATGGATTAGTTACCAACTTGCTACAGTGGACCTTATTCGTCAGAAGTATTCAAGTTCAGACTTTTCATTTACGTCTCAGGCTAATCATATGCGTTCACTTATCACGATGAAACAGGAGTATGAGCAGAAAGCGTTTCACGCTCAAAGAATCTATTGTCGCAGATATGTTGATAATAAAGGTCATGTTCGCTCTTCTTTTGGCATGATTATGGAACCAGTGAAGTAAAATGGCTTTAATGGTAATAGATGATAGGATTCTAGACTATCAGGTAGAAAATGTTAAGGATAGTCTAGAACGCATCACAAATCAAATTTTTAAACTTCTACCTACATTTGAAGATGGTAAAGATTGGATTAAGCCATTAGATACTTTAGTTGTTGAGATTACAGGTATGACTCTTGTAACTCCTAATGTGCCGAAACTTTATCAACTCGTATATAAGCTGCAAGGCATAAAAGAACAGGGAAAAGATATTGAATTTATGCTTTTTCGCCGCATGATTTTTGAAGCCTGTAATATCGCTAACGATGTTAGGGAGAGCCTATGAGCATTCAAACATTAGGCGCTCGTCTTCAATGGCTTGGCGGCGATAATATGGGAAGAATTAATCAGTCTAAATATATGTCTTTTCAAGCGGCTTTGAAAAATGACTATAATAAGAGAATGATTAAATTCAATAATCAGTCTTGGCCTTGTCTTATTAATTCCATGTCAGGAGGTTTGAAGGCTGATTACGATAAGAAGTATATCTCTGTCGATTTTAAGAGTGGTCTAAAAGCTGGTGAAACTTTTGAGCTTTTAGATAGTGGAACTCATTGGATGGTATATTTGCCAGTAATTACAGAGACAGCTTATTTGCGGTCTGAAATTATTCGTTGTGATTATACGCTTAATGTAAATGGTCAAGAATATTGGGTTTTTTTTAGGGGGCCTGTAGAAACAGACCTTCGCTGGTTTATTAAAAACAGTATTAATATCAATGAGCTTAACTTGTCTGGCCGAATTTATATTAAGAATGATGAAAATACTAGGGACTTTTTTCATCGTTTTACTCATATCAAACTTGCGGGACATACATGGGAAGTACAAGTTACAGATTCGATTACAGTACCGGGTATTTTAGAGCTTGAAATACAAGAGTATTATGATAATAGCATTGCAGAACTGCCCAGTATTCTTAAAGACGAGACTACACCTATCAATGTTATTAGTGGTGCGACAACGGCTAAACAAGATACTATTGTTGGATATGCTATCTTAAATGAAGCATATGACCCAAAGATTCATTGGGAAGTCAAGAATAATCCAAGAGTCAAAATACTTGAGGAATATGAAGATGGCCGCATGTGTAAAGTTAAAGTATATGCTGGTGCGGTAAAAACATTTGATATTTGTTATGGTAATTTCTTCCAGACAGTAATTGTCGAATGGCAGAAGCCTTTAATTCAAGGGCCGCGAGAGGTTTATCCTTATGATATTCATACCTACTGGATTAAGAAACTTCCAGAAGGTGAAAGAGTCGCATTTTCTATTGATGATGAATCTATGGCTAAGATTGTAGATTCCAATAATGATTCTTGCAAAGTGGAAATTGTATCTGGCAAGAAAGGTAAATTTGTAATTCATGCGGTATATGGTGATGTTGAGACAGATTTACCAGTTAAGATTAAATCGTTATAAGGATTGGAGGTTACATGAAACACGTTGCTTCTAATATCTTACGAACTAATTATAAGTCTACTTTTCTTTCTCATGCAGAAGACCAAGAAACCATTTGGCGAAAACTTTTTGTTGAAAGTAGGCCTTACAGCGATATGCTGAAAAGGTTACTTATTATTAATACGCCTGATTGTCTTGATAGGACACAAGACCAATATCAGCGTAAGATTGAACAATATACTATTAAAGATCTACATGATAATCAATATATCAAGGCTACTCCCAAGCTCTCTTTTGGAGAACATGAAGAAGTTAAATCTTATATCATGTTAGACTTTGATGATTTTTCTCCTTCTGAGAATCCTCGCTATCGCAATTGCGTTATTAGCTTCACGATTATCTCACAACTTGACTATTGGGAACTAGATGACTATCAGTTACGTCCTTGGATGATTGCTGGATATGTAGATGGTATTATGAATGATACTCGTTTATCTGGTATAGGTAAGCTACAATTCTTAGGTGCGCAACAGCTTGTTTTAAATGAATATTTAGGTGGCGTAATGTTACGATACTCAGCTAGCCATAGCGAAGCCGATGATTCACAGAATATTGATAACACTAAGCCTGCGCCGCAAGATTTATAAAGCTGGTGCAGCATGTCAGAGTTACAAGGAGATTTAGGTAAATATCTTTCTGGAATGCCAGTTACGGTTGCGGGAGCAAATGTTGCTATCTCGCAACCGTCTATTAAAGATATTTGTGCTTTTGGTGAAGATTCGTTTCTTATGTCAATTGAACTTTTTGTCAAGGCGAAAGAACTTGCCGCAGAAATGAAAAACGTGGGCAAAAGTCAATTAGGATATATGGACGATTTTCAAATATTATTAGTAATCATCCAACAGGACGAAAACACGAAAAGAAATGTAGATAACCTTTTCGGCCTTATTTTTCCTGATTATATAATTGAATATGACGCTGGGTGTATCAATTTTAGAGTACAGGAAAATGGACCGATAGTAGGGCAACTCAATCCTATGAATTTTGAAAATTTCAGAATTACATTGAAAGAACTATTTTTGCCAGTAGGCACTGATAAGTATGAAGAAGAATTTAATCCTGCTAATGATGCAGCTGCCGAAATTGCGGCCAAACTTCAACGTGGTCGAGAAATACGAAATCAGATAAAGAGTGATAAAGATAAGAAGAAAGCTAACAGTATCTTTGGCAATTACGCTTCTGCTCTTTCTATTGGTTTGGCAATTGATATTAATGTTATATATAATTATACTCCATTTCAGTTGTTTGACAGTATTAAGAGATATACAATTAAAATGGCATATGACTTATATCAGAAGGTAGCTACTACTCCTATGATGGATGTTAGCAAGATGGACGAGCCTGATAATTGGATGGACGGTATTTATTGAGTATAATCGTGGTTTTGCCGCGTTATATAATAGACATAGAAATTAGCGCGTTATGTTTCTATGACTAAGGAAAATGTATACAAATTCCTAAATGTAAGGAGAAATCTATGAATAGATTTGGCGTGCGAGAAATCTGCGATGTAGTCTTCAAGCCTCTTACATCCGTAGACCTCGGTGGCCAGCACTTCGATGCTGGTCAGCCTATGCTTTATATTGACACCGCCAAGACTTCTAGCCTTGAAGGTGCTGCTACCACTGTTTATGCACAAGGTGGCAAAGGTAATCCTCGTCTAATCGCCTGGGATGGTGAGAAGACTCTTACCTTGACTCTTGAGGATTCTCTAATGAGTCCTACCAGTTTTGCCATGCTTTCTGGTGCTGGCCTATTACATGGCAAGAAGACTGGTGAAAATAAGACTCCTATCTATGTCCATGCTACATATGATATGGTTGCTGAAACTTCTGATGATAAAATTATCGCTAAGCTAACTGATGAAGACCGTAATGGTGCAACTATCATCGTTACAAAAGAAGCTCCTATCTATCCTGTTACTCTCGATAGTGCTGGCGCTCAAGCTAATTATCTTTCTGCCGTTACCGACAAGCAGGTTTTTGTTATTAATGATGGCAATACCCTGACTGCCGCTACTCTTGGTGACCACGGTGAAATTGAAGCCGAAGGTAAGACAATTGCTTTTCAGCTTGCTGCCGACATTCCCGGCGATAGTAAGCAGGATGCTGCTGTAAAAGCTGGCGATACTGTACGTATTGATTGCTATGAGGTTCATTACGATGAAGCCTATGAGATGCAGATTGATGCTGAGAACTTCGCTGGTTACTATTACATCGAAGCGTCTACACTCTTCCGTGATGAAGAGACTGGTGTAGACCTTCCTGCTGAATTTATCATTCCTCGTGGTAAAATCCAGAGTAACTTTACATTCTCTATGGCTAATAATGGTGATCCATCAACATTTACATTCACTATTGACTGTATGCCTGCCTATACAAAATTCAATAAAAAGAAGAAGGTTATGGCTACGCTACAGGTTGTTGACAAGACTGATACAACTCACAACTATAAGAATAAGGATGTTCTTGGTCACGATGGTCGTACAAAGGATTCCGATGTAGATAGTTGGTATTCTAAGTCTGTCTTCTCCGAAACAGCGGGGGAATAAAAGCCGCAACGTCAACTGAATCTGCGGCTAACAAACAGCATTCAGACGTAACTGCTAATGCAGTTGATTCAACTACTAAGACTTTTGTAGATGAAACTATTTCCAGTGTTTCTAAGCTAAAGAAGTCTGTAGCTAAATAAGCTAAAGGGTGTTCCTTAACTGGGACACCCTTTTTCTTTTTAAATATCAATAATATATATTGCTATTGAAATATATACTAATGTTATTTAGGAGGTAATATGAGCAATTTCAATTGGCGTGCCATTCAAGCGTATAATGGCGGTAAAGAATATCTTGCTTATACTATTGCCAGAGGACAAGCCGATATTGACGATGACACGATGCATCGTATCATGAAACGCCAAGTAAGTACATTTACTCAAAGATTTAATCAAGTAAATGCGGCCAGTGGTAAAAAATATACTGGTAGACAGATTAAATCTATGATGGATAACTGGGTTTCAAATGGTGGTATAATAGGTCAAAATATTGATGCGGCAATGAAAAACATTGCAAACTTTGATAGCAAAGGTATTGTTAAATCGTATAGTACATCTGGTGATATTTTTGTCGATGGTGTCAGTTTGGCAAATGTAGGTGCTGCATTTAGTTCGTCTGTGCAAGATTGTTTGACCCATGTATCCAGTATTACTACAGCAGTCAATGAAGCTGTTAATAATATTATCTGGACACTTGCATCTAATTATGAATACTTAGTTGCTGCGCGTCTAGTTGACGCATACTATACGAGCGGAAATGTCCCATCAGACCTACAGGGCATTCCAACAGATGCGAGCATTAGTGCGGGAATGGTCAAGGAGTCTGAAACGAAAATTGTTCTTGCAATGGAGAAGGTACGAGAAAATTTAGATATTCTTGCTTCTCTTGGTGATGGTGGCAGTGCTGATATTCAGAATAGCTTTCAATCTGCCGCAGATTCTATTGCAGCTGCTTTTAACTCTATTAGCGGTACAGTTCATGAAATGGCAGAAGCACATGCAATTAATGTTGCCGCAAATGAAGGTCAACAGCTTATTATGGAAAATGATGAAAAGATAAAGCAGATGGTATCTGCCGCAGATGGTAAGTTTTATTCCAATTGGACGGCACAACAGATAATAGATACTCTTGAAGGCAAAGAATCTAAGGAAGATGTTCATATTTATTGGAACAAAGGCGGCATTGTGCTTGAGTTTGGTGGAAATGTCAAATTACGTGAAAGCGCGCCCTTTCAAGGTAGTGGCCCAGGCTCGCGCGCTCTTGGAGTTGAAGGATTTGTCGCTAGAAGTATGACATATCAGCAGTTAGCCAAAAAATTAAATGCCTTTGCGCCCGGTGCTGGTCAGTATGGATATAGCCTTGTCGGTGCTCTTGGTACTACTGTTAATGCTATGGACTGGTACAATATCAGGCAGGCGGCTGGCGCTTTGAGTCTTGTAGATGCTATCGCTGGTAGTGGTATTCAAGGAGACTATTCAACCTTGCTTATTGTAAATAATAAGATATTTTCAATTTATGATATTCTTAGAAAGATTTATGATAATTCAGATACTATTTTGAAGTATGGTGGTAGCAAATATTATCTTGTTGAAGGTTTTGACTTAGGTACTTTAAGAAGTAAAGTTATGCCGTCACAGACAGGAGATAACGTTTTCCGCATGGCGTTAAATCGTAATAAACTTGCCTACAAGGTATTGAATAATACTAAGATTAGTATCACACTTAATATAGGTCATTTATTTACACCAGATATTTTTAGAACTTAGTTGACACAGTTTTTAAGATATGGTATAATATAACCATATAAGTATAGAGATAAAAGGAGATTTTATGGCAATTCTTTTTGAAGAAGAGATGGCTAAAAAGCTAACCTCACAAGACATGTATGACATTATCCATTTTGCGGCGCAGTCTGCCGAAGATAATGGCTTTGTCAATCAGTTTATTTTTGAACGTGCATTATATGCGTATGCGGCAATTATTATTTATCCAGACCGCAGTGAAGAAATTGGCCGCATTGTTTCGAATAATATTTTAGATGCTTGGGATGCTCTTCTAGCTGACGGTACCATTGCAGATATGAATGAAAATTTTGCCGTAGATATGGATTCTCTCGGTCAGATTGGTAGTGTATGGCTTGATGATTATATTAAATATCTACAATCTGCTCGTGGTATTTTCTCTACGTTCCAAACTTTTAGTGGCGATATTGTAGAGTCTACAGTAAATCGTTTTAAAGATGCTTTTAGTGAAAACGATGCACAGACTGTTCTTGATATTGTAGATAAATGGGGCATGAATAATACTCCAAAAGATGAAAGTAAATTAAAGGAAAAAGTCAAAGTCAAGGCTATGGCAACACCTGAACAAGTTAATGATGCGATTAATGCCGCCACCGACTATCTTGCTTCTGTGCCAACAAAAAATGATGAGATTAAAGAAGATAGCGAGCAAGAGGACGGTCCTCTATTCGAGCTTTAGTACAAAATTCAATAATTATTATGAGCCTACTTTTATATAAAGTAGGCTCTTTTTTTATGCCTATATTAACGTTAATAAAGATATAAAAGGAGGTACGATTGTGAATCGTACAGATAGATTTAAGGTAGGTGATTACCATTAGTAAATATTCAAATACTATTGAGTATAATCTACGAACTACATTAGACCGCTCTGGTTTGACTCAATTGCAGACTGAGCTTAATAAAGTTTCTGTTCAATTGAAAGAAATGCAATCTCAGAGGTTGCTTGACCCCTCTCAAGTAGATTCGTCAATCAGCACAATCAACAAATTTAAAAGTGCATTGAATTCTAGCTTCAATTCAAAAATTGGTATGCTTGATATGTCAAAATTTGTTGGACAATTGCAAGAAAGCAAAGTATCTTTAAATAGCTTGCAGAATTCTTTTGCTTTAACTGGTAATACTGGCAAGGCTGCATTTGCTGGTGTATTAGGACAGCTTGGTAAAATTGATACCGGCATTAAAAGTACAAGCTCTATGGTTGACAAAATCTTTAACACAATGGGTAATACTGTGCGCTGGGGCATTATGTCAAGCGCTTTTAATGGTGTAACTGATTCCATTCGTCAATCAGTTGAATATGCAAAAGACCTTGATGATTCGTTGACACAGATTATGCTTGTTACTGATTATTCGCGTGATTCGATGGTTCAGTATGCAAAACAAGCTAATGAAGCTGCTAAGGCTCTTGGTTCTACGACTGTTGCTATGACAAACGCTTCTCTGGTCTATAGTCAGCAAGGCTTTGACTTGAATAAGTCTCAACAACTTGCTGAAATGTCAACTAAATTAGCAAATGCTTCTCAGCAAGATACTTCTACAACGTCAGACCAAATCACAGCATATATGAATGCTTATGGTCTTGATGATAATATTGATAAACTTAATGCGGCACTAGATTCTTGGGCCAATGTAGCAAATATTTCTGCTGCTGACGTTGGAGAACTTGCAGAAGCATCACAGAAAGCTGCATCAGCAGCAGCCACGCTTGGAGTTTCTACAGACCAACTTAACGCCCAAATTGCAACTATTGAATCTGTTACCCGAGAAGCCCCAGAACAAATTGGTAACGGTTTAAAGACACTTTACGCACGCTTTTCAGACCTATCAATGGGTAAAACCCTAGATGATGGAGTAGACTTAGGAAAAGTAACTTCTACACTAGATAAAATTGGTGTACAAGTTTTAGACGGCGATGGAAAAATGCGTGGCGTTGGCAATATCATGGAAGACTTAATGAAAGTTTGGGATTCTATTGATTCTACACAAAAAGCTGCCGTAGGCCAAACACTTGCTGGTAAATTCCAACTTACACGTTTTGAAGCATTGATGAACCGTGCAGATTTATATAAGCAATATAAAGCTGGTTCTGAAAATGCTAATGGTACACTTGATGTAATGAATGAGAAGTATGTTGATTCATTACAGGGAAAATTAAATAAATTACAAACTACCTTTGAAGGTATTATAAATAGCCTTGGTGATTCTTCTGATTTTTATGGATTCATTGATGGATTATCTACTGCATTAGATTTAATGCAGAAATTAGTTGATTCTATTGGCGGTGGCTCTGCTGCGCTAACTTTACTTGGTGCTACTGCTACTAAAGTATTTAGTACAACCATGTCTCGTGGTATTGCTTCTATGATACAAAATCATGAAGTTAATAAAACTCGTAAAATCAATGCGCAGACAAGACAGCAAAAACTACAGGAAATGGGCTATAATAATATTAAAGAAAACGAATCAACAAAGCCAATTATGGATTTCGTCAATACTGGTATTAAATATCAACCAGATATGAATGAAAAGCAAGCTAAAGAATATAACGGTATTCTTGATAGCCTAGTTGCTTCTGTACAAAAGGTAACTACAGAAGAAGATAAGATGCGTGAAGCTGTTGAAGCTACTAACATTGCTATGAGAGCAGCTTTAGAAACTTCTTTTGATTACCTAGAACTTACAAGAAATGAAAACGGCGTTTTACAAATCCAACCTACTGATGTATATGACATAGCTATTAGAAATAGTCAAGATAAATTAGGCAAACTTGGCACTAATGAATTGAAGCAAATTACTGGAGAACAGGCGCTTAAAAGTAGTGCTTATAGTGCTAATCTAACTAGAAGCCTAAGTACAATCAAAGCTGCAAAAGCAGAAGATGCGACAACTGGTACTAAAACACGGGCAACTGCTGCTATGCAAACATCTCTTAATAGAGGTAAAAGTTTAGTAAAAGAACTTATGGGTACTGATGATATTTGGGACGATAGGTTTAATGAATATGAAGAAAAAATAGAAAACCTCAGAACCCCAATTCAGCAATTGATTGTTAGTCTAAGAGAGCTTTCAAAAGTTATTAATGAAGATAATTATAATTTTGACGCAGCGATTGATACATTAGAAAAAGTACAGAAAGCAACTAACGGAGCCGCCGAAGCGGCTGATGTTGCCACTAAGCAACAAAATGCAACTCGTAAAGAGGACAGAGTGCCGTTATCTAATGTTGGAGAAGCAGCACAGCAAAATAATAAAATGCAAGCCGCGCAAGAAGAGCTGAAAACCGCGCAAGGTCGTGGTGAAGGCTTCAATGAAGGTATGGATTTACAAAATGAAATTCAGCAAATTGTTCAAGCTACTTCTGCTATTGGTCAACTTGGCTTTGCTTGGCAATCTTTCCAGAATTTAGGTTCTATATGGGCTAATTCTGATTTAACACTAGGAGATAAAATTGAGCAAACCATTTTAAATCTAACTATGATGCTTCCACAGTTAGTATCTGGTTTTATAGCTTTAAAAGAAGCCTCGCAAAAATTAGATATGAGTAGATTAGTAGAAGCAGTAGACGCAACAAGAATTGAAAAATTGCAGAATGCTTTTGGTGATTTTGCTACAATGAAATTTGGTCCTGTATTAAGTGGTTTAACTGCTACGGAAATAAGATTTAAAGCAATTAATACCGGCGCAAAGATTGCATCTGCTGGGCTTAAGGTATTTAAAGGAATTATTGAAAGCCTTGGCAGTCCTCTTGGGATGCTTTCTATTGGGCTTATTGCTGCTGGCAGCACTTTAATTAATTTCCTTCATCAAAAAAATCAAGCTGCAATAGATAAACAAGTTGAGACATATACAAATACTCAACAAACAGCGTCAGTTGATACTTCTTCCTTTGATGTTGCTTATGCTTCGTACAAGAAGACTGGCGAAGTAACTGATGAATTAAAGAGTGCTACTAATAATCTAATTGATTCTCTTGACATTGCTGGTGGTAAGGCACTTGAAAATTCAGGAGACTTTGATACTTTAGCAGAGAAAATCAAGAACGCGAGTACTGCTTCTAAGGAGCTGGCTGAATCTCAAGGTAAACAGGCTTTAACTGCGCTAGAAAAAGGTGCTTCTACATATACACCATTTGTTAATAATGCAGAAAGAATTGCATATCAGAATGACTTTTTAAGTAATGCTGGTTTGACTACAAATTGGATTGGTCAAGATACTAGCGGATTATCTCTCGCAGAGAAAATCGGTAAGGTCACAGATGCATCCGCTAAGGCTCAAAAAGAAGCAGATAAACAACAAAAAATTCTTGACGGCATGAGCAAAGACGATGCCATGTACGAATTTAGAAAGTCCAAAGTAGACCAAGCAAAGCAAAATGTTTCTGATGCACAGGATTATTTAAATGATGAAAATGTCGCTAATGCAAAAACCATTATTGACAATATGGCTAGTGCCGCAGAAGAAGGTTTGAACAAGAGTGACTTCGTTAACAAGTCTAAAAAAGAGATTGAAGATTCTCTATTAGACAATGAAGCTATTAAAGCTAAATATCAGTCTCTTGGAAAAGAAGCTGGACAAGAATATATCGACGGACTCGTTTCTGCTATGCAAGGCGGTAAGGATGATGTTAAAAATTCTGTTATGGCAGGATTAAGTTCTGATATTTCAACTGACAATCTAGAGAGTGCGGCCAAAAACAAGTCCTCAATGAAAGATGTACTTGAAGATTATCAGACTGCATATCAAAAGAACGGTGGTTTCACAGAAGACGAAGCTGCCAACATTATGGTGGAACATCCTGAATACGTTGAATTCTTGCAAAAGGTTGGCGACCAGTATCAACTAAATCAGCGTGCGGTTGAACAATGGACACAAAAGACGCGTGAACAGACCGCTGCGATGAAAGAAGCCACTGGCGAAGCTGTTAATATGTCTCAAGCTAATACAGATATTATTGCGGCATACCAGAATCTTTCAACCAATAACCTTGATTTACAACAACCACTCCAAGAAATACAACAACTTAATAATTTACTTACTAATGGTGCTATTTCAAATACTGATTTCTTAGATAGATTAAATTCTGGTTTTGATACTTTAGCAAGCAAAATTGATAATGCTGTCAGTAGCGGTCAGGAACTTGCTGATGTATTAAATGATGATGATATTTCTAATTTTGCTCAGATTATGACGAATGAACTGTATACTGGCTTACAACAGGCTAATAAACAGTTCAAGAGCGGCAAAATGAATGTTACGCAATATGCGCAGACCATGAGCAAGGCCGCGAGACAATCAATTAAAATGGAACAGGCAACTAGCGGTTTAACTGACGAACAAGTTGAGCAAATTGAAAATACCGAAGATATTTCTAAACTAACAAATTCAATGACAAAATCTCAAAGGAAAGCTGCGAACCAGATTAAGAATCTATCTAATCAGATGAAGAAACTTGATGCCGCAGCTGATTTTAATAATTTTGTTACTGATAATTTTAAGAAAATCAATGAGGTATTTGATGATACTGGCAAAGTTGCCGCAGACGCTACAAATGAAATGGGTGGAATTAAAGCTCAATATGCTGACACCATTTCTGGCTTAGCTAGTTCAATGACAACTTTCTATAAGACAAATTCTGATGCTGCACAAAATACAGCCGCTTCAATTGCTGCCACTGGTGCTATGACACAAGAGCAAGCATATGCAATGCTTACTACTGGTCAAGGCTTAGCAGAAGCTATGATGGCTAATACAGAAGTTGCTGGTGCTGCGATGCAAGGAACCATGTCTGAAACTGAGGGCGCTGTTTCTGATATGGCTAGTGGTATTTCTGGTATCATTACAGATATTATGGCAATGTTTGGTGCCATTGACGGCGATGTTACAAGTTCTGTTGATGACGCAGGCTCAGAAAAGAAAGAAATTACTTCTACTGACCAAGAAAAAGGCACTACAGATCACGTAGGTTATGTTACCGTTCCAAAGTTTAAGATGCACATTAAGGGTTCTGATAATTCTGGTGGCGGTGGTGGCTCACGTAAACATTCTACTGCTACTGGTAGAACGAAAACAGCCAAAAATGGTGCAGTCATGGAACAGTATTATAATAAAAATACTGGTAAAACATATTGGGCAGCAGCAAATGCTGGTTCACAAGCATCTGTTAAGGAACACTCTAAACAACTTGCAAAGGGTTTAAGTTCATTATTTGGGTCTTCAACTCCTAGCCTTAAAAACTGGGCACCTTCTGGTGTTGGTGGTGCTGCTTCACCTTCTAACTTCGGACTTCCTTCGTCTGGCTCAGGCGGCGGAGGTGGCGGCGGAGGTGGCGGCGGTGGTGGCGGTGGTGGAGGTGGTAGCTCCTTCACTCCAGATACCAAAGAAGCACTTGATGATGAAATTGACCGTTATGAACGTGTTAATACGCTTCTTGATGCAATTGCAAATGACTATGAGCGTATCAATAAAGAGCAGGAACGCTTAACTGGTGATAAGTTAGTTGAGAATCTTTCTAAGCAGACTTCACTTCTGAAACGTCAAATTGACTTACAGAAAGAAAAGTTAAGTATCCAGAATGATGAAATGAATGAACTTCAATCTAAGTTGTCTGGATATGGTATTCAATTTGATGCTGAGGGTTATATCTCTAACTACGCAAAGATTCATCAAGGCTTAATTGACAACGTTAATAACCTTATCGGTCAATATAATGCGGCTGGTACAGAAGAAGCTCAAGATGCTATTAACGACCAAATTGATGCGGCAAATGATAATCTTGATAAATTTAAAACGCTGTATCAACGTTATGATACTTTGATTTCAAGTGATTTGAGAGACACAATCCAGCAGATTGAAGATCTCAATGATGAAATTGAAGACCTGCGTATTAATATTTTTAAGACGCAAGTTGAATCTCTTGACAATCTCAAAGACATTCAAGAAAGTCTCGTTGATTTCGACCGTGCGTTCAATCGTGGTATTAAGCTAACGCCTTACCAAGAAGCAGCCGATAATGTTGCTAAGCTCGGCAAATACTTTGATGTTGCAACTATGAGCGTTGACGAATATTACGATAATCTTATCAAGAAGCAAGAGGATGCCGCAAATGCCGCAGGTACATCTGATGCATATAAGAAATGGTCAGCAGGCCGCGTAGATGAACTTAAAGCTGCTAAACAGCGTGCGCTTAATGGTGATAAGAGTGTAGATTACTACGGCACTGGTTATTTCGACATGTCTATGAAGAATCTCACTGACATTAACGCTCAGATGAAACAGTTTGAAGAGACTGGTAAATCTGATATTTTCGGTGAGAATTCCGCAGACCTCTACGACGTAGCTAAGACAGTATATGAACAGGCCGCGGGACTTGCTCAGGACTACTGGTCATTGATTGAAAATCTCCATGATAATGTTATGGATATGATTGATGATATTAGCGATAAGATGGATAGGCGTAAAGACCAGTATGAAGCCATTACAGATGAACTTGAACACTGGTTAGATATTACAGAACTTCTACATGGCGAAGAATCTTATGATGATTTAAATACCATCCTTGGCGCACAGCAGAATAATTACAAAGCACAACTAAATGAACTAATGCAGCAGCGCGATATTTGGAAAGATATGCTTTGCTCCATGAAAGAAGGTTCGGAAGAGTGGAATGAAGTATCTGACAAGATTAAAGATGCTACTTCCGATATTAACGACCTTATTCAGAACTCTTTAGAGAATCTACAGAAGCAGTATTCAAATACAGTTTCAAAGATTACAAAGGCATGGGGAACCAAAGCTGTCGGTACTGACCTCGATTGGATGAATACACAGTGGGAGCTAATCAATCGTAACGCTGATTATTATCTTGATGATGTTAATAAATCCTATAACATTCAAAAGCTACAGAGCAAATATCTTGACCTTTTGGATGGTTCAAATGATTTAGCTATCCAGCAAAAGATTTCAGCGCAAATGAAAGAACAGCTTGAATATCTGCGTGATAAGACTAAGTTATCTGAATACGATGTAAACTATGCAAACGCACAGCTTGAAATCTTACAGAAGCAAATTGCGCTTGAAGAAGCTCAGCGTAATAAGTCTCAAATGAAACTTCGCAGGGATACTCAGGGTAATTATTCATATGTCTATACGGCGAATGATGATAACGTTCGTTCCGCACAGTCTGACCTTCTAGATGCACAGAACAACGCTTACAATATGTCTAAAGACCAGATGAAGCAAACTCAGGCAGATTCACTGTCTGCTCTACAGGATGCCCAGTCTACAGTCAATGACATTTGGAACAATGCTAATCTATCTCTTGAAGAGAAGACCAAGAGAACACAGGCCATCATTGACTCACTCAAAGAATATCTTGCTGGAACCAGCGAACAGCTAAGCACGTCTCAGAAGAACATTATTAATGACTTCATTGGTATGTGCGATATGCTTACAGGTGAGAACAAAGATAATCTACAAGACGTATACGACCAGATTGTTAATGGTAGTACCGATGCTTTTGACCAGATTGATACACGTTGGTCTACTTCTTTGACCTCTTGGTTACAGAATATGGACCAGTTCAAAGCTGACACCGATAAGATGCTTGGTGACTTGACGCAAGCTGGTAAAGATTATGCGGACGGTACAAAGACAATCGCAGACCTAGCTAAGACTAATTTTGATGATATTTCCAATAGCATTAGCGGCACAACGGATAAGACAAAAGAACTTGCGGACAGCACAAAAGAATTTGTCAACATTCTTAAAGATGTATCTGGCGAGGTCAAAAAGACAGAATCTACGATGACTGATTACGCCAATCGTATTACAGATGCTAACAACAATATGCAGGCATTCAAGCAACTCGCTGATGAAACTGCAAACAAGCTGTCTAAAAAAGAGCAAGAAAATGCTAATCTAAGCGAAGCTCTAAAGCAAGCTGAGCAAAAGAACTATAACTATGAGCACTATGGTAACGCTAACGGGCCTTCATCTGGCGGCGGTGGAGTCGGCGCCAATGAAGACACTGCTTGGGGCATTGCTAAGGCGATTTGGACTTATGGCTGGGCTTCTGGCTGGGGCAATGACCCTGTACGTTCTAGCAAGCTGACTGGCGCATATGGTACTGCTTTTGCCCGCCACGTTCAGGATATTATCAACCAATACTCTAGGTCTGGTAAACTTATTGATTACGGTTCTATGAAATATAGCTCAAAGAATCTAATCGGATATGATACAGGCGGCTACACAGGTTCTTGGTCTGATAAGACCGCAGATGCCAAGAATGGTAAACTTGCATTTTTACATCAGAAAGAACTTGTTCTTAATGCTACAGATACGCAAAATATTCTTGCGGCAGTTGAATCCGTAAGGTCTTTTGCGGACAGTCTTAAATCTACAAGTCTTGTGCAATCACTTTCTACTGCTCTTGGAGCGGTGAGTGGTGCGAAAGCAAATAACGCATCAGAGACAATTGACCAAAACGTACATATCACGGCTGAATTCCCAGCTGCGAACAGTGCGGCAGAAATTGAATCTGCGCTTATGTCACTGAACGATAGGGCAGTTCAATACGCTTATAAGTTTAGATAAACATGGGCAAAATTTTATAATCGAATATTTGTGGTTTTGATATGTCTTAGAGCATAATTTTATGAACGGGAGAACTTTATGTTCTCCCGTTTTTTATTTGGATTGAAAAGGAGTTGACAATGGCGAATCTACAAGACGTTGTTCTTGAAGCTGTGGATACAATTGTATCCAATAGAATAGAACAGATAGCTACAGATAAAACAGTTACCGCCACTGTCGCTGGCTGTACTAATTCACTTACAGGTGAATATCTTGTTTCATATAATGGTGGCAAATTAAAAGCATATGCCCAAGAAGGAAATACATATACTCAAGGTCAATCAGTATATGTGCTTGTTCCAGAAGGTGATTTCACCAAGAAAAAGAATATCGTAGGTGTTGCGCAGGCAGCAGAAGATGATAATAATATCAGTTTTGTATCTTCGGCTATTAGTAACTATAATCTTATTGGCCGCAATTGCCTTAGTGATAAAAATAAAGTCACGCCTGCGGGACTTCGTTCTTACAAAAAAGAAGATTACAAAGTTCTATATAAGAAAGATGAAGATGTAAGCGGCTCTAAGCCTAAGTTCTTATCTATTGATACTCAAGAGCTAGAGAATAATATTAAACAGGCCGAAGCGGTGCTAATTGAAGCGTCTTTTCGCACGTCTTTGCCGCGAGAGCACAAACTTACAAAGACTGGTGAATATGGTATCACTTTTATCTTAGCTTTTAAAGACGGAGATGCCACAGACGATAAAGGACAGGCGTTAGTTAAAAAACTGTCGTATACTATTGACAGTAATAGTATGACAGGTTCGCCGCTTCAATATCAAAGCTATTTTGACCAATATCAGATTTTTCCAGTAGACGTTGAGAACTTCTTATATATTGACCAGATTATTTTCTATTGTAAAGATTTCGTAGAAACTACTGACCCAATTCAATCACAGGATAGGCCGATTGGCTGGGGCGATGATATTTTCATTAAAGATGTTGAATTTTATGGTCTTAGAAAAATCAGTGCGGCAAATGGTGATTATCAGATGCACTTGTCTATGCCAAAAGGTTCTACTCTTAGAGACTTAACTGAAAACTCTTCTTTAAGCGTTGTCAGCACTCTTCGTCACAAGAATGAAGACCTTTCAGGCGATGCTATGTTTTATTGGTTCAAAGAAGATGGACGAGTGACCGCAAGCTCTAAAGATTATAAGATGTATGGTGGAGCCGGCTGGTCTTATCTTGAAGCTAAAGGTAATAAGTATAGTTTTGTTACTACTGGCGCTGAAAATCGCGCTTATGAAAATAAATATATGTGCGTTTGCGTCTATAAAGAGCAAATGGTTTTAAAGGATTATTTCACACTATACAATGAAGCGGCAAAGCGTAATATTGAAATTACTTCTTCTCTTGGTGTTAGTTTCAGCTTTGACCGTGGTAAACCTACTTTAACATGTCTCTTGGATGGTAAGTCTTCCAGTTTTGAAGCCGGTAAAGCGAATGGGCATCCAGATAATTTCTTTAGATTTGTTTGGTCTAAAGTTGATGATTATGGTCAAACATTATCTTTCACCGAGACGGTTGAAGAGTTAAAAAAGCGTTACGAAGATGGTATAAAACATGGCATTGGATATAATAATCTGTCTGCTTTGAAGAATCAAATGAATGCACTCGAAGGTGCGTCATGGGATAAAAATACGCTTACTTATCCAGTTAAAGGCATTGATTCTAAAGCTACTTTTAAGTGCGCGGTTTATTTGCGCGATAGGGAACCTGCTGGAGATGAAGCAGTAGAAAATATTGAGTATAATATCGGCATTGCAACTCTTACTCTAAAAAACGCAACTGCCGCAGACCCTACTGATTATTATATCACTATTGAAAATGGCGATCAAGTGTTTCAGTATAGTGAATCTGGTGTATCACCTGATGATGACAGATATGAAGACCCATTAGAGGTCAAGCCGCTTACTTGTCATTTCTTTGACCCTGCTGGCCTTGAAGTCAATAAAGATACATATGATATTAAATGGCGAGTACCATTAACAGACTCAATGATTACAATTCCAAAAGAAGGAATGGTGCTTAATCAGTCTAATCAAAAAATCGAGTATTGTACATCGCAGATTTATCCTATGGCAATTGCCGCAAACTTCGATTATTCAGCAGTGTCAAATCAGATTGAAGCTATTGTAACATATCAAGGTGTTACATATAGTCAAATGACTGATTTTCTGTTTACTAAGGTTGGCGAGAATGGTACAAATGGTACAGATATTGTCGCTAAGATTTCTCCTACTTCCAAGAGTTTAAAAAATAAGATGCTTGCACTCATTATCGACAAGAATAATAAAATTGCGTGGAATACAGGCCAATCAATTTCTCAGCAGGTCTTGCAATTCCAGCTCTATCAGCGCAACGAGAAAATTAATGATAATTCGACTGTTTCTTGGTCTATGGGTTACGGTCAAAGCAAATATATGAGTTGTAACAATGGTGTTGTTTCTTGGAACACAGCTAGTGCGGCTAAACGCAAGTTTATGAATCAAATTGTCAAGGCTCAAACAACTTATACCGTTGGAGATTCTTCATATAAGTATTATGCTTTTTATGGTATCCCAGTGATTAAGAAATATGCCGATAATGACATCCAAATTGATAAGACTTCTCTTCTAAAGTCTATTACTTATAACGCAGATGGACGTAATCCGTTATACAATAAGAACCAAGGCGTTACGCTTGTTGGCTCTGGCCTTGAAGATTTATTTATTGAATGGATAGCTGAGGGCGGTGAACCTTCAAAGACTGGTCAAACATATGACGAGAATCCATTAAGTGCTTGTTTCAAGATTATTACAGAAAAGAATACATCAGATGGTGTACAAAAGACAGCCCGCACAAAAGGATTAAATCAAGTCTATATTCTCCCAAATGATGTATATGATGGTGAATATGGAAATAATTTAGTTCATTGTAAAGTTTATACGTCAGCAGATGCGGCTAATCCTGTTGTAGAGCTATATGTTCCTATATACATGTCGCTAAATACTTATGGTCTTAAATCACTGAATGACTGGGATGGAACACATCTAGAAATCAATGAAGATGAAAATTACATCCTTGCGCCGCAAATTGGTGCTGGTGAAAAGAATAAAAATAATCAATTCACTGGCGTTGTTATGGGAACTTCTAAGACTTATGATTCTGATGAATCTCAAATTGGTTTAATGGGATTCTCAGAAGGTAAGCAATCTATTTTCTTAGATGCTAAAGACGGTTCTGCCACTTTTGGTTTGCCAGAACAACAAGCATCGCAGAATAACCATTTTGAGGAAGGCCGCATTAAGCTAGTCCCAGGTGGAGAAAGCTATATTGGCGCATGGAGAATCGGTTCTCGTGCGTTATATAATATTGCAAATGCGGAAGTTGATAAAGACGGTAATTTCACAGAAGCAAAAGTAGATAGACCATATACAGATTATCCTGTAAAGGATTCACAATTTTCAATTCCATCAGACAAACAGGGTCTTATTTTAGGTGCTAATCCCGCATATATTTCAGTCAAAGGCAAGCCGCTTACAAAACAAAACTCAAATATTGATTTTGATGGAGCAAATGCTGCACTTGCCGAGGGAGATAGCCTTGAAGTAGAAATTGACCCGCGCAAAGATTCAACTTTTTCAATTTATAGACATTATAAGAAAGATGATAAGTGGCATCGCTATCCACTTGTTGGTATTAATCAATTTGGACAGTTTTATACGAATGCAATCCAAGACCAAGAGTCTTCAATGGGTATTGGTAAGATTGGTGCTTTTGGTAAGCGTGCGCTCGATGCTAAGTATATCGGTGCGCAGTTTGGCTGGTCTGATACAAATTTATTTAAATTCTTTGTTGACGGTACAGTTGGAAATTCTGAAAAGGCTACGACAGACCTTTATCTTTCTACTGGCACAAATGTTAACAATGAATATCCAAGAGGATTCAATGTATATGGTAAACATGTTAGTCTTTATGCGCCAGATTTAGGTAAGGAATCATCTGATAGCTCGACACATAGACTTCACATAGATTCACAGCAAGCTATTATTGGTCATGAAAATTCTTATTTAAGATTATCTGCTATGTCTGCGGCAGATGATATAACAGATGGAAAAACTAAAACATCTGTTCTATATCTTAATAATAATTTTGAGTTTATGAACCCAAAAGACAGAAAAACTACTATGTCTACTGGTGATTTTACTCTTTCTGCTATTGGAACGCCAAAAAATGATAATACAGACAAAGATGGTAACTATACATATACCATTGGTGGCAATTTAAGATTAAATGCAACCAATTCAATCAGAAATATCGCAGATAAAGATTTTCAAATTAAAGCAGGAGAAGATTATTTGATGTATTCAAAGGCTTTTTCTTCTGTCGCAAATAATGAAGATGGTACTTTTACTATTGGTGCAAATAATGCCAAAGCTGTCTTAACTTTGAATGACAACAAAGGACAAAATACTACGCTTGTTGGTGAAGGTCTTAAATTCAATGCGGCGAATAATGGAATTAATATTGTAAGTGATACTTCGCCTAATGGTATTAAGTTAACTGCTACTGCAATTAAGGACAATGAAGCACAGGGCGGTGTAAGTATTAGTCTTGTACCTCAGTCTGGTGGTAATGGTGCTTTTTATATCAGGTCTGGCACTGGTAGCATTGAATCTAAATATGATGAAATTAAGCACGTTGGTAAACGTACCTATGTAAGCATTGGTCACGGTATTGTATCAAATTGGGGTGCTTTCTTAGGCACACCCGATTCACAGTCAACTACTTCTATTATTGCTGAACGAGATATTTGTAGCATTAATGGTTGGAATTATAGTAATGAATATTGCTATAATAATGGTTATGCACATTGGTGCATGGGAGCTAATAGAAGCTCACAAAAGATTTCAGACCATTTAAGCTATATTTATGATTTGTTAAATAACTTACAGACACAGATTACTAATGAAGCCAATACTCGTGCCGCTGGCGTACAAAATGCTTTAAATAAAGCTGCTGCGGCACAAAGGACAGCTGATGGTAAGGCAGATGCAAATCACAATCACGATAGTTCTTATGCTAAAAAGAATCACCGTCATAATGTTCATTACTCAATGACCAAAGTTCGTATTGATGGTAAGAACTCTACTGATTTCTTTGTTAATAGTTTAGCTACTGGTGGTGGTTATGTTTCAAGCACTTCAAATGAAGTATAAGATTAAAAAGGAGATAAAAAGATATGAATGAACTAGAAGTACGTATGAGGATTCACGCTCTTGCAAAAGATATGATTGACGAGTTTATGGTAGGGAATGGAATTAGTGCTACCGCTATGGTAGATGCTCTTAATTCTGTTCTTACCAGTCTTTATCCAAAAGTTCAAGGTGAAATGTTACGAGCCATGGACATGGAAGCTGCCAAGAAAGCCCAGCAGCAAGCTCAAGCGGATGCTCAGCAGCAAGCTCAAGCGGATGCTCAGCAGCAAGCTCAGGTAGTCAATCAAGTAGAGCAAAAAGCCACTCCCAAGGAGAAGGAAGTTAAATAATGGCAGTAAAATCTTTTGTTAAAAAGGTTGGTAAAAAGGCCAAAGATGGTTCACTTACTTTGCCTTACTCTGAATTTGGAGTTGGCTTTGAAAATGTAGTGGACACACGTAGGGATAAAGGCAACTATTCTCTTGCCCAATTCTTTGATAATTACATGGACTTCATGAAAAATACAACATTTGTATATACTGGCAAAACCCAGCCTACTAATACTCATGTTGGCATTTGGATTGATACAAGTTCTTCTAACCAATAGAAAGGAAGAGTGAAATATGGCAACAGTCGTTAGTACACTGTATCCACCTGTGGTTTCGACATTTCAAAATGCTTTCGTGAACACAGAAGATGCTGTTGTGTATTTTACTCTTTCTTCTTTTAATTCTGCATCTGAGATTAAGCACGTACATGTCAGTTGCGTAAATCAGCTTAACAATGAGAATGCCTTGAATAAACTTTCGGGCATTCTCATTGAAGATTTACAATTTGATAAAGTAAGCGGTATGTATTATGTAACGATACCTACCGCTTATATCGAAGGCAATGCTTTCAATACAAATCAGTTCTATAAGGTTCAGATTAGATTTGATAGCTATAATGGAACTGATGAAGTACCTATCAACGATGAAGCGAAGAAGAATAGTTATCTTTTATCACATACGCAATATTTCTCAGAATGGTCTTCTGTTTGTCTAATTAGACCTATTCACCAACCTAAAATTTATCTGTCTGTATTTGAAAACTATACGGGTAATTCATATATGACTTTTAATAAAGGCTTAACGCAAATTGCGGGAGGTCTTCTTTTCGTCACTAAAAATGAAAGTGGCGAAGAGGTAGTTTTAAATACTGAAACCGAAACGCTTGAAGCGTATCAATTTGATATTTTAGACGATTCAGACAACGTATTGTTTTCTACGCCTACTATTTATACTGGTGAAAATCTTAATCCAAATAATATTGTATATAATATTGATTTTTCATCTTTGAAGAATAGTGCAGATGGTTCTACATCAGACCCTACTAGTACATATTATGTATGCCGCGTTACTTGCCGCACAAAGAATCAGTATCAGCTTAGTAAAGAGTATAAATTCCAGATAGGTGAATATAGTGGTGCTGATGAATGGCAACCTACAATTGCCGCAGAAGTCGATGATGAAACTGCGTCAATTAAGGTTTCTGTCAAGAACGAATATTCTTTTAGTGATGGTGTATCAGTATATGTAAGGCGCGCGTCAAATAAAGATAATTTCAAAGAGTGGGAGACAATCTATAGTGCAAAATTACAGCAGATTGATTTTTCAATTGTAGATAATACTGTAGAAAGTCTAACATGGTATCGTTATCGTGTAGAAGCTCTTGCTTCTACTGGAATGTCAATTGCTAAACCTAAAATGTCAAAAGTCGTTTTGCCGCAATTCTATGACGCGTATTTTTCTCGTGGAAAAGAGCAATATGCGGTAAGGTATAATTATCAGGTGAGTAATTTTAAGCCAGTAGTTAATAGAGCTAAGATTGATACCCTTGGTGGTAAATATCCTAAGTTTGCAGAAAATGCTGTATTGAATTATAAACAGTTTAGTATTTCAGGCCTGATTAGTGCTGAGTCTGATGTTTATTCTGAATTTACAAATAAGACCAAACTTATTCATCATAATAATGATACTCTTAAAGATTTATATTCAGAATATAAAGATGAAACTGGCGTTAAAGATTTAGTTCGTAACGATTTTAAGAATTGGGAAAAGATTGGCGGCAATCAGTATCCTAACGCACCTGTTTCCAGTATTACTTCACAAGAGTATTTAACGACTACAACGAATGACTGGCTTTATGAACGTGCATTCCGTGAAAAGCTAATTGCATGGTTGAATGACGGTGAGCCTAAACTGTATCGCTCAATGGCAGAAGGTTCTATGGTCGTTATGCTTACAGATATTACGTTGACGCCTAATGAGACCGTTGGCCGAAGACTATGGAATTTTTCTGCTACAATTTACGAGGTGGAAGATGCTTCTTCTCTAGACACTCTTGATACTCTTGGTATTTATAATCGTAAGATGATTGGTTCTATTAGTGGTAATGGTAAACAAGATTCCGAGGACGAGCCTAAAGATTACATTGAAGTTATTAAACCTGGTCAAACATATAAGTTTACTGTTACGAATAATAATGATATTAGAAATGATATTAATGATATATTAAGTAAAAAATATAGTGGAGTTCTTGCGAAACGCAAAGCAGAAGAAATCGTACTTAAAGATATTAAAATTTATTATCATTCTAAACCTCGTTACTATACCTTCCAAAGTGGTTCAGATGGACTTACAGAAGTGACAGATAAAACAAATGGTGTGTCTCAGATGATTGCTGAAAAGCGAGTCCAGCAAGGATACTATTTTGGTGTTATGACTCGTGGTAGTAATGGTAATCATAATATTTTCGTTAACGAGCGTGGATATTATCAGATTCCAAACAAGTTAGATGTTATTGGTCTTTATTTTCAAATTGGTGATGTTATCACTGTTGAATACACGCTTTGCTATAAAGAGCGCTCTAGCTCAAAAGAAGCTGTTTCAAGCGCGTCTGTTGACCGAGTAGTAGTCGGTCAAGAGAGAGGTATCTTTAAGCCTAATATTTATCTTGGCAGAAAGATTAAGAATAAATATAACTTTATTCAGATGAATGGTGATGTTATGATTTCAAGCAAGCACATGAAATATTGGAAAGGTATTTGCTTAGATGTCACTCCATACGCGGTTGCTAGTATTAAATACCATAATGAAACAGAATATAAAAACTATCTCGTAGGTGGCACAGGTGTTTTACATATGCTGAGAGACGTTCCAGTAGATGATATGTGCTTCTTAGGAATCCGTATGAAGCAGGTGAATAAAACCAAGTACCTGCAAGAGAATGAATTTCGAGTTGATGCTTCGCTTAATGACGCGACAATTAACAATTTTAATTGGATTAGAGTTATTGATTCTGCTGAAACAAAAGACCCGGTATCTGTAATTCAAGACAATAATCCACCGCAGGATAGTTTTGTAAATGCATGGAACGATATTGGTGAACGACCAGTTCAGATTGTAAAATATATGGATGTTAGCGAAGTTAAGAAGCCGATACTAAACACTGTATATAATATCAATGGCGACTTAAAGATTTATTATAATTATCAATGGTATAATTTTGCTTTTGGTATGATTGATAATATAGAGAATAATAATTCTACAGAAACTATTGGTATTGCTTTTATGCCAGTAGAAGGTATGATTAACTATTATGGCACTGTAATGACTACAAATTATCAATAGGAGGGAAAATGAGAAGGACGTATCCTTATTTAAATGACAGCTTCTATGAAGATGCCAATAGTGCATTAAAGCGTAGAAACTTTCTCAAGACTATTGATAATTTTGTCAATCAAAAACAATATGTGCGGCTAACCCTTCTCAATTGGAATGAAGAACCGTTGAAGGAGATTCAAGGTGTTATTGCGTCTGGTAGTCTTTCTAAAGACGGTTCTTCGTCTATTAGACGTACTTGCTCATTGACTGCATCTATTAGTAGTGGCGATTATGACATTGAAAATATGTCATATGATTTTGCAATTAACAAGAAAATCTTTATTGAGATTGGTGTTGAAAACCATAGCAATCAATTTTTAGATTATCCTATCTTATGGTTCCCTCAAGGCGTTTTCTTTATTGCGAGTGCGAGTGCATCATCTTCTGTTTCATCTGCCGTGTCATTGCAATTGACATTGAAAGACAAAATGTGTGGACTATCAGGTGATGTTTCCGGTACATTGCCTGCGGCTGTTATATTCGATGAAATGGATACACAGGACGCAAGCGGCGCATATGTTACTAAAAAAATATTAGTTTATGATATTATCCAAGAGTTAGTGAATCATTATGGCGGGGAAGATTTAAACAATATCGTTATTGAAGATGTACCTCGCCGCATTAAAAGGGTTATGAAATGGACTGGCTCTAATCCGCTTTATCTTGTACCTAAGCAAAGTGGAAGCGCAGGCAGGATATGGTATGCGGCGTATGTCGATAAGCCAGCAAAATTAGAAGATGGTACGATTGAAATTTTAAGCGGTCAAGATTGCGGCTATATTTATGATGATTTTGTATATGATTCTGAACTATCTGCGAATCTTGGCGAAAGTGTAACGTCTGTATTAGATAAAATTAAAAGTTATCTTGGTAATTTTGAATATTTTTATGATGAATTTGGTGTGTTTCATTTTAGGGAAATTAAAAATTATCTTAATACTACACAAGCGACAACTTTAGTCAATGACATGAAGAAGCATGATTATCTTGTAGAAACAACTACAGGTAAAAGTGTATATGCTTTTAATGACAAAGATAATATTATTAGTATTAGTAAAACGCCGCAGTTCAATAATATCAAGAATGACTTTATTATTCAAGGTAAGCGCCAAGGTACAAATAGCCAGCAGCAGGTAGACGTTCGTTATCATCTTTGCATTGACCGCAAACCGACGCCCGTTACAATAGATGAACAAGGTAATAGTTACTATAATACTTATTACAACGTTTTATTATATACAGAAGAGTCTACTCAAGAACTAAAAGCCGCGTTTCCGACTGTATATACAAGCGTAAAAGATTTTCCTACTATTGGTGATTTCAATACTATTTATTTTGATGCTACTAATAAAACTGCTTACTATTGGAAAGATGATACTTATAAAGCATTAAAGTGTACAGCATATTATCCTCCAATAGATGCTTCAACTTCTGCCGTTGTTGTAGATGATAAAGGAGACATCAGTTCTGCGGCAATACCGATTATCATTGATGGTTATACTGTAAAAGACTGGCGTACCGAGCTTTATCTTGAAGGTCTATTGGCTAAGAAAAATGGAATTGATTCTGGCAATTATTATGCTAAAATTGATGGTATTTCTGGTTGGCAGGGAGATGTTCTACAATATGCACATAATTGTAAGATAGATACAGATTATTATTTTGAAGAATTAGATGCGTTTTGGCCGCAAATTTATGACCTTGCAGGTCAGAAGTTCATAGGTGAGAAAGAAAATGCTGAATTGCTTACTTCTGCGTTGACTGATGGTAATTATTTTCTAGACTTTATTGATTCTTCAGCATCTGATTTAGGAAGATTCTCTGTATCTGCCATTGGTCGCAGAACAGATGCCGTATCATCTGATGCCGTAAACTGTCTGTTTGCTCCTGAGATTCCTAATATTGTATTCATCAATGCCGATGAAGATGATAAGGGAAGGACAAAGCAACAAGAATGTGAAGATAATGGTATGCCATATACTCAGGTACGTGGAGAAATTTTTTATAATCTTGCTACTGGTGGGTATAAGAATAGTGCTTTTGACCAAGTGAAGTATGAATTATATCTTCATACAACTTATCAAAATTCAGTATCAATTACTGCGCTGCCAGTATTTTATCTAGAGCCTAATTCTAGAGTTGAATTAAATGATACTTCTACAAATACATATAGCGATTATAATTTAAACACACTTTCTATTCCTCTTGGGCCGGGTAACGCAATGACCGTTTCGTGTAATCAATCAATAGAAAGATTCTAAAAATAGGGCAAAACCGTATAATTGGTTTGCCCTATTTTTTATTTTATATTAGGTATATTTTGGAAATAAAAGGAGGGAAATTGGCAACCACAAATATCGGTCAATATAGGTATGCGGGAAAAGGTCTTACTGAACTATCTTTCAAAAAATCTTATGTTGACTCTAATGCTGATATTACTGGATTAGATGAACAAAATACAGGTTTTAAAGACGTTGCTATCATTCCCGACAAGCAATTTGTTAAAGGTCAAGATTATTATTTAAAAGTTCAAATTCCGCAAGACATGAATTATGCTATGGAATTTACTATTAAATTAACAAAAAATTCAGATACAGACCAAGGCTCGTATCAGTATATTAAGACCGTTAACGTTAACGTGGGTGGAGACGGGAGCAACGTTTATAACGTTGCATTATATGAGAAAAGTAATGGTAGCATTAATGCTATGATACCGCTTAAATACGAATATGGTAAGACCACTATTAAAGATGCTTTATATTATCGAGAACAAAATAAAAAATATTATCTGGGCACTGGTGGCAATACGTATACACAGACAGATAAACGCAATATTGTAGCTATGGCAGCATCTTGGAAAACAGATGTTGGTGAACGTTATGGTCTGTTTGAAATGATTTTCAGGCCAATAGAAGATGGATTCATTTCTGTTGTGCTATCAATGACAAGACAAGCAGAAGACTACAATATTCAACATACGACAGCAAATGGTACGACTTATGGTCGCATTGTAGATTTAGATAAAATTAAATGTGAGCTATGTCAATTGAGTAATCTAGTGGAAAGTATGAACAATAATGCTACGCTTGATAGGATTGGTATTTGGGGCCATTCTGGTTTGATGATGGCTATTAATGGTGAAGAGATTAGGATTGGTCCGAGCGGATTCTATGAACTATCAGAAGTGCCTGTTTCTTCTATTGGCATTGTGGCTCGTGATTATACTGATTCATTTACTATTGACTATGAATTTACACAAAAAGACGTAGAAGAGGACGGTGAATAGACCAATGGATTCACTTTATGGTGGACATGAAGGAACTAGCTTTGTAATTAAGGCTTCTTTCACTTCTGTAAATGAAATGCGACAGATGTTTTCGCGTGGTAGTAATTTCACAGAAGTCTGGTATGGAGAATACTGTCTGATTTCTACAAAGAATAAAAATCATCCAGATAACGGAAAGGTTTTTAGACGCGGGCTAGATTACCAGAATACACAGACTGCTGGCAGTATTTACGTAGGACAAATCGTTGGCCCGTCTAGCGGCACGCCTTTTTTTCAAGTAGATACTATTGACAATGTAACGCATATGTCAACAAAGGCACTTGAAGAAAATACTTATCGTAGGTATCCAGTTGGTCAAAATACCGATGGTACTGTTATCACTAACTGGAAACAAGATGATAATGGCAACTGGCATGATGGTGGCGGTACGCTTAAAAAAGATTTTAAATTCAATATCAAAAACCGCACGTTAGTTCCGGGTAAAAGTGACAATTCATTTAATGACGATATTGAATATACATGGGTCAATATCCGCAAGGATGATGAAGATGCGGATTCTTGGTTCTATGTTGGAATGAAGTTCCCTTATACTGTAATTGATTATAAAGCTCATGCAGTTTCCCAGTATGATACAGCTGGTAATATTAAGCAAGAAAATGCTATGGCTTCTATTACACGCATTGATGATAAGACCCACCCATTCTGGGAATACTGGGATATGGGTATTCCAAAAGGCTTAAAGGGTGATACGCTTCGTAATCTTAAAGTTATTGAAATGACAGAAGCATTACGTAATAAAGTGTATTCAACTGAGCATATTACAGTTAATCCTACTACTGGTCTTGCTACCGTTGGTCAATCTGGTTATCCCAATATGGAAGATGATATTGCTAAACATCGTCAGATTGTAGTATATGAATTATATATCTATGATAAGCGAATCAATCCGGACCCAATTTTAATTTATCTCGGTGATTTTAATATTATTAAGAATATTACGCTTGACGATAAAGGCACTTTAACTGTATCTTATACACACAATAATGATACGGTCTTTTATAAGAAAATTAAATGGGTAACAGGCGTTGCTCTTTCTACTGGTAACGGTGCCGCAGGCGGACATTTTAAGATGGACTTTAACAATGACTCTCCTGCATATGAAACAAACCTTACATGGGTCAAGGGTCTTGAAATTCAAAATAATGGTGATGTTATTGGAACATTTGCTGGTACAGATGGTGGTAAATTATCAAATGATGGTAGGAATAAAGTTGGCCACATTCGTTGGATTAGTTCAGTTACGTTAGATGAAAATACTGGTCATTTTGTATGTTCTTTTAATGACGGTACTGCTTCTGTGGATAAACGCCTTACTTGGGTTAAAGATATTACAATTAATCAAGCAAATGGCCAGATTACAATCAATACGACTACTGGTGATAAAATTAGCCCAGCTAAATTGAAACTTTTGACAGCTGCGCGTGTCAACGATATTGGTGAAACAACTCTTATCTTTAATACTGGTGAGACAATCAATCTAAAGACTGAAAACGGCGGCGAAAATTATAAAATCACAACCGTTAAATCTATCTACATGGGTACTGGTATTAGCGATGATAAGAGCATTTACGTTAAATACAATAGTAATCCAAACCCTGTAAAAGTTAGTGACCCAATTAACTCAATTGAACGTCTTGTGGTTCGTCCATCTGACTGGCATTTATTTGTTCTTTATAGCGACCCGTCACATCGTGTTAAGAATGCTACCGATGGTTGGATTTCAAACAATGATGCGATGAAGTACGACGCATCTATTCCTAATTATGGCTCAAATGTCTATTGGAAAGACCTCGGCACTATTAAAGACCAAGCTGGTATTTTAATTGGCTTTAATGTCACAAAGACTCAGCTAAATGCAGCAGGTTTTACAGATGCCAATATTATTGAATATCTAAATCGTGAATTTCCTTTTGGCCTTACTGGTGCGCAAAATCAGCCTGGTGGTCAATCTAATTTAGGCAAAATTATTACGTATCAGCCATATAATGAAGCCAAGAGTGATAAAGAATTTTATGCGTTTGATTATAATTTAAGTACGTGGTATTATCTTGGCAAGATTGCGGACACAGGTATGCGCGATGTTAAGTTAATGGATGAAAGTGCGGCCACTTATGAAAGCCTGCAAACTTTAACTTCTGATGGCCTTGCTTTTTTACAGAATTCTGTTACTGTTTCAGATAATTCGATTCCTTCCTATTGGTCTAGTACCTATCAGTTTGGAGCATAGACATGAAACTTGAACAGATTAAAGGCCCATTTTCAATTAAATCTAGTCATACGTTTAAGGCTGGCGCGGGTAATTCTTATGTACATATCGGTATTCAGATTCCAAAGCGTCAACCGATTGCTTATTCTGAATACCGTGCATTAAACGAAGGAAAAGAAGATATTATCCTTTTTCCGCAAATTCCTGATTATGACGTTACAATCACTACAAGTGAGAGTGAATTTTCATATAAGGTAAATGAAACAGGTATACTTGAGCTTGATGGCAATTTCGGTTCAAAGCTAAAATTTACTTTTGAGAAGAGTATGCCGCCAGAAACAATCATAGACGTTATCTATAAAGACGAAAAAGAATAAGGAGGTAGTAAATGGCTAAAGGTAATCCAAATGATTCTACGATGAAAAATAATTTTGTTGCTAAGGTATATGACCCTACACTTAAAACATATAGGCCGATTTACGTTGCGCCAGATGCTACCGACAATAAGCGTGGTGAAGTCTGGCTTTCAGACGCGACAAATGCAACAGATAGTGCGGCCACAGGTGTTGTTGCCGCTACACCAAAAGCAGTTAAAGCTGTCAATGACAATGCGAACAATAAGCTAGACAAGACAACTACTAACGCGCAATCAGTTAAGTCTCCTACTACATTTGCTGGCATGGTTACTGGCAATGGCGGATTTACGGGAAATCTTACTGGTAACGTCACTGGTAACGCCGACACTGCTACAAAACTAAAGACCGCACGTTCAATCAGTGTTAAGGGCGGCAACAATGGTGGTACAGGTAGTGCTAATTTTGATGGTTCTGGTAATATTTCAATTACAATTCCATCAATTGATGCTGCGAGTGTCACTGGGGTGTTACCTCTAAGCACTATTCCGCAAGGTGCGTTGGAACGATTGGTTCATGTCGCTAATAAAACAGCACGCTTTCAGCTAACTAATCAGCAAGTGCAGACTGGCGATAGCGTCATTCAAGACGATACTGGTATTATGTATATTGTTGTTGATGATACCAAGCTAAATTCTGACGCGGGATACCAAGAGTATAAAGCTGGTACAGCACTTAATGCAAGTTATGCAACTAATGCCAACAATGCTACCAACGCGACTACTGCTGGTAAAGTCGGTCATAGTTTAAGTGTTGGAGTGACATATGGGACTACATCAGCTTCGCGTAAACAGACATTTAGTTTCAATGGTTCTGCTGATGTTTCGTTTGATATAGATACAACTAAACCAGAAGTCATGAAAGCTGCTACTGCTAATGCAGCTGGTTATTCTGGCCTTGTTCCTGCTCCTACGGCTGGAAGTCAAAACAAATTTCTCCGTGGAGACGGTACATGGCAAGTCGCTGGCGAGGTTACTGGTGTTAAAGGCAATGCGGAAGGTAGCTACCGCACAGGCAATGTAAATCTTACTTGTGCTAATATTGGTGCTGCAACTGCTAGCCACAATCACGATACGAGTTATTTAAAGCTATCTGGCGGCACACTGACAGGTTCTCTAACTGGTCAGAACATCGTTCCTAGCGCTACAAACTCTTATTCTCTTGGTTCCTCTAGTGCAAAGTGGAATTATGTTTATGCTAATAAGATTGTTGGTACTCTTACTGGCAATGTAGAAGGTAATGCGACTAGCGCTACAAATGCTCAATCTGCGAACAAGTTTAATAATACTGTTGCATTGAGCGGAGATATTACAACATCTGCTACAAGTTTTAATACGGCAAGTCCTATTACAATGGCTACGACTATTGGTAATGGCAAAGTAACTTCGGCTAAGATTGCTGATGGAGCTGTTTCATCAGGAAAAATTGCAAGCAAAGCTGTGACTAATGGCAAACTTGCGGATGATGTTGGCACTGTCTATGTTGGCATGAGTAAGCCAACAGAAGAACATGTTAAAATTTGGGTACAAATTTAAGGATGTAGATATGAATAACACATTTCTGGGGGGGTGCTACTGCGGTAGCTTAGAATCTATAAATCAATTTGATATTATGACAAATAAGGAGGTTGAATAATGAGTAATTTTGTAAACCTTATGGATATTATATATCCAGTAGGTTCAATCTATCAGAGCATGAATGAAATATCTCCTGCTAGCTCTATTGGTGGCACTTGGACACGATTGAACACTTTTCTTTATGGGTCTACAACCGCCAAGAATACGGGCGGCGAAGCAACGCACACGCTTAGCCTTGATGAAATGCCCGCTCACAGCCACAATGGTGCTACAGGAGCAGGCGGCTCACACTATCACGTTGTTGATGGACGAATTATCGCATGGTACGGTCCAGGTGGAGGTAACGTTCTTCAAGGTGCTGGTAATTATTTTGGTTCTGTTGGTACCTTTGGTGGACAGTATACGTCTGAGGGTAGTAACCATACCCACCCTATTGCTTCTAATGGGGGGGGGCAAGCACACAACAACTTGCCACCTTACACAACTTGCTTTATTTGGTATCGCACAGCGTAGCAAGCAATCTAAATCTAAGCGAGGTTGCGTATGTCTAATTACGTTAACCTCATGGATATTGTCTACCCTGTTGGTTCTGTATATATTTCTTTTCATAGCACTTCACCGGCATCCAGTATTGGCGGTACTTGGACACAAATAACTGATAAAGTGCTACGAGCTTCAACAAATACCAATACCGGCGGGAAAGACACACATACGCTTAGTATTAATGAAATGCCAGCTCATAGGCATGGAGATGCAACATGGGTATATTATGCTCACCTTGTAAATGGTGGTGTTCAAAAGGGCCACAGATTGACTTGGGTTACTGATAACTCTTGTAGTAAAAATGAGACTTTTAATAAATCAACTGGTGGTGGCAAAGCTCACAATAATTTACCAGCTTATCAAAATTGCTATGTGTGGCATAGAACCGCTTAATTTATTTCATTCGAGGGAAACTTTATGTTTCCCCTCATTTTTTTATGGGCAAATTCCTAAAATCAAATATAAATTATTTTCATATTATATTAGATTATGTAGAGAAGAAGGGATATTGCCGAGAATGGATGCTTTGTCGCAACTAGTGTCGCAATACTCTTTCGGAGCTATCGTTATGCTAGTTGTGACTTTAGCTGTTGCTTTTAAATTTTTAAGTGAACTATTGGAATATTTTTATAATAAATTAAAAAAATTCTTCAATTATCAGACACTTAAAGATACACAGCACTCTGAGATTATAGAAAGTATTGCTTCGTTGCAAGCAGACATTAAAAGGCTTAGCCAAGAAATTAGCAACCAATCGAATGATATTAAAGCACTCCAAGAGCATGAAAAACTTACTCTTGAAAGATTGCAGGAGAACTCCCGCAGTTATATCATTGACAAGCATCACTATTTTTGCTATGAAATCAAGGCTATTGATGACCTTAATTTAGAATCTTTAGAGCGCAGATATTTATATTATAAAGCGGCAGGCGGCAACTCATACATTGATGGCTTAATGGAAGAGATACGCGAACTACCGAGAATCAATCTTTCCAATCCACAATTTATTGTAAGCCAAAAGAACAATGAAAGTGGTGAATAAATGAGTCAGGAATTAAAAGCAGTTACAGTCAATTTAAAGTCTCTTGACCAAGACATTCAAGACCCTATTGTGGCTGGCGGTGCAGATGCAAATGGTCGTACTTTTAGAATTATTTTCGACCAAGAAGCTGCTGCGCAATGTGTCGCAGATACAAAAGTTTATTTGAGTTGGCGGCATGTTCAACTAGATATAAAAGGATATAATGTTTTTACAAAAACACATGAAGACCCTATCGTATGGGAAATTAAATGGCCGCAAGCCATGTTACACGAAGGAGACGTGCTTTGTTGTGTCGAATTAGTTGATTCGGTATCAATTGCTTCTAGCACGAATTTTCTTGTACATGTATTGTCCGACCCAAATGACGGCTCTGCGTTTGTCGTTTCTGATGATTTTAGCGCTTTTCAAAATGCTGTAATCCATCTTGCTACTCTTGGGGACAAGATGGAGAAACAAATGGAGGAACAGCGTAAAGAGTTTAAAGAATGGACAAAGGAAACAAAAGAAATCAAACAAATTGCGACAAGTGCATATGATAAAGCCGTTTCAGTAGAAAATAAACTAGACCAAATAACTATCAGCGCAGAAGTTAAGATTCGAGAATTTTAGCTATATGGTTTATTTTTATATATATAAAAATTTTTATACTCAATAGAGAGGGGTTACAAACATATGGCTGATGCAGAAAATGCAAAAAAAATTAGTTTTTTTCATGGTTCTGAAACAAAACTAAATGACAATATTACCGCTGGGACTATTGGTACAAATAGTGTCGTTATTTCTACAGAAGATAATATGATTTATGTAGATGATTCTAAAGTGCCGCATACTCTTGGCAATGCTAAGTCTAAAGAAGCTCACACTGTTCAACTAGGCGTTGGTGGAAGTGTTGGCGGTATCAAGACTGGCGATGTTATTGAAGCTGGTACTGATTTAGATGCATTAATTAAAAAGATTATTATGAAACGTGTACCTGCTACATATATTGCACCTAAGATTTCTCTTGCGGTTTCAAAAGGCGCTCAACCAGGCAATTATGAAGTCGGCACCACACTTACAGCAACCATGACAGCAAACTTTACGAAGCAAGATGCTGGCGCTCTTACCGCAATTAAAATTTCTGATGGTACTGTAGACGTACTTGAGGGTACTACTAGCCCACTAGTTCTATTTGACCATTCAATTACTATTGGAGAAGGTACCACTTCTTTTAAAGCTATTGCTTCTTATGCCGAGGGTGCAATCAAGCAAGATAATCTTGGAGATGATTCCCCAGCTGATCATATTACTGCTGGTTCTATTACATCAAATGCACTTTCTTATGTTGGAAAGCGAAATGCCTTTTATGGCACTGGTGTAGGCTCTGTACCTGAGCTAAATTCTGCAATTGTACGTAGTCTTACTGGTAAGTCTCTTAATCCTACTGCTGGTACCAAACTTACCATTAAAGTCGCTCAAGGACAACAGTATATTGTTTTCGCCTATCCTGCGGCTCTTCGTGATGTAAGCCAAGTTAAATATGAAGAAACAAATGATATTGGTATGGCTTCTAGCTTTACCAAGCAAACCGTGTCTGTCGAAGGTGCCAACGGAGCAACAGCTGCAAACTATAAAGTTTATAGTTACGCTATGGCTGCTCCTGCCGCAGCTCCAATGACATTTACAGTAACCATTTAGAAAGGAGTTATAAATTATGGCTATTGATAGCACAAAACTATTGGTTGCTGTAAAAGCCTATTCTCGTGGTAATGCTCTTCCACTTGATGCTTCGAGTGTCCATGAGACATTAGCAGCCGCACAGACCTATGCAGATTCAGCTATTGCTTATGGCGGTCAAGTCATTACCGCATTGGTTGATGGTAAGTATAAAGCATATATGCTTCAACCAAAAGCTGAGGATACAGGTTTTAATCTTTCTCCTATTGGAATTGATGGTGAAATTGACCCAACCAAGGTAAAAGAGTATGTTAAGGTAGTAGAAGCTCTTCCAGAAACCGACCAAGAACAAGGTGTTATCTATATTAATACTACAGATAACAAAGGATATATCTATACTGGTTCTGGCTTCAAGGTAATTTTTGAACAAGTTGAGAATCTTAAAGCAACCATTGAAGCTATTCAAGCTAAATTAGATAGCTTGACTGGTGAAGGTGAAGGTTCTGTAAAGAAAGCTCTTGTAGATGCAAAGGCATATACAGATACTACTGTCGCTGGCAAGGCTGATAAAGCAACTACTTTGGCTGGATACGGCATTGCTGATGCTTATACAAAAGAAGCAACTGATACTGCAATCGCTTCTGCTATTGCGAAAGCAGACCATTTAAAGCGTGCTATTGTCGATGCTCTCCCTGCTGTCGATGAAGCTGATGCTAATACTATCTATATGGTTCCAGTTGATGACCATTATGATGAATACATTCTCGTTGTAGCTAGTGAAGTCAAGAAATTTGAAAAAATCGGTGACAGTAAGGTAGACCTTTCTGATTACGCGACTAAAGATGAAGTTGCGACCGCCAAGCAAGCTGCAATTGATGCTGCCGCTACTGACGCTCAGGCCAAGGCAGATACCGCACAAACTGCTGCAATTGCAGAAGCGCAGAAAAAAGCCGATGCGGCTCAAGCTGCTGCCATTGCCGCTGCTGTTGAAAAAGATACTGCCACTCTGACAAGCGCAAAAGAATATGCTGACAGTCTTGCTGTTAATTATGAAAAAGCGGGTGCCGCTGCCAAAGCTCTTGAAGATGCAAAAGCATATACTGACACGCAAGGTGCTACGACACTTGAACAAGCTAAAGCATATACCGATGGTCAAATTTCTCCCATCCAAGAGAATTTAAATACTAAAGTCGATGCTGCTCAAGTAAAGACTATTCTTTCTGAAAAAGTCGGTGACATTGCCGAAGGTACTACTATTAAGCAGTATATTGATATAAGCGTAGGTTCCGGTGGAACTGCTAGTGCAGAAGCAATTGCAGCAGCAAAGAAAGAAGCCATTGAAACTTCTAAAACTTACACGAATAACGCTTTAACAATTGTAGAATTTTAGGAGTTAAAATGGCTGTAGTTCGTGTATATACAACCGTGGCCGCAAAATTAAATAAATTACCAGTTAGCGATGGAAATTTAGTTTTTGTTTCCGATACCCGTCACATCTATTTAGATTATAACGGTCTACGAATTAAATATAATTGTATCCAAGAATTTCCTACAGACAAAGATAGAATTGATAAATTAGCACCAGTTGAAGGCTATTATTATGTAGAAGAAACTGGCGTGATGTGGCGCTATAAAGACGGGTGGAAACAGCTTACTCCTTCTAATTTACAAACCATCACTTTTGGTACTTCTGTTGAAGATTTTCCAAAAGAAGGAAAAGAAACTATGATATATATTGCCGATAAAGCAATTTATAAATGGAATGCGGCCCTTCATACATATATGTGTGTTGCTAATAATACAGAATGGACAACTATTTAAAGGAGATATGAATGAGTCAAGTTAAATTTGTAGCTGCCACTCTTGCCGACTATCAAAGTCTTATAAATAAAGATGATAATGCCCTTTATTTTGTAGAAGAAGAACAGCGTATTTACAAAGGTGATACCCCATACTCTGGTGGCATTTACGAGAAAGTAAATGCACTTCCAGAACAAGGTAAAATTAATACTCTATATATTGTAGGTGACAAAGGAGATAATGTTGCCTATTGGGATGGTACTAAGTACATCACAGTTGTTAAGCCAACAACCGTTGCCGCAGACCTTTCTGCTCTTACCCAGCGTGTTACTACTGCTGAAAATAATATTTCTGCCGCAGATGGAAAATTAACGGTTATTCAAGGTGAAGGCGAAGGCTCTATCAAGAAAGCTGCTGTTGATGCTAAGCAGGCTGCTATTGACGCCGCTGCCACAGACGCTACTTCTAAAGCCGACAAAGCTCTAGAAGATGCCAAAGCTGATTCTGCCACTAAGAAGACAGAAGCTATTGAAGCAGCTGCTGCTGAAACCACCAAACAGGTTACCGCTGCTAAAACCGAGCTACAGGCCAACATCGACAAGAAAGCTAACAAAGCTACTACTCTTGCTGGTTACGGTATCGCCGATGCCTATACAAAGGATGAAGCCAATACCGCTATTGCTGCTGCCGTAGCTAATGCGCACCATCTCAAGCGTGAAATCGTTAGCGTTCTTCCCGAGGTTTCCGAAGCCAACGAAGATACTATCTATATGGTTCCCGATGCTGGCAGCACCGATGCCGCAGGCTCCAACAAGTCTGTTTATACTGAATACATGCTTGTCAATGGTGCCTTTGAGCGTATTGGTACTTCTGACGTAGACCTTGGCAACTACTTCACCAAAGACCAAGTAACTGATGCTATCTCTACCGCTAAGGGTGAAGCTGCTACTGACGCTCAGACTAAGGCAGATGCCGCTAAGGCTGCTGCCATTGCTACCGCCGCAGCAGATGCCACCACAAAGGCTGACGCTGCTCAAGCTGCTGCTATTACCGAAGCTGGTAAAAAAGCTGATAAGGCTCTTGAAGATGCCAAGGCTTATTCCGATGGTCTAGCCAAGAATTATGCTACTGCCGCCCAAGGCGCCAAGGCTGACTCTGCTGTTCAGGCCGCAGATGTTGTTTCTGGCACTGCTAATGGTACAATCTCTGTTAAGGGTTCAGACGTTGCTGTTAAGGGTCTAGGCTCTGCTGCTTATCAAAACAGCGGTGCCTTTGATGCTTCTGGTGCTGCTGCTGGTGCTCTTACTGAAGCTAAAGCCTATGCTGACACAAAAAAGACCGAAGCCGTTGACGCTGCTGCCGCAGATGCTACAACTAAGGCCAATAACGCTCTTGCTTCTGCTAAAGAATATGCTAACGGCCTAATTGAATGGCAAACACTCTAATTTAAATTAGATTAAGGAGATTGTATGTCTGCTGATATTAGATTTTACACAGGCGTGCAATCAGAGTATGATGCGTTGGAGTCTACCAAAATAGACCCCAACGGCATCTATTTTCTTTCAGATACCACGAGTATCATGAAAAATAATATCAAATACAGCTGTGGCGATATTAAAATTGCCACCGGCTCTGCCGCAGGTATTATCAAGCCAAGCGGAGATTTTGATATTACCTCTGACGGCACACTTTCAATTTATAAAGCGATGTCCGTTAATAGTTTTTCTAACAATAGCGGCACACTTGAAATAGGTTCTCGTCTTCCATCTTCCAACTTCTCTTGGAATTTGAACAAACAACCTTCTAAACTGACAATTACAGCAGGTAGCCAATCATTTGAAATCAACAAGACGCAATCTGGAACTGCGGCAATTACATTTGCGGCACCTCTTACCGCAACGACCGCATTTACTTTGACTGCTACTGACGCTCGCAAAGCCACATCTACTAAGCAGACTACGATTTACTTTTTAAATGGTAAATACTATGGCGTGAGCAATATAACAGATACTTCTAGGATGGATGCGGCATTTGTCAAAGGGCTTACTAGAAATCTAGTGTCTGGCCGCACAGGTTCATGGAATGTTACTGCCAATGCCGGGCAGTATATTTACTTTGCTATTCCTGCTTCTTTTGGAACTCCCGCATTTTATGTCGGAGGTTTCGAGGGTGGTTTTAACAAAGTAAAGACTTTTGATTTCACAAATGCAAGTGGCTATACCGCTTCTTATAATATCTATAGGTCAACTAATGCAGGATTAGGTGCAACTACGGTGGAGGTGAAATAATGCCTGTTCAACTTATTGATAAAATCAAACAAAAGAATAACGGCACTTTCAAACTCGTAGATGCTTCTGATATTAACTGGGATGTTAACATTCCGAGTGATAAAGTTCCAGCAGAATATGTTAAAAAAGATGCCATGAACACGGCTATCGCAAATGCAGTAGCAGGTGCGCCGCATCTTAAACGTGTTGTGCTGGCAAAAGGGTCAACTCTTCCTTCTACTGGTGAAGAAAATACAATTTATATGCTACCAGATTTGACTGAATCAAACAATGAATATACTGAATACTTTTGGGTTAATGGCAAATTTGAAAAGCTAGGTGGCTCTAAGACCGACTTATCGAACTATCCAACCAAGAGTGAGATGAATTCAGCAATTAAGACTGCATCTGGTGCGTCTTCAACAGATTCACAAGCAAAGGCAGATAAAGCCCTTAAAGATGCAAAGGCATATACCGACCAAGAGAAAGCGAAATATCTTCCTCTTACTGGTGGTACTTTATCTGGTAAAATTAAATATGCGGCTGGTCAAGCCATCAATGACGATAATGATATTGCCACTAAAGCATATGTCGATACCGTTACAAGCGGCATTTTGCCATCTGATGTTTTAACAGTTCCTTCTATTACTACTGGCACTACAAATGGTACAATCAAAGTTAAAGATAAATCTGTGGCAGTATATGGTTTAAAATCTGCCGCATATCATGATGCTTCTGATTTTGCTACGCCAGATGATTTAACTTGGTCTTCTATTAAATAATATATCAGAAAGGATGTGAGCAAGATAGCAAGAGTAAAATTTATCAGAGATAAAGAACCTAATATCAAAGCACTCACTGCCGAAAACAAAGTATTGGATGGTGCGTTATATGTTGCCACCGATACCGGCACTTTGTGGATGGGTATTTCTTCATCCTCTCTGATTCAGATTAAAGATAATATCAATACAAATACAACTTATAATTTAACCAAGAGCGGTAGCACAATCACTCTCAGAGGTAGCGATGGTAGCACATTTAATGTTACAGATTCAAATACTGTATACGGCAATGCTACTGCCAGTGCCGCAGGTCTTATGTCTGCCGCAGACAAGGCTAAACTTGACGGTGTTGCCGCAGGTTCAAATCACATTGTCGTTGATGCAGAACTTTCTACTACTTCAACAAATCCTGTACAAAATAAGGTAATTAAATCTGCGTTTGACGGTAAGTCTAATATTGGTCACAAGC